GCCAGTGCTCGCGGCTCGCCTTCGGTCTTACGCTTTAGTTGATCAATACACTTCGTCACCATTTCAAGGTGTTCCATCGAATACCAGCTTTCCGTCGCGAACCACTGCTTGCGACCTGTGTATAGGGCAAACATCTATCGAATCGTTGAGTTTCTTCATTCCATGACCAATGTCTGTGGTCTGCCGGCCGAGCGTGCATGCGCAGCCGCCGCACATCTCCGCATCGCATGTCTTTCCTGAAGCCACCGGGAAGTCGCACATCTTTCCATCTTCGCTTCGATAGTCGCGGTCGCAGAACTTGCAATGCTTGCGACCACGCAATCTGGCGCGCTTGATGTGAATGATTTCTCCATTCGGCCCTTTCAGCCATTCACATGGACTCATGCATAACGGCCTCGAGCTGTTCCGAATATCTCCCTGTCTTGAGATCGCGGCGCAGTTCATTTAGTTCAATACCGCCAGCCTGAAGCATGCGGCTGAATGTGTTGCGGTGAATGCCTGAGCTGCGCGACGCCCTCAGAATGTTGCCGCGGTGCTCTACCACAATATGCAGCAGGTACCGAATCCGGAATTGGCGAACTGCTTTTTCATAGTCGGTCATGATTCACCGTCCCTGTATATTGCTTCCATCATCTCTGCCGTTGCGCATTCGGAGACAAGATGCTCGCCCGGCATGACGCACTCGCCGGGGAACAAACATCCGCCGTGGTCTTGCGGTTCATCCTCGTAGGAATTGTCTTCATGATCCTCGTCGAATCCGAAGTCGATCACTCATAAGAACAAATCCTCCCTGGCACGGACCGTTCCTGTGCCGTAGTCGACCAGACCAAGGGACCGCAGAGCGCCGAGGTTGTTCACGTATGCGCTCGATGTGGGACTGGCACCGGCAGCATGAGCCAGATCCGCGCGTGACAGTTCGGACCCGCGCAGCCTGAGCAGAGTTCCCATGATGGCCTGCTGTGGATTGGTAAGCATCGAGAGAATCTCGGCATGCAACTCTTCTTCGTTCATCGGTTGCGGGATACCGCCAACCGTTTTCCGGCCGGCGTCGGTAAGGCACACCTTTCCTTGTTCTGGGTAGTCAATCATGCCCGCCGAGCGCAGCGCGCCCAGATTGTTGACGTAGGCACTGGACTTCGGGCTAGCGCTCGCGAGGAATGCCGCCCACGTCCGGGTGAGCGCCTTTCGGCCGATGGATTCGCCCTTGGCGAGAGCGTCAAGGATTCTGACTTGGGGATGTGAAAAAGAGGCGTTTAGAGTGTCCGTGGAAGGGCCGTATTTGCCCTTTGTAGGCATCGGACCGTTTTTCGCGTGGGGTAGTGGCCTGGAATTCGCAGGCGCAGGAATGGCAGGCTGTGGCCGGGCCGGGATGGCAGGCGTAGGAATCAGCCGGACACCCTTTATTCCGCTGTCAATGTTGGGGCGGGGAACGACTGTCCAGAGTCGCGGCGAATCAACCTCATTGGCGATAGCCTGAAAATTTTCGGCTGTTGCATGCAAATGGCGAATTGCCTCGCCAACCTGCCCAAGCAAACGAGAGCCAATGCTCTCTCGCAGAGCCTGTGAGCAATCTGAGAGCAGGATCGCACGAAGCTCGGCGATAGCCTTCGGGTCGGGTACCTGGTTCACCGGCTTCATTGAAGCGGCCGTGTCCAACTTTACCGCGGCTGTCTCTAACTTGATCTGGAGCGTATCTCTCTCGGCCTTTAGCTTCGAGATCTGCGAACGGAGCAGGGCCGGATTCTCGGCTTCTGCGCGTTCGATCGTCTCCTTCATCCGCTCGGCGTACCTTTTAAGGTCCACCGGCTTTGCGCCGTTACCGCTCACCCTGCGGCTGCGCTCGCCGGCTTTCGGGGTGGCGCCGGAGTCAAACGTCTCCCGCGCGCGGATGTGGATCACGCCTTCATGTTTCAGCCAGCCGGGAGAGACCGCGAGACAGGCGCCAACCGGAAGCGACCGGACTATCTCCACCATGGTCTTGATGCGTTCCTTGGGAACGTGCTCGCCAAGCCAGTCAAGGACCGCGCTCAAGGAGTTGGGGCCCACCGTCCGGAAGGCGAACATGATGTCGGCGAGTTCCGCAACGTCTTTGCTGAGGCGCGCGCTCCGCTGGGTGAGCAGTCCGACGCCGAGACCAATGTTACGGCCTTCCTCAACGATGGTCGCCCAAACGCTCATGCACTTTGCCACCTCTAACTCACCCTGGCGGATTGTCTGTGGCATGAACCGCGCAGCTTCATCGATAAGCTGGAAAAGAGGATCTCGTCTCCGGCCGTCGACAATACTTCCTTGGCGGGCAAAGAGGCGCTTGCCGTATTCGGTGACGAATTTTATTCGCTCACCTACTCCCCACATCTCGCCGTTAGGCTTGCGGCTGATATCGATAACTACGTTCACATCATTGTCGGCCACCAGGTCTGCGACCACCGCGCCTGCAGTTGGCTCGATCGGTAGATCACCGTGAGGACCTCCCAGGATCAGGCATTCGATGCCTGAACCTTTGCCGTCGATGGAGTGGCGAATGCCCCACAGCACTCCCATCGGATCAAGTGCGGCCCAGCGAGATCCAACGCGCGTCATCTCTTCAAGAAGGATGGTGCCGAGCGTGCTCTTGCCCATCCCTTTGCCGCCGTAGACCAGCAGAGTGGACGTAACAGCATTTACGGGGAGCGCGAGCTCGCGCGAAATGTTTAAGATTCTCTCTTTCATTTTGGTGGCTCGATCGGAATGGTAAGGGTCTTAGTCTCGCCGGGTTTAAGGGTGCCGAGGCTGAACTTATCTGGTTGCGGAGACTGTGCGCATGAGTAGGTATGGCCACCCATTTCGATGAACCCATCCTGCGGCTCGCGTTGGCAAACGAATTCATCCGAGTACACGCCTGGACCGTGCTCGGGCACAAGCATGTTGATTTCGTCGCAGGCAAAGAACAGGTTAACCTCGACAGGCACGTCGCGGTAGTTTCCGTGCTTCAGGTGAATGACGCGATCGGGCTTGCCAACCGGACATTCCTTGCAGGAATAGGGATCGTCTTTGCAGGAGAATCGATGCGGATGCAAACGGTAGTAACCGTAGCGCACGGTTGGATGAGCGCCATTCTGAAAAATCGGTTGCTGGCAACCGGCGAGCTGGATTACTGCGGCGAGTAGGAGCAGTGTTGTGATCTTCGATTTACCCATCGTCGTGGAGTACCTTTCCGAGAGAAGTTCAGAAAATGCTGCGCTTGTAGTTGTTGACCACCGTCGCAGATCCTTCGCGCAGGATTGTTGGCTTGGCGCGAATCTCCTCAGCCACCATCTTGCCTGCTTCTCGAGTTCGATCAGATTTGTCACCTTGCGGAGCTGCTCCTCGGTATTCGCCATGCGCCGGTAAAGATCAGCGATCTGATCTCGCATTTGTGCCTTTGGCCTAATCGGTGTCTTCGTCTTCGTCGTCTTCTTCATCGAATTGCCTTTCTTCCTCTTCCTCTTCGGCCGATGGGCGCGTGACTTTCATCGGCGTCTTCGTAACGACAAACACATCGTCCTTGAGTTGCTGATCGAGAACGACCCGCGAGTTGGCCTTGAGCGCGCTGTTCATCTTTGTGGAAGAGATGACAAGTTTAAGCATCCACTCGGTATCGTCTGGATCGGAATGCGCGTGGTCCATCAGGTGCTCAATGATCGGGAGCGACGGCCGGCCTTGCTGGTCGTACAGAATCCCGCCCGTGTCGAGATCGCGCTCGAAGATTGGATAAACCTTCGATTGAGTTTCTTTCGGCCCGTACATGTATGGCCTTCCGTTGCCGTCTTTCACGATGATCGATCGGCCGGTCGCCTGGATGTGCGCGTTCATGACCTTGGTGTTGGCTTTTGAGAATTGCTGATACCAGAGATAGAAGCGCATGCGGTCTTCCATGGTGTGCTGCAGCGCTGGATTGAATTCCGCGATCGGGCAGGTCCGCGGTGTGAGTAGTGGGCAATAGAGGCAGTGATTGCCGGGCGTAGCCTCGAGAATTTCGCCGGCGTCGTACTTTTTGTGGATCGACTTCTGAAGATCGCGCGAGGCGCGCAAGGCCTCGAGATACTTCGTCAAATCCTTGCGAAAGAAATCGGTCTCCCGGGTGCAGTTGCGATAGCGAACAAAGATGAGACGGAAGGTGATCCGCTCGACCCATGGGAAGTGCATGAAGACGAACACCGCGTATTCGATGCCCTGCATAACGTGGTCGGGATCGTCGGGCATGAATGGACGAGGGTGAGATTTGTAATCCTCGATCACCATTCGATATTCTTGAGGGAATCCGTACAACGAATCGAGTGTGCCTTCAAACTCGGTAGGATCAGTGCTCAGTGCAATCGTGCTGTACGATTTGAGTTTCACCAGCGGAGTCGTAGGCCGGTATTTCCCGTCAAGCCTGAAGTTGAGCTCTGTGCCGATCAGGTGCTGGAAGTCAACCTGGTAGCCGTCGCGCAGGCCGGAGAGGATCTTCGCCGCATGGGGCCCGGCTCCCTGGCGGAAGTGCTCGAAGGCCTCAAGGTCCATCGAGACCTTACGTTCCTTGCAGTGCCCCGCATAGTGCGACATAGTTCGGTGGATCTGAAGACCGCGAGCTGATTCCATGCCACCTGGTTGCCGGCGCCGTTTGATCTGGTCCTCGCCGTATAAGACATGGCAATTCATCTTTTCCACGGTGGACTGGTGGTGGGGCGGAATCTCGCTACCGACTATCTGTACCAGATCGGTTTTAGCTTTTCGCTTCGCTGTCACTGGTGCCTCGTCCGTGGTGAACAACAGCTAATAGTTCTGGATCCTCGGGGACCTCCATGATCGATGTCTCGAAGTAATCCGCATTGATCTCGAATTGCCTGCCGATATATGACTCCTCTTCGCTGATGGATCGGGCAACACAAACATGAATGCCAGCTGCTTCTTTCGATTCCTTGAGGAAGATATCGAAGTCGGCGTCTTCGAGATCGTTGAGTTCCAGTGGGATATGGATAACCAAAATCTTCTTCATTGGCTCCTCTGTACGTTCAGTTGAGTAACGCGCTCAGAGTGCGGTTGGGCCTTTCCAGAACCATCGGACCGGACACAGCCGTGATTTGGTTTAGCGCCACATTTCGGGCACCGTACCTGCATTGATCCGTAGTGTGTCCGCTTCTTTGTCATCGCGCTTCAGAATTTGAAACTGCCCGGTTGCGGCCGAGATCCGAACATCGATGATTGCGGTTCCGCACCCTGTTGTGGCGGAGCCTCATTCTTCTGCTCCGTTTGCTGTTCGGGTTTAGGTGGATCGGAAGGCTTGGTGTCCTCTTTTGGCTTGCTGCCTTTGGCCTGCGATTTGCCGTTGTCCAGTGGCGCTGCTTCTTTCTGGAGATATTTCAAGAGCTCGTCTGGGCGATCCTCGTAGGACTTGCGAATCTCCTTGCGCTTCTCGCTATCCCAGTTCAGCTTTTCCATCAGGAACTCAATTTCTGAATCTTCCGGGCCAAGGTAATCAGCTGCGAAAGCGGCATCGATGGTGAGCCGCTGCCGACCTTCGGTGCCGGCGATGTCCAACTGCGACGCGGTGTTGAGCTCGACCGAGGATGGCAGGTATTTGATCACCTGAAGTAGAGGGATCTTGCGTGCGTACATCTCTGGGTGCGCGAAGGAATAGTGTTCTTCACCGACCTTGTTGTTCTTGTTGCGGTGTTCCCAGATTTGGTTTTCCGTCCAGACTTCGATGATGGGCCAATCTTCCATGCCCTTAACCGCTCCGACACTATAGGTGTAAGTGAGAGCCTTGATATTGCCGTGCCACTTACCAGGCTTGTGACGGACGAATGGCTTCGACCCGTATTCATAATCGAACTCGTCACCGTCGAAGACTGCCTGTGTCCAGGCCGAGGCACGGCCGGACCGCGACACCAGATCCATATAGCCGCGCCATCCTGGGATGAATGTGCAGATGTAAAGACCATGCTTGTTTTTGTATGGCACGAAATAGCATTGGCCGTTCACGTTCGGCTCGAGGCCCAACTGGCTTGCAATGATGACGGCACCGAAAAATGATTCCTTGGTGCAGCGAAAGAGTTTGGGGCTGATACGGCAGGCAGTGAGAGCAATCCGCGCCATGCGGTCCGGTGAGATGTGGTGAGGTAGAGCGGCCTCGATCTGGCCACGCATCTTCTGTAGTTCAGCCCCGATGGTCTTGGGGTCCATGAGCGCGACTTGCGGTTGTTGCTGCTGTTGCCGGTTATCGGCCATTTGCTTCCTCTCCTGGTTTGTCGATGGAATCGCAGAAGGCCAGAATGCTGGTGACGCTGCCGCCGCGCACGCCGTCCCACTTGCCGTTGAAGTCTGGGCCTTTCAGTCTCTCTGCTGAATGGAAACTCGCTTGGCCCGTTGGGAGCTCTACGTACAAGACCCACTCAAAGCCTGGGGTGTTGGGGTCGCGTTGCCAGCCCCAAGAAAACGTAACACCGTGGGAAGGAACGAAGGTGGCGGAATCGAACGATAGTAGGATCCGGCAAATCTCAGATAGCGACCAGTTCTTGACGTCGTAGGCCGCGCCGCGGAATCCGCCGCCGCGATACTTCTTCGCAGCGGTCGAGCGCTTCTGTGCTCGGAACAAAGCGACAGCCAACTGGCCGAGCGGACCAAGGCTGTTGAGCCTGGCATAATAGGCCTTTGTTACATCACCGTCGTTTTGTGCAAAGATACGAATGGCTTCGCTCAAAATGAAAACTCCGAGAGTTGTTGATACATGGTCTCTAGTTGGAGAGCGAATACAGACAAGAATTGGTAATCACAGCTACTCGGGGATGGTCTGACACCATAGATTCGTTCCCACTCTGTGAGGAGTATTGCGAGGATCGATTCGCTATCGAGCGCTGGGAGTTCCGGCACCGGAGGCAATTCTGGCAACGCAGGTAGCGAGACCATCGTGCTTGCAGTGACCATTCCAATGCTGATCAAGAACTGTCGCCGGTTCATGGTTTGATCCTCACCGGTATGTCGTCGTTCGAAGCGCAGAGCACGACTGGAAGAGCTATGGATTTGTCGCCGCTACGCGGCAACGCTTCGTTGAGATCCGCCAGTTGAGCGGCGATCTCCCGGAGCATGAAGGCACAATCCTCGAGTGGACCGAAACTACTCGCGATTGGATAAGAGCGGATCTCTTCGGCTTTCATTTTGAAAACTCCGGATACAGTCAAGCGGCGAGGACCTTTCGGTCCCCGCCGCGAGCCCCGAGTGTAAGCCCTCGAAGCGCGAGAGAAGGTTTCCCTCCTACCTCTCTGGCTCTCCCTGCGCCGGAGATGCTGCCGCCAAATGGGGAGACGGCAGGACCATGAACGCAGTGAAGGTCAATCCCTCCGAACAGCGGTGATTGGAATAATACCCGACCGCCTAGCCTTCTGCAACTGCAGACAAACCAAGGCTGCCAGCACCACGATTTCTGGGCCGGCAGCCAGGAACAAAGAGCAAACAAGGCGCAACCAGTTCAACATGACAACATTCACCAATGCCTTTCACTAAAATCCATAATCGAGCGACCTCGCTTCGAGCGATGTGGGAGGAGTGACGATCTCAACGTTTATGCTGACGGCATTCTCTAGCAAGTCACTTGGCGTCTCGCTGTTGATACGCTCTTGGAGTTCCTCCCGTGAATAGGCTTGGACTTCCACGTCGTAGCGGAGTGTAAATGTTTGTAGTGTCGCCATGGCCTTGACCGTTGGTTTTGAAGTGTGCAGGGTGATAGCGCCATCATCGTGGAGAGAAGCGTGATTGTAGTTCAGTGGCTTCTGCTCCGCATCGAATGTCAAGGAGTTTTCGCTTTGATTGTTCGGGTTCTGGTGATGCTCCACCCAGTCGTGGATGCGTGCGCAGATCTCGTCGAACGATTCAGCGAATGGATAGTGACCTGCACCATAACCGCCTGGAACGGTGCATGGTTCCCAAGCAGTGTTGAGCGCGTAGGCCGCTTCCATGAAGGCCTTCTGCTTCGCTTTCCAGTTCTTGATCCTCAGAAACTCAGGAGCACAAACACACGCTGGATCACCGCATATGCCGCCGCGCGCAGGACTCCCGGAAAGGCAAACATCGACCGGGCCGAGGACCTGTTCGAGAATGCCTTCCGCGATGATCTCAGGGTTTCTGGCTTCAACGGCCACCTCTGTTGTAACAAGCACTGCTCGACCATGAGCGAGTGTTTCCAAGGCCTGACGATCCGCGAAGACCTGGCCAGCCCAGGTCTCGCCATCGTCGCCAAGGATCGCGACCGCTCCGGTAGGCAATTCAATCTCGATCGCCAGCGGCTCATGAGTGCCGAGGCCGGCAACTTTGGCGTCGATGCTGGCACTAGCAAAGGCCTGGCAGATGGCGATGAGGTGTTGAAGGCGCAGTTTTTCTTGGCGTGCTTTCTGCTGTTCATCGGATTCGCGCTCGAATCCCTGACAGCCGCAATGCGGAGCGGTGCAGAAGTTAGCCAGATGATCGCCAACGATAGTGATCTGGCGCCAGTGGTGGAGATTGCTCTGGTGACCACACATGCAGTAGTCACCCCATACGATTTGCTGCGTGCTCATGACTGCCCAGCCTTCTTCGCGGCTGCTCTGTTGGCCCGGATCGTATCCCACGCCTTCTTCGCGGCTGCGCTGCGGTCGATGCTGATGACGTTCGACTTCGGTGTGGCTGGAGCAGGAACCTCGGCCTGCTTCTCCACGCGTACTGGCTTCTTCGGTGGGAGCTCGGCCTTGGCTGGCTTCTTCGCCTTGCGCTGCGGAGCGGGATCGAAGCACTCGGCCTGCTTCTCTTCTTGAGTAGGTTTCGGATCGTCCCCGCTGGCTTTCAGTTTGAGCGACTCGCGTGTGTCCGGTGTGTCTTTGTCGTCGCGCTTGCCGAGGTAGACAGCCTGCACCATGCTGCCGCCCTTGTAGGCATACAGGTAGCGCACTTCGACCAGATCGCCTTTCACCGGCATGGTGTGATTGGGCGGGATCGTGCACTTGCCGATGTAGACTGGCTTTCCGCCGTCAAGCACGCCGAGGATCACACTCGACTTAGAGCCATTCTGTCCGAGAACCACGCAGGTTGCCATGGCCACAAATTTCAACTTCAGGAAAGGCCCGCCACTGTTCGGCCGCCCCGCTGTGTAGGCTGCATCCTTGCGCTTGAAGACCACGCCTTCGCCCCGCTCCGCTTTGATCTGGTTGTACAGACGCCGCTTGGCATCGGTGCCGACCGCGGTGCGGACAGAGATGACGGACTTTGAGCCTTTGAGCAACGGAAAGAGTCGCTGCCAGCGCTCCCAGGCGCCAAGATGCCGCAAGTCCTCGTCGCCCAATTGGAGCAGATCGAACACCATGGCGGTGTCGCCCACTGCTTCGAAGTCGACCACGGAAGAACCTGCATAGCCGCCGAGAATATCGGCGAGACCGGATTCGATCCGCGTGGACACGGCGATGACTTCGCCTTTGCGGTTCGATCCGATGACATTGCGGCTCTGGACGCGTGCCATCTGGTGGTGGCCGTCTGCCTTCTCTTGCATGAACCAATCATCATCCGCGATCAGCTTCTCAGCGAGCGCTTCATCGATGGGGTTGAGTAGCTGCGGCAAAATTCCTGAGGCGGTCTTCGCCGCTGCCTTGGTTTGATAGGATTTCGCTGCCTGCATGATGCCGGCCAGCTTGTATCCTTTGCCAGTCTTCTCTGTGATGAGTCCGGTGAAAATCTTCTCAGCTTCAGCGAGACTCACTGGCTTTGCCGTTTTGCTTCCTGTCTGAAGAGTGGACCCGGTACGGCCATATTGAAACTTCACTTCGAACTGGCCATCATCGGTCGGCTCGATCTGCACCTGGTACGTCTTGTTGGAGGTGCCTCCTTTGTAGAAAAGCACCGCACTGCGTTCAGCTGCCATCTCATCTCCTCCCGCTTGGATTTCGGGGTTTTGCTGGAGCCAAGGGCCGGGAAAGACCGGCCCGCCCAATGAATTCGAATTTACGCTGCCTTCGCGCGCCGAGTCTCCCACGCCTTCAGTGCAGCATTGTGGCGAACGTCGCCGTTGATTTCGACCGGCTTCTTTGCGGTCTGCTTCCGCGTCTGCTTCGTCGGCTTGCTGGCCTTGCGGCTCTGCTTCGTGGTCTTCTTCGTCGCCTTCGTGCTCTTTTTCGTCGCTGCCATGGTCTCATCTCCTTCAGGGCTGGATGCCCGCTATTGGTACGGTGGCCGGTTGATGATCTTGAAGGCGTACCCTTTGGTTACGCCCAGGATAGTTGCGATCTTCGAATAAGAGAGACCTTGAGAGTGCAGTGAAACCGCTTCAGTGTAAAGAGTGGCCTTCTTCGTTGCATTTCTCGGTGTCTTTGTCTTTGGTCGAAGCTTGAATCCATGCGCCTCTTTATGGTGCGGGGCGCACAGCCAGCGAATGTTTAGCGGAGCGCTGTAGTCATCGTGGTGAGCCTGCACTTTGAGAGCGCCGCATTTTTCGCACGGTGATTTCTTAATCCTCCCTCTTCGGAGCTCGTTCTGGACTTGGAAATGCGCTGACCGCTTATCGGGATTGCGCTTTGACCATTCCAGTTTGCACGCTCGAATCTTCGATAATTCCATTCTCAAAGGGAACCCGGACTTCCCGCGCCGGGTCAGGGCGGCTGATTCCTTGCGTTAGCTCGCTGCCACTACCGCATCAAGGTTCGGAGTCTGAATTCCGGCCATCTCGATTGCCACACTCATGGCCTTTGTCTTCAGACTGTCATTCTTGCCAAACCAAGTGTTGTAGAGTCGATTGTCGTGAGTGAAGGCCTTCGCGCCATGGTCGGCATAGAACGTCGCGCCATTGACCGCGCCCCACGCTGTACCCTTCGCGCTGGCCAAGTCTGATCCCGGGCTGGTGATGATGGCCTCGAGAATCGAGCGGCCGATAAAGCCGATGCGCTTCTCGCGCTCCTCTTTGGTCTGCCGCTGCGTAACCGCGACGGCCTGATCAAGAATCGAGCCTTCGCTGTTCTTGCCGCTGTACTGAGTTTCTACAACTGCATCCAGGACCGAGCCGGACAGGACAAGGCGCTCCACAAATTCGAGTCTGGCATCTTCGTCGAAACGGACCTTCGCCAGCTGCGCTGCGATCTCGTTCGACGCTTCCATCTGCTGCACTGCCATTCCCATGACTTCCTGAGCCTGCTTCTGCGCAGCCTTGTCGAACTTCTGGTTGTGGATCAGGCGGAAGAAATTCGGTGCGCCCTTGCGAGCGTCGCGACGCCAGCCGGACAGGGCAGCGGTGAGAGTGTTGTTGCATACGACGCGAACCATAGTCGGCTTGCCGATTGTCGGGATCGATCCGTCGTGAGACGTAGCGAGCAGCATGTAGCCCTTCGTCTTGTCGCCGCCCTTGAGAGTGGCGTCGCCGCCGTTCAACTTCGCCAAGGCCCACACCGTTGATCCGTTGCGGATTGCGCCGACCGTCTCCATTTCAGCGTGACCAGCCTCGCAATACTCGCGGAAAAAATCCACGATGGCTTCGTTTTGCACTGGCTTGTAGATTTGGGAAACGATTTGGAAAACGTGGCCGTTGTCCATGCGAGTGACTGCACGCCATGGGGCGAGCTCTGATGCCTTGATCGTTTTATCGCCGGGGAGCTTCAGGGCTTCGACTGGCCAGTCCATCTTGGCTGCGACCAGCATCTGTTTTCCGGTCGAGCCCTTCTCGACCCGCTCGCCGAGACCGTGCCATGGGGTTTGGCCCTTGTAGGCGAGCATTCCGTTTTCGATCATGTGTGCCATTGATTTCTCATCTCCTTCGGGCTGGATGGCCCGTCTTGCGTTGGCGTTTTTTGTTCCGCCGTTGAATGAATAATAGTCCTATTGGGACAGTGACACAACAAAAATCGACCATTTTTGCCGCTTTTTTTGCCATTGAAAATGAATGCTTTACGGACGATTACCGGAGATAAAGGCTTGATCTGGATCGGTCCAGTCAAGCCGAATATGGGTCCAGAATCTAGAATATAGACAATCTCCGAAGCATTTCGGAGTTGTCTCGCTTAGGAAATGGCGATGGTGAATTTTTGTTGACTCGATAAGGTGTCTGCTTTATGGTGGTGACGTTCCAGCGTGCAACTGGAATTCCACGTATCCCTGAGCCGGTCGAGTTGGGCTGGACGCCAGTCCGGCCCGCGACCAAATCAAGGATGTCGCGGAGCAGTGCTCGGGATTTTTCTCATCGACTTTTGAAAATATGGCGCATTTGAGCTCGGTGCTCAGGCGATGGAGGATTCGTGTGACTAAAACCGAGTACGCTCGATATATCAAATCTCCTGGATGGCAAGAGCGTCGAAAAGAATTTCTATTTTTCCATGACAGATGCAACCGGTGCGAGATCCCACGCTGGCTAGTAGAGATCGCGTTTGACCAAGACCTCAATGTGCATCATGTTTCGTACGGCAACCTGGGGAATGAACCAGACGATGACCTCGAAGCACTTTGCCGGCGTTGTCATGAGATAGAGAAATTCGGCCGTTCCGAGTTACGCAAACCAAAGACGGCTCGATGTGGTAAATGTGCTGCGACTCACTGGAATCCATATTCTGATATTTGCGAAAGTTGCCATTCGCTATTGGCGATGTATGGGCGGAAGTGCACGGTTTGCGAGAATATTAAATTTATAGAGACTGGCTGGGACACCTGTCATCTGTGCCGGGAATTGATGAGTGGTAATTTCAAATCTTTCTTTGAACTATCACGTCTCCCCGATAAAGAATTGGGATCAATGCTCGTTTATTTACTGACGATGCTGTTGGCCGTGCATGGAAAAAACAAGATGGATGAATCGCTTGTTTCCGCGCAGACTAGTGGTGTCGAGTGGCTAAAGCGTATCGCGCGGGAACATCAACCTGGGACGCTCCAGTGAGCGGGAGGATCTGTGGCGCCATATTTGATCGCGGCCCGATGGATCGCAATGCTCGTTTTGTTTTGTTGGCAATTGGAGAGTATGCCAACGACAAAACCGGGAGGTGCTATCCCTTCATTCGATCGATTGCCTCGAGGACTCTGTTCACGCGCGAATATGTCGGCAAGACCGTCGATGAGCTCATTGGAGCTGGCTGGGTATCTAAAACTCCTCATCCCAAAAATCATCGCTCATGGGGGTACCAAGTGAATATGGACAAGCTCGGACTGGGCGCTCATAGTTCACGTCATTCAAGTGAACGCAGTTCACATGAAGAAGACATAATTTCAGGTGAACAGAGTTCAGGTTCTCATGTGAACTCCAGCGGTGGTTCAGGTGAACAGAGTTCACATTTCCCCCACACCCCCTTATATGGAGGAACCGTAAAGAACCGCCAAGTAGAACCCCCTATAGTCCCCCATCCCGTCGCTGACGCTCCTGGTAAAAAATTGACGATTGCCGATCAGGAAGAATTGATTTACCAGGCCTATCCACGGAAGGTTGGCAGAACGAAGGCGATAGCTTCGATTCGAAGAGCAGTCGAACGTCTGGTCGCAGGCGACAAGGTAAGCCCCGCCATGGACCCATATGCAGCGCGGCGGTTCCTGTGGAAGAAGGCCAAAGAGTTTTCACTATCCCCACTCGGTCAGCGGCCTGCTGATAAAAACCAAGACTTCCGACCGCATCCGACTACCTGGTTCAATCAAGGTCGCTACTTTGATGACCAGGCCGAATGGCAAAGATCAAACGGAGCCGTCTCGAATGACAAAGGAAAACGTGCAGTCGCATCCGTCGTCGAGCATCACCGCCAGCAGGTCGGCAACGCGTGCGGCGGTGGATCAGCTCTTTTCCCTGCTCTGTTTGGTGCATCGGGCGGAGCGGAGCCAGGAGCTAGCGGAGTTGTACTGGATGGGTCTGTCGGACCTGTCGCAGGATCAGATCGCAAAGTTGGGAACGCTGGTGTTGAAAGAAACAAACTTTTGGCCTTCCCCAGGGCGGCTCCGTGAACTGCTCGGCCTGCCCACGGCAGCGGAGCTCGAAGAGCGGGAGGCAGCCGAAGGGCTTCGCTCGGTGCTCGCCAGTCTCCGGCCCGTCGCTCGCGATCCACGCCGCCGCGATGTGTGGATGGCCAAGGCGATCCTGATGGAAGACAGGATCGGCAGGACGTTGGCACGGTTTGGGTCCGGCGATGTCGAATGTGCGGTGCGGGTCCTGTGCCAGCATCCGACCTTCGCCGGCCGGGATGCAGAACGCGAAAGCTTAGGCTTGGAGTTATCAGCAATCGAGAAACTGGAGCGGCGCTGGCTGGCCGCATGGAAGGCGGTTCAATCGTGAGACCCAGAAAAATCATCCTCTGCGTCGACTACAACGAGCAGGACCTTTCGCTGCTCTCGTATCTCCTCCACATCCGCGGCTATTTCGTGATGGGAACCGGAAGCGCGGAGGAGGCGATCCGGATTTACCGCGAGTGTGCGGTAGACCTGGTGATCACGGTTTTCGTGTTGCCAGGGCAGATGGACGGTGACCAGCTGATTCGCCAACTTAAGCGGATTCGTCCTCACATCCCGATGATCCTGCACGCTAATCCGAAACAGGTGCCACCGGCGATGATTGTCGCGGCAGATGCATTTCTGGATAAGAAGCGGACCTCGGCGGAGGAGCTGGTCGGCCGGGTGAGAATCATGAGCGCCCGCAAGAGAGGGCCACGCAAGGGAACGCCGAGCCCGCGCAAAGTGACTCCGGTCGGCGTAGCGAGCCATAGCCAACAGGTGGTCGCCTAACTATGTTCCACGTGGAACACCGGGAGGTAGGGAGACGTTCGTGACCGCAAATGAAGTGATTGAATGCCTCAAGGTTCGATTCGGTGGGGAAGCCTTCGCTTTCTTGGAGCAAGTTGCAGACGGGACTGGAGCTCGCAAGCATAGGTGGGCTGATGCAGTGGCCATGAGCGTCTGGCCGTCGCGTGGCTTTGACATCCACGGGATCGAAGTGAAGGTGTCGCGTTACGACTTCCTGAACGAATTGAAGAATCCCGAGAAGTCAGCAGCTGTCCAGCAATATTGCAATCGCTGGTGGATTGCTACTCCAGATACTGCGATTGTCATGGAGCGCGGTGAAATTCCTCCGACGTGGGGATGGATGGTCACCAACGGTAAAGGCGGGATGAAAGTTATCGTCGAGGCGCCGCCACTTAAGCCTAAAGCTATCTCCATAGAATTCCTTGCCAGCCTTCTGCGTAACGTGCAGAAGGCGGACGAAGCAGGGATTTCGAGGCGCATCGACAAGGCTCGAGGTGAGGCTCGCGATGAGGGCGGCCGGTATTACAAGCAGAAGTACGATGATCTCCAAAAGACGGTAAAAGAATTCAGAGCGGCTAGCGGAATTGACCTTAGCCATGCATGGAACGGAGGGCAGGTCGGCGAATCTCTTCGGGTCCTTAGCCAGCTGCGCTATCGCACCGAGCATATCTCTAGCGCGATCAAAGCTTGTGATGATATTCGTTCCATGCTGGATAAGGTGCAATCGTTGGCGCAGTTGCAGGCGTTAGATCGTCCTAATGGTACAATCTCATCCGATGGCGATTGAGAAAACTAGAACTGGGCGCTTGGTTTACACATGCGATGCCTGCGCTGACCTGGGAATAGATCGGGCCTGGCTTAGAGCTCCCGGGAAGGAAGGCCTTCCGAAGCGGTGTCCAGGTCCGCAGAAGCATCCCAATTGGAATTACAGGCAAAATACGACCGCGGCGGAGAAGAAAAAGAAACCTGCGCCGGCGTTGGATGGGAAGTATGTGGCCGGTTACAGGTTCTGATCGCCAGGAACAATGCCAAGAGCAGCAACACCGAACCAAGGAAAGCGATTAATTCGCCGCGCCGGCCGACCGGAGTGTATAGCCCTTTCCGCCAGATCTTGTCCCTATCTCTATTCATGCTGTAGCGGTTGCTGAAGTGGATGCGTGGCCTTCTCATGTTCCTCCGGAGAAAGCGGCATCCAACCTAGAGTGTTGTGGGAGTGCCGCTTATGGGTTTGCTGGGTCTGATAATCACTCTGATCGCAATTGGGGTGCTACTGTGGCTGGTCAATGCCTACGTCCCGATGGATGCAAAAATTAAGTACATCCTTAACATCGTGGTGGTCATTTGCGTTGTGCTGTGGCTGCTGAATGTCTTCGGTGTCTTCGCGTATCTTGGATCGCCTGGAATACCACGACTCCGCAAGTAAAAATCTAGTCGTCGAACCAATCTGGTGGTGCCGGCTTGTTGCAGTGCTTGCAGAAGTGGCCGCGCTCGCCTTGCTCGTAGACGTATTCGTGGTCTTCGCAGCAGTCCTCGCAGATCGCGCGCGCCGGAGGCTGAGGAGCGACATCGCATTCCTTCCCGCACTTTTGGCAGGAGAAGTCAGGACCGTCGTCCGGTGGAACCGGCTCAGTGGCGACCTCCTCATTTCTCCAAAACGTGTTGATCTTGAACTCCCAGAGCAGCCACTTTGTATCGACGTGGAAACTCTGGTTGCCGCAGATCCATGTGAACTCCACCGATGGCCAGAGGTTCACTGACCAGTAGCGGGTGACGCTGAAGCTCTTTCCCCACCATGCGTTCCAGTGCATCATCCCTCCCTTGCATCGTGCGCGGCCTCGTGTCGTGCGCGACTGGCGTCGATCCATGGCTTTGCATCGTAGCCGCATTCCCTGCATTTCAAACTTTCGTAGACACCTGGATACAGCAGGTACGTCGGTTCTATATGGCCGAGGCACATCGGGCAGCGATGTGCGGAAACGATGACGCTGACCACGTGGTCAGGCAAGTCGTGCGGCATCTGTGGTGGCTTTAGGCGGGCTGAAAGGACTTCGATATTGAACCCGATAGGAGAGTCGGCGGAACATGGATGATCCTTCGGCCACCAATTGCCATACTCGTGCCATGCGATCAGCGGCTCGCTGTCAGGCGGTGAGAAGAAATTTGGTGGCTTGGATAAAAGGCGAATCCAGTAATAGCCTGTTTGTATCGCGTCCTTGGTCATGTTCACTCCACTGGTACGTCTACGCTCAAGGCCACTGCGACGGGGCGCACCCAAATCGGTAGGCAAGAGAGTGCGAAGGTTTGGCCGGACCATGCGAGAAGCAGCGTGTGGCCCATGGTGTCGGCGATGGCTTGCGCAGCGGCTGGCGGCACAGCGTTGCCGATGCGTTCGCGCTTGGCCGAATCGGACTTGCCATCGTAATTGAAGGCCTCCGGCCCGAAGAGCTCGCCCGGGTCAACGAGCGACTGGAGCGCGGCGAGCTCGAGTGTGGTGAATGGCCGGTGCCAAGTGTTGTCGAGAGAGATGATCAACGCCGAGACCTTTTCTGCAGGTTCCGGCATGCGCGGGTCGGCCACGTTCCATGGTCCGCTGTCATGCTGGGCGGCGCCGGAAACTGCATACGATGGGTTCGTCCAGGGAACCACGCCGTACTGACCGCCAGTGAGGTAGTCGTCGCCCTTCTCGCGGTCCTGGCCGTTTCTGTTCTTCAAGCCAGCGCGGGGATCAGCGACGCAGAGCGCACCGCTGCCGATGCGGTCATTGCCGGTAATGGTTCGCGCCGGTTCGTCGTAAGGGATGACGTGGTATTTGCCGGTGTGCTCGCCTTGGGAGTTCGGCCACCGCGGATCGGCGATCGAAAGCCAGCCGCCTTGCACGCCTTTGCCGCCGCCGATGACGGTCTTTGATGGTTCGTCCCAGCGCTCCACGGTAAGGTTATTGCTGTGTCGGGCCCAACCAGTGCGGGGGTCGGCGATGCATGATGCTCCTCCGGTTACGTGTGACGCGCCAGTGATTGCGTTGGCTGGCTCATCATAGCCGACGATTCGCATGATGTTCTGGTGCGAGTTGTCGGACGTAGAGAACCTGGGATCGGCAACGTTCATGCCGCCCGATGATGGGCCGTGGCCGCTCGAGATGGTCTGGCTGGCTTCGTCCCAGTGCACCACACGAAACACATTCTTGTGTGTGTGCTCGCCGTAGCTGAAGCGCGGGTCCGCGACCGCGAATTGCCCATTCGTTGGCCAGCTCTCGCCGGCGACCGCACCGCTCGGAGCATCCCATGATGCAACGCCGTGGCCGCTGAACACCTTAGAAGCGGCGCGAGGATCGGCCACAGAGAATGGGCCCTGACCTGGAGAGCGGTGTGCGGTGAGTGTTGCGCTGGGCTGATTCCAGCTGCGCACACCATACTGTGAATACGAGTGCTCGCCGTCGCACCTGGGATCCGCGACTGCAAATCCGCCTTTGCCCGTGCGCGCGTCTCCGGTGATGGTGCCGGAAGGTTCAGTCCACTCGGTCACGCCGAGATTGTCATTGCGCAGCCGCTCCGGGATTAGCAGATAGTCGGCCAGCTTGCCGTCGACCACGCGTAGCTTGTTGAGCGATCGCCAGTCCGACCCGGCCTCGACGAACGCGAGGCGTACCCATGTCTTCCACTGAAGGTTTGGCAGCGAGTGCATCGGGCCGCCGCGCATGTCGCCTGGCAGCGGAAGCTGCTCGAGGATCTCGCCGACCGCGCGAAGTGGCCGCTTCGGTGGCTCGTAGAGGAATGCCGGTACCTTGGCGACGTGGCGCATTACCATGAGGAATCGCTTGCGAGATTGGGCAAGGCCTCCAATCTCTCCGCAGTCGTGGAAGGTCTCGGCGCAGGCGTAGCCATAGGCGTTGGCCAGAGCGGAGATGCGATCGAGAAGTGATCGGCCTCGCGTGGCAATGCGCGGCACATTCTCGAAGACGATAAGCTCGGGCGGATCGTCGGACCATGCCTCGCACATGAGCCATATGCAGCGCAGCGCGAGTTGGTTGAGAGCCTGATACTTTCCGGACTTAGAGCGGCTCTCGGAGAGCAGCCCGCTGAATCCCTTGCACGGCGCAGAGATGAAGACAAGGTTCGGCCGTTCGTAGCCAGCAGCGCGTTGGATGTCCTCGGGTGTGGCCTCGCGCCAATCGGCTGGAGGCAGGTGTCCGTGAAAGTCGGCGTACTGTTGGTGGTCGAAGAGATCGAGCACGGTTCCGCGGGTCCCAGTGCGCCGGGTGAAGTCGCGGATGACGGCCGGATCGCAGTCGACCCCGCCAAGGCAGCGGAAGTTTCCGCGCAGGCCGTTCGCCTCTGCCCGTCCGCGATTGAAACCAAGGGCGGCACCGCCAACGCCGCAGCAAAAGTGGAAGTGCTTGATGTCTCGTACTTCAGTCATGGGTTGGGCCTTTCCAATTGTCTAGTGGACCGTGCGCTTCGAACTTCCAATCGTTGAGTGGATCGGTAAAAGAGAATCCAAGGCGGATCATATTTTCGGCGTCCTTGCCAGTGGGCGCGGTTACAAAGTGACGTTCCAGGATTCGATAGTCAGGTTCGTTGATTGCTATCCGCGACAGTGACACCTCGACTCGGCGCATACATGATACGCACCACCAATGTTCAGCCATGGGTTTTCGTGCCTTTGAGAACGTCGATGTGTGGGTGCTCTGGTTGTTGAGGTGCGATGGGCCGGGTCAGGCCTTCTTCGAGAATCGCATCCAGTTTGAACGGATCGATCCCTACTAACCCTCCAGAGCCGACGAATACCCCACTCATCTGGATAAGCTGCTCTGCAGTCCATCCGATGTCTGGTGTGTAGGCAATCATTACATGCTTGTCTGGCGTCGCCGCCTGCTTTCCTTTCTTGAGGGCTTCGAGATTGTGCGCGTCCAGGATGATCAGTCTTTGATTCTTGGGACCAACTGAGATATAGATCATGGAAACTCCTTTCGCTTCGGTGTGCCGCAAGGCAGTTCGAACAACTTCGGATCACGCACGGAATGCTCGACGCTGACCACTGCCCAGGCTTCGCAGTCGTTGCAAGTAATCTTCCACATTCCGCGCTCCGGCGCCGGCGACTGGAGTTCGATAGTGCAGGCTTCATCCGTACGCGCTAGAGTCTTTGCCGGAGGGAAGGCCTTCGTTCTCTGCTTCTCTCTCTTGTCGGTCTTGTAGACCGGCGTCGAGGCTGGGATTAGGTGGATGAAGTGGCGCTCGATGTCTTCCATCAGCGGATGCCGTTGTACTTGGTGCCAAGAACGATTGGAATAACCGCTTTGCCTTTGTTGAGAATATTGTGGGCAGCAAGCACAGCTGAAGATTCTTCGCCGATCTCAATTTCGGCGGATATCAACAAATCCTGAAGCGTAATCTCGAGTTCATCAACATACTCGGAGAGTTTTGGTCGTGCACCGTTCATCATGGCCACTCGCTGCTGCGTAGTGGTTACTGGTTCGCTCATTGGGTTTGTCCTTTCGTTGTGCCTTCCAGTTTTGCCAGTCGGCGGCTAATCCTGAAAACTGCGACACTCAGTATAGTGACCGCGATGCTCAAAGCGATCAGAGCTATTCCGATACAAGAAATGATCATGGCGCGATCCCTTCGTCGTAGCTGTATTCGCGCTCGCCGTTTTCATCGGTTTTGCCGCGCATCATTTCCACCCATCCAAGATAATCGGCGCTTGGTTGTCCTGTATTGAATCGTTCCTCCTCATGGCCGTTATCCCATTTGGCCAGTGAGACCATAACTGGAGTGCCTAGGAGGATGCGAGCAACTTGGTCGAGGACCCATCCCTTGTGATCGTCGCCGTCGATTTGTCCGTACATGTGGATATAAAGAAGAGCCCACTGGGCAACCGGCCAGCTTTTGTAGTCTGGGTGCTCTGCGATGTTGATAGGTGTCTCGCCGAGGTAGCCGTTCATAGATCACCCGCCTTTCTGTGAAACGCGATGTGCTTTTCCGGATTCCACCATTGTCCTACTAAGCAGAAGCACACCGGGCAAACATAAAAAGTGGTCGGATATTCTCCGCCAGTGCTCACGGAATCCCATGTCGTATAGTTATCGGGATCAGCTGTGCGCTGTTCGTCTTTCCGCCCAAATAAACCTGTCATTGCGCACCGGCCTCATAGCGGCTTAGCCAAGGCTGAGAGCGCTGGGAAAAGATAGCTCGCGTATTTTCCGACAACTCGCTCCAGAGGAAGAATTCACCATCGGCGTCCGATGCATTGTCATCGAAGCCAGTACAGAAATCCAAATCATCCCAAGAGTTTGAGTCCTGGCGTGCCGTCACGCGCATCTTCTCGTAGAGCTCTTGTGTAGTCATAGCTCGCCCATCCTCTCACGAATTACTTCTGGTCCATCCTGCCGGCGTCCGGCATTCCAGAGATGAAGCCAGATGCGAGCATAGAGGCTGTCCAGGCTCACGCAGACAGCGCGGATACCAATGTGCGAGAGCTGCTCCTGCGCAGGATCGCCGCTGCAATCAAAGAACGCGCACCCGAATGGTGAGGTATCGTGAATCTGGCACCGATGCTGGCGATAATGAATACACGAGCCATCAGGCTTTGTGGCCGGAACCAATGTTGGTATTCTCGCAAGCTGTCCAGCACGAATCACAATTGCGCCGGGACTAGCGAGCAGGTTGATATCGGCCCACTCAAAAGGGTCCACATCTTGAGGAATCATGCGGTCAAGGTCGGTGGGGATCAGAAAACCTGGCATATATAAGCAATTGCGGCGGCATTCGCGGCATGAGCAAGACGTGCGCGGCATTCCGAATTCGATCCGCTCTGTCATAGCGCCAACTCCATCTGCTGCAGTTCCCGGCAGCGAAAACATTCGGCGACATACTGGGTGTGCAGTTTGCAGTGAGCCTGCTCGATTTTAGGAGAAGCCGGGCACCGTCGCAGGAATCCGTTATCCATCGCAAGCTGGTCGCGCTGTGGGTGGATCAGATCCTTCTGGCCAAAGTTAGCGGTGTGGCCGGAAGGCCGACGCACAATGCAATAGTGTCCGACCTTCGCGTGGCACTTTGGGCATTCGACTTCGAGCGCTGGATCGCGTGGCCATTCCTGGCCGCAGAGTGAGCAGGAGACGGTCATCGAGATACCTCGAAGTTTCTCGGACATGGGTCTCCAGCTTGCAAATCCGTCCAGCCAAAAACGATTCCTTGCACTTTGCCGCCGCGCTTTCTGCCATAGGTGTGCTGGCGAGCGAAGGCCTCTTTCCACGCTTCGAAGTTTTGAAGGATGGGCAGGAATCTACAAGGAAACATGCGCATGATGTCCAGCGTCAGGCCTTCAGAAAGATCGCGTGCACCGAGCCGAGGATGAAGCCATAGGCTTTCTTCGATGGTTCGTATGTAGAGGTGCCAACCTCCATAGATCACACCTGGCACGAAAAATGTCCAAATCAGGCAGGCACGCCGCTGTGTCGACGTGGTAGCGAGTACGCGATTAAGGTGCCTCCTCTGTTTTGCGATTCTTTCGGCCTTGATGTCGGCGAAGGTAACAAAGCGGAGCCCGTGGCCTTCATTGATGGCATACTTTACGCCTCGCGGGAATGAGAACATGCTCATTTCGCACCTGCCCTGTGATTCCAAGCGACGATGGCCTCTTCTCTCGTATCTCTGCGCGGACCTTCGGCCATGCACGATCCGCGCCCGCACATAATAGACCAGTGAGCGTCTTCGCGGACACTGAGGAATGGATTGCCACCTTCGCGGATAAAAGGTGTGCCATCGCAGAACGGGCAAGCTTTCAGTTCTTCGCTCATCGCGCACCCGCTCTCGCCCTGCGTGTTTCCCATGCTTTGCGCGCAGCGGCGCCTCGATCGTTGGTGATGTTGACCACCTTTGCAGTCGAGACTGGAATCTCGATCGGCCTGGGACCGGCCAACAGATCGGTGTCCATCCGCATCAGAGCATCGCGCACGCCGACGCCCCGAGCCATGAACCGGAACCAGTCCGATGTTACATTCGATGAGCCGCCTTCGGCTTTCCAGATGCGCTCGAGGAAACCAGCCAAGTCCTGCTCCGTCGCGGCGTCGAATTCGATCTGCATGCACCGGCTCTTGAACCGAGGCAGGAGCGAGATCGGCGGTTCTGTCTGCTTCGGGCCCCATCCGTTGCAGGTGAACACGTAGACCACTGGAGGCGGAGCGCCACGCTCGAAGCCGCCGCCAAATGTGGGCTTGAGCGCGGCCGTTCCGTCCATGCAGGACAACAGAGCAAGCTGCGCTTTGTCGGTCATGCCATCGGCTTCATCGATCAGCACTGTCCACCAGCCGCCCTTCGGGGCATACGCCACTTCGTCGCGCAGGCTGTCGATCCTGGCTACGTCACACTTCTGGGCAGCAAGATGCTTTAGGGATCCGCCGAGCTCCGTCGCGAAGGCAATGCCGGCGACGGTCTTGCCTGCGCCGGGCGGTCCGACAAAGAGCAGAGAGCAGGCGCGAGGCTTGCGCAATAGGCCCGTTAGGACCGCCTTAGGGCGCTCGAGACCGATAAACTCGGCGAGGCGTGTAGGCTGATACCTTTCCGCAAGTGAGAGGGGAAATTCAAGCCCGGATTGGGGAACCTGCGCGAAGCCCATTGCTTGCTGCGGCTCAGGGGCGAATATCTGCTGGAATGACATTCTCATCTCCGTAAAGCGGTTGGATACCCGCGCGATTGACTAAAAGTCCTCGATTGGCGATTCTTCGTCTGCCGCCTGACGTTCTGCGCAGTGCTCTTCGAGAGCGCGCTCGCCTGCTTCCCCGGTTGTGTCGACCACGAATCGCAAAGCCATCATCATTCGCATGAGAGAGAACATTGGCATGGGGTGATGCAGTGGGCCGTTGACCAGCTGATTGAATCTTTCATCTGTTATAGTCCGAAATACTCCCTCGGCGCTTTGTTCCCGCAAAGCAAGAAAAACTCTCTGATACATTTGATCGGCTGCTTGTGTGCGTTCACCAGTTTCGATAACGCTAGCTGCCACTGCGGCGGCATCATCGACTAGATCGAGACGTTTCCGAATGATGCAGTCTATAACCAACGCGAGACTTGCCTGGTTATCCTCGTCCAAAAGATCGCGAAGACGTTTCAATTGTTCGTTCATTTGACTCCCCAATACTCCTTGAGCGCTTCGGCGATGATGTGGGTGAGTTGGTGCTCGTCGGCGAACATGCCAACTTCGAGATGTGCTTCTAATCCCTCGACGCGCACATGTTTCGACGAATTAACGAACACGGAATGCCCTTGAAGAATTCGCTGCGCCGCCTTGTTCGCCATCACGCGGATGTCGCCCTCGTTGATCTGTCGTTGTGGATCGCCTCTGTGCATAAGCCCTCAGTGGTGCTGCACTATGCGCAGCAGGTTATGGACGCAATTTGCGCCCGTGTCGAATGCCATGGCAGAGATGGCAGAGCGTGAGACCGTTGCTCACTTCAAAGCGAAGTGCTGGAAACTCTGACCAACTTTGCAAATGGTGAGCCTGGATGTGGACCTTGTGGCCGCGAGAGCTTTTCGCACCACAATCCTGGCAGGTGAAGTTATCGCGACGAAACACTTCTCGTTTCCACTGGCGCGCTTCCGTTGAGTTGCGAAGTGCGTTATTGATGGAGGAAATTCCACCTTTCCATGCTGGGCAGCGTGATCCGGTGCGGCCTTTCATCTTTGCGATTGTCTCTGGCGTATGGCGGTGAGCGCGTAATTTATCCAGAGTCGCTTCTGAGAATTTGCGACCGGTGATGCTGAGACCAATATTGTGTCGATGTTCAGGCGACAGCGTCATTCCAACACGAGCCTTGCGCATGTTCTCGCGGGCAGACTCGGGCAGTGTCTTGCCCTTCCAGATTCCGCGGCAACCTTTCTTTTTCGCAGAAAAGCTTTGCCGACGTTCATCTGTCCATCGTTTGGCGCGCCGTTCATGGCCACGCACCCAAATATTTGGAGTTCCATTGCGTCGATAATTTACCGGTTCCTCGCAGCCACAGGCGCAATAGGCGATGTGAAAAGGGCAATCACCTTCACCGCATACGCAGTGATCGTAGCCGCCGAATAAGCGCTTCACGAGTCGATCTGTGTAGAATCGTTTCATACCAAGATATTGAACTGCGGTGTTGGGTAGGACCGGGCAATATGACCGTCGAGCTCGATTCCCATCTCAGTGCGGAATGCAGCCGACTGTTTGAAGAAGAATGCGGTGCCGGACTTCTTGCACGCCTCTTGCAAATTGCGAGCCCATTGGTGATCCATGGGACGGTATCCAGGGCCGCTCTCGCCGCCGATCAGGGCCCACTCGATGTCTTCAAGGTTGAGCGTGCTAGCGATATCTTCGAGCAGTGGTTCCAGCGAGAGGAAATGGACGACAGCTGGAACCTGCACCAAAATGTCGCGCCGTGCGCAGGCCTTCCGATCTTCGATCGATGTGCCGAGCCAAACGTTAGGCAGTGGCCATTGTTTCGGAAGCCGCGCTGCAATGTTCTCCGGCCGTTTGGTGAGCAGCTGCCAGTCGAGCTCCGGTGTGGCTTTGATGATGTCCCATACCCTCGGGCGAGTCTCGTCGGCGATCGGATGGGATTCGAAGATGTCGCAGAGAGAACCGCAGAAGACTCGCCGCCGCGCGCCAGCTTTCTTGGCCTCCCGTGCCCACTTAAATGGCTGCTTCCAATACGAGTCGCTAGTCACCTGGCGGGTGCTGTTCGGACCCCACAGGTCGAGGCCCATTCGATTCTTGGTTAGAGTCTCGGCGTAACAATTCTTGCATCCGGCCGAGACCTTCATGCAGCCCATCCAGGGGTTGAACGTGTTGTCAGTCCACGCGATTATGGATTTTTCCATGGGGAAGGTTCTCTGTGCAGCGGCTCCGCTGCCGGTTCTATTCGATGCATGAGGATTCTTCGACGTCAGAACCTGCGGGACCGACACCGGGATCGAGGAGCATCATTGCGCACTCGCCGATACTCTTCTCTTCTTCGTCGAGATACTCCGCAGCCTCTTCTTCGTCCAGACCGTCTTCGAGAGCTCGCTTGCGTGCGGCCTCGCGGAATTGCTCAAAGTCCCACACGTCAAGGCGGATGCGGACCTCAACCTCTTGCGATTCTTCTGGCAACTCCGGTCTAGTGCTTGCTGGCAACGCATTGGATGATGCTGGCGGCGGTGTCAAAACTTCGTCAGCGGCCTGCGCGAGTGTGGACATACGCTCTGTCCAATAGCCGGACATGGCTTCGAGTTCTTCGCGCATCGCTCGAAGTACAGTAATGGCTGCGCTGTTCTGCACGGATGTAACATCTTTCTCATCGATTGAGAAAGTGTAGAACTCAGGTGGCGAGACTTCATCGATGAGGAATTCCTTGGCCCCTTCGATGTTTCCAGCGTCGATCAGTGCTCGCGCCTTATCCAATTCGGCAGGCGAGCAGATGTCATCTGCCAGGGCGCGGTAAAGGTCAGCCTCCGATGTGAAGATGCCAACGTTGGTGCCGTTCGCGCCGTCCGAACCTAAAGCGTAGACAGTCATGACTGCACCTCGCGTGGCAATGGGTCGCCGATCCAGATCCCGTCAGCGTAGCCGCGAATCGAGACGTTCCACCGGCGCACCGCCTCGCGCAGAGTTGGGTAGTAGTAGGCGAAGCCTGCCGCGCCCTTGCTCGATTGCGCCCACCAGACTCCATGCTCAAACACGAACTGGATTTGAGCGGGTGGCTGGCCGCAGTCGGGATACTTTGGAAGCGAATTGAGGTGGCTCATGAGCTCGAATTCCGCCGCCCGTTGTTGAGAGTCGATGCGCTGGCTGATTGCACGAGAGCCACGATTGTATGCTGCGATTCCCATCTCATCTCCTTTCCCCATTGGATTGATGGGGTTGATGAAACATTGAGTGAAAGAAGTGTATGCGCTTGATTGGAATAATTCAACACAATTCAGCTACTGGCCTTGAAGGCAAGGCGGAATTGATCGCCGATGACCAGACGCGACCGACATTGTGCGGCCTCCATCCAGTGCGTCATTTCACAGCATCGGTGTGCAAAGCTGTTGGATGCTGATGCGCTGTGTGCCTTGATTCGTGCCCTTGCGTCATACGCCATTGAGTCGACCGACGCCACAAAGTCAAACATCTTTAGCTCTGACAATGCACTGCCTTTTACGCCGAACAAATGGAGGCTGGACCCTGATGGCAGCCAGCCCTCGAGCGCGGTGAGGATCGCAAAAAGCCCATGTGTCGGATGGTTGAGGCTTCTCCGGCACACAGACCCTACACCGATAAGCGCAGGCGCTGGAAGCCACCGTTCCCAAACTTGTAACATCAGATCGAGGCTGCGCAGGTAGTCGCTTGCCGACCATCCTTGGATCACTGGGACCGGAGGAGTCAACCATCGGTATTCGGATTGCCATTCGTGAACAACTCGCAGTGATCCTTCGAGCAAGGTGGCTGTGGCGTTGATTCGGTAATCGATCTCTGCTTGGTTCCGCGCGATCTCCGGCTCGCAGGGATTGCCGGCATTTTCCCCTGGACGTATCAGCAATACATCGAGCTCGCTACAGTGAGCGGGGCCATATGGTGGTCGCAGCCGGATCTTTGCTGGCTGCTTCCCCTTCGCCTGCCATAGCCTCATCGCGGTGAATCCGGCGCTGTCGAGAGCGTAGTCAATTTCGTAAATGTCGCTGGCCTCGGGCACAACGAATTCGCGCGTCTTCGGATTCCAGAAGGCACTGGCGCTGACCATCGCCGGGTACTCTCGGTTGAATGCGTGGAAGGCAAGTCTCCCGCCACGATGTGGCAAGCCGACGCGAATTATCATTGGTTCCTCGTTCTGATGATGGCCCGGTAATCGATTCCAGCTTCGAGAGATTCGCCGCAATAGGCGCACGCATCTTCCGGATCCACTTCGGCCGCATGGAGCATCAGGCAGGCGATAACTCTGTCTTTATCGTCAAAGCGGTCTTGACATGCAGCGCAAACCTTCTCGGTCTTCTCCGGGCTGTGCTCAAACAGGCATTCAACGGAACACCATGGAACTGACTCATCATCGAGCAATGCATCGTTGCTGAGACGGTCCTCTCTGCCGAGATATGTTCCGCACTCGCAATAGACGGCGCTCATGAATGCCTGACCCTTCTGTGAAACTCGTTGAGGATATCCTCGTCGATGTTCACCGATGGCTGGTTGATGTCGACGCCAAAAGCCAGGGCGACCTCGCGGCGAAAGTTAGGATGCCGGCCGTATCGAGATACTTGACCGCCTGCTCCACAAAGAAGTCCGAGCCTTCGGTGCGGTCGCTCAGGTCGTGCCACGAACCGCCAGTGCTGTCTGTCGCATTGTTGGTCATGCCTTCGATGGTGCTCTTTGCGTAATCCTCGGCGCCAGTTCGTCCAAATCGGTTGGAGTCTTGGCCCATAGCCTAAGCGCCTGGAGTGTTACATCGATCTTGCCATCATCGGTGACCGGGCGGTACAAATCCCATGACAGAGGCTCGGTACCTTCGGCTACCATCTTCACGGCTTTCAGTTGGTTGAGCCGTCGCTGGTAATGGACTTGAACAATGAGTACGCGGCCATTGATTGAGTACAAGTCAAGTCGACCGATGTGATTGCCATCGACGTCTTTCATCGCGTGCGACGCGAGTTGGATAGCGTGCAGGTCAGCCAAGCATTCGCGTAATGGCTGCATACGATCGTCTGCCATGATGCCCTTCTACTTTCCGACCTTTTTGAATCCAGGCCGAGTGGTGATTGTTGCGAGGTGGAAATTGTGGACGTCGGCGCGAGTCTCCATGGTGATATCTGAAGCGAGCAGCACTCGCGATGCGAGGAGCAGGATGCGGCTATGCCGCTTACTGCCAGCCTTCCAGAGCAGGTGACTGGAATAAATATATCCCGCCGCCATCCCAGTAGAGTAAGCGTATTGGCTCCAATCGTATGAAGCGGCTGGCTGCATGAAACCGAGGTTGCCGCTCTCATGGAAGCAGCTGCAAGGGTTCGACAAGACCATTCGCGTGGAGACGGCATCAAGTTCGCGCATCAGAATTTCGCCGCCATCGAGTGCTGCGTTAATTCGGTTGATGTGGGGTGCTGGTGCTTCAGGCAAGACCGCCTGAGCCGCAGCCGGCACAGAGAGAACTAGGCAAAGAGCAAAAGAGGCTTTCATTTCGTTTCTCCAATCAATCAAAAATCATTGCTGAGATAGGTAACGAGAGCTCTGTGGAATCCATCCGCGATGCTCCCTGGAACATGCTGCCGGTTCGTGCCAACGAACCTTGTCGGGACATCGGTGATGATGTTGCCTATGATGTCCCCGCCTTCAAAGCCGTGAGCGTAGTCTGAGTAAAGATTGCCAGTCCACATATCGTCGTTGTCGCCGAACGCGACATAGCGGCCAAATGGAAGCTGGATACCGATCCATGGGCATGCGGCGCCTCCGCCTTCGAGTGTTGCCTCATAGCCATAGTGTTTGAGCGCATCGACGATGGCGTGCCACTCTTCGATGGTAGGAGATCGTAGTAGAGTCGCAGCCTCGCGAATCATCTCTCCCTGTTTGCTCACGAACGGGCGGATCGCTTCTCTACAGGCCTCGAATGCGCCTTTCGCAGAGTCGTAGTCGAAGAACTCTGTCCCGGTGACAAGAAGAGGAGAGCCATTATCCGAACTCACCGTCATGATGAAACTGAATAAGCCGACATTGGTCATTGCATACCGTCCTTCGGTTGGCTAATCGACACTACTCGCACAACGTTTGGAAACCACCTCGGTTGCCGGCGAAGATCGGCGGCAACCTCCTCGGCTTCGAACTCGTCTACGCTGGCGAACTTCACCAGTGGCGGATCATCGCTGTTTACCGGTTCAATATGGACCTCATGATGTTCCATAGTTATAGTCCTCTCAATATGTCCCATATTTCGCAAAGCACGCAGATAAGGCGCTCAAGCCAGAGCGGACCGACAGTGATGCGGCGGCTCACGAATTCAATCGCTCAAACTGTCTGCGCGCCTCTTCCAATGCCTTGTGTGCGTCGATCACTTTGGCGTAGTGGGCAAGCTTGGCATCGATATCGTTTTGGGAATCGTCCGAGGTGAGGACCTGATACCACGCGTAGCCACACGGCTTGTCCTGATCTGCGCGGAACGTTAGTTCGTAGCGATTGGCGGAACCGTTGCATGGATCACAAGCCCACCAATAGGGCGTGAATGCTTCTCCGATGTGCGGAGCGTCGTTCATCCACATCACCAGCCGAATCGGCTTTGGGTTTCCGTGCAGATCACAAATTGTGTAAGCCATAACTCATCTCCTCATCGCCGTGGATGCGGCGGTTCAGTATTGCTCTGGAACGTTCGTGTCGCCGTTGATCTGTCGCCAGTCCATCACGCACCAGCCTGTTTCTGTTCGTGGTGGGAGTAGATGTATTCCAAGGCCAGATCTTCGACCTCAATTGCTCTATCGAACGGAAGGCCAAGCTTAGATACTTCAGCCCCGACGCATCCTTGCAGATCACTGGAAGTGAGTTCATCGAAAATTGGAATGAACTCGGCTGCAATGCGCATCGCGTTGAAGATTGCTTCTTGGTCGGTCATCACGCACCAGCCTGCAACTTCTTGGCTCGCATGGTCTCCCACGCTTTGGCAGCAGCCGCCTTGCGACGTGTGGCCGCGCTCTCGTCGACCGGCTTGGGATCGGCCTTCGCTTTGCCTGAGCTCGGCGTCTTGCCTTTGCGGAGCAGATCACAGTTGAGGTGGAGAGCTTCGAGGATCGGACGACCTAGAAAGGTGTGCCGGTCGTCGCGCTTGCCCCACTTCAAAACCACAGGCAGGCCCATCGCGGGAATAGGTTCCTGACAGTCAGCGCAAATGATTCTCATGCCGCCACCGCCATCATCCCGGCACAGTCTGGGCCGATGCCGCGAGCGATTGACTCAGGGACTGTCAGCTTGCGGCCACAGCGACCGCACCGGCCTTCGTGCCACACTTCGAGAGTCGAAGACATCAGGCCACCGGCTCGCATGCGTGACAGGAAAAAAGTGAAGGCCTTGAAACTGGGAGCCTCAGGAGTCACGCGGCTGCGCTTCGTGGTGCGAAAGCTGCCAGTCGCATCGATCATCCCGATGTATTGGTAGTCATTCTCATTGTCGGGACCGGAGAGGACCCGCACGAAGTAGACCACGTCGCCGTTGGAGTTGGGATCGGATTTGGCAACCCGATAGGTGAAGCGCTCGCCAGACTTGCGGCTCACGAGTGTGAGTGTCGCGTCGCCTGCGAAAGTGAACAAGTGGACATCGGCCCAGCTTGCGAATTGTCGAGAAGCAGTGTCGCTGCTCATGTTTCTCATCTCCATGGGGTTGGATGGCCCCGAGCGTCTTTTGTATACGCCGTGATTGAATGATAGTTCATGATTGGAATAATGGCAAGTCTATTATTTGCAATATTTTACCGCCGTAAACTGTTGGAAACGTGAGCTTTGGAGATGCTGTTTTCCACGTTGCTTGGCCACCATTGAGATAGAATTTGCTCTTGAATGGAAAAACCTGCGGAAAATGTTCGATTAGCTCAAGTCGTCGGCCACCCAGCATATTGGGTCGGGGATGATGGGAGTGTATGGAGTTCTTTTCGCAGAATGGGGAAGGCAGGCGGCGGCGTGCAATGGATTGCAGGCGGTCCGCTTCATAGGCTAAAGCCTCGACCGAATCGAACTGGATATTTGCGAGTCGTTATTTTTACTGATGGCAATCAAACCCGCCTCACACGAATGATTCACCATTTGGTGCTCGAAGCATTTATTGGTCCGTGTCCAGACGGGATGGAAGGATGCCACGGCAATGACGTAAAGTCAGACAATCGATTTGACAATCTGCGATGGGATACAAAGCCGAACAATTGGATTGACCGTAAAGCAAATGGTAGAGTCAATGCGCCGAGTGGTGAAAATCACCCAATGGCGAAACTCACATGGGACAGAGTGAACGAGATTCGCTCCACGTTCACACCGGGGCGGGGGAATCGTGTCCGGATGGCCCAGCGTTATGGCATAACAAAAAGCAATCTAGGTTCAATCCTGAGAGGAGAAATATGGCGAAACGATCCGCCAAACCCTCGAGCATGAGCGGCGTTACATGGCGCAATCGTATCGTTGGTCATGAAACGGTGGACGCTAGCTCATTGGTTCCGCATCCTTCGAATTTCCGGATTCATTCAGATACCCAACGCGCAGCGGTAGGCGAGGCACTTTCTCGACTTGGGTGGCTCGAAGAGGTTCTAGTAAATAAGACTTCAGGGAAAATAGTTAACGGACACTTGAGAGTAGAATTAGCTGCGGCGAGAGGCGAGAAAGTCCCAGTCACGTTCGTCGAGCTTTCGATCGATGAAGAAAAACTTGCGCTTGCCTCGATCGATCCGCTCGGTGGCATGGCGATCGAGGATTCGGAAAAACTTGGTGAGCTGCTCGCCGGCATTCAACTTGGAACGTCCGCTCTCGATACGCTATTGTCGACCACCGCCCAGGATGCCGCGCTCGCTCAACTCTTCAAGGATGCCGAGGACTCGGATGACTCGAGTGTATCTGGTTCACGACTTCCCAACTTCGGACAGAATATTACGGTTGTCTTGCCGGCCGAAGATCTCCCGCTTTTCGAGCGCACGATCCGTGCGACGGACGAACCGAACCGCGGCAAAGCCATCATCGAAATCTGCCGCGCGTACCTCGATGCCAAAGGATTGTTCACCGAGGCGATATGACTCCAGACGATAGAATCCTCAGAGCAGCAATGACATCGTGTTTGACGGGGGCTGCGGTTATTGCATCTTGCGCTCCAGAAATCCCTTGGAGAGTCAGCATTGTTGGTTTCATCGTTGTATTCACCTCGTTCCACTTCTATGCTGTTGGAAAGTGGGAAGGGAAATAGGGGGTTTGTTCATGGAGGGAATCAATGCCTCGTCCTGAAGTTCTCCCAGATATTCCGCCGCGCAAGGTATATTCATTTAACGATGTCGCAGGAACTTTCAGCGGTCCCATGACGATTAGCCAGCGTGAGGATGCAGAGCCGATATCGCTCAACTTCAATTATTTCGACAAAGACGGTCTCGGCTGGCATGTGGTAGCTGAAGGCTACCGCGTGAAAGATGGCAACATGCGAACCGAGGACGGCCATATACAGCGCATTGAAAGAGGCGACGCCAATGCCAATGCCTGAGCCTCTTCCCGATCTGGTCAAGACAGCAGTCAAACTGGAGCGGGATGGAATTTACGCTTTGCAAATTAAAGAGAGTCTCTCGAAAGACAGGCTCACCGAGCTATCGTTGCAATTAAAGCGCATCACGGACTCTATCGGTGTGAGGTTCGTCGTCATCGGGCCGGAGATGGAATTGGTTACGCGAGAGATTCCAGCAGCAGAGGAGGACACAATTGCCGATACCAAAGCGTGACTTTAGAGGCCAGCGGGCGCGCGTCAACATGATGGAACTTCGTTCGCAGCCAGGCGAGGTGATTGATTCAGTCGCCCATGGCATGACTGTCGAAATCGAGAAGAGCGGCAAGCATGTAGCCACTCTGGTCCCGCCAGATGGTGATGGTGAATCGACAACGATCCATCCAAACGGCGCGATCAGCGGCCAGGTTCCTCTGACCTTCCGGCGCAATCTCGGAAGCGGGGGATATTAATGCTGCCGATTTCGACGCCAGATGGATTCGCCACGCGAATCATTATTATTCTCGCCGTCTTTGGAGCCGCAGCTCTTGTCAGAAGATACTTTCGTCCAGAAGGTGATTGATGCCGATGTGGAAGTCATCGACCGAAGGCAAATCTCAAGATGAGCAAGAGCTCGTCAAAATGAACGAAAACGAGAGGGTGCGCGTTGCTGAAGAAAAGGAATTCTGGACCAGCATTGTGCAATATGTTATCGGTGATGATGCCAGTGCTGAAACGGCCATCTCCGTGGCGGACAAGATTCTTGCAGCCCGGCGTGAACGTTTTCCTTCGGTATGAGCATGCAGAAAGACAATTCCACATTCGAGCAGAAGAAACGTCTTCGCCTGGTAATGCTGCGCAAAGTAGAGAAGCCAGTGGTGGTGATGGAAACGCACGGCGGCATTGGAAAACTCTATGCCTCTTGTTACAGCACCATCCGTGACGGCGTGGTCTTCGAGCGGGATCCGGCGAAGGCCGACTTCCTCGCTCACCAGAGGCCATCCTGGGCCGTATATCGGTGCGACGTTGTACGTGCGCTACGCGCCGGCGCCGGAGCACACCTAGAAATAAATCTGCTTGACCTCGATCCATACGGCCAACCTTGGAATGTCATCGATGCCTACTTTTCGAGCAAGCGGTCGTTTCCGGAGCGTATGGCCGTCGTGGTGAACGATGGTCTTCGCCAGAATCTAAAAATGCATGGAGCATGGAATAATAAATCAATGCAGGGCATTGTCTCCAAATACGGGAACGATTCGATGTTTAAACGGTATAAAGAACTGTGCCGTGAGATGCTCGCTGATCGAGTAATTAGCCAGGGATATGTGGTAGATCAGTGGGCTTCATACTACACTGGATTCGCTGGGAACATGACGCACTGGGCAGCGATCCTTGTGAAACGGAGTGCTTGATGGCTAGGCCAAAACAGAAAGAGTGCAAGAACGGTCATTTGCTGAAGAAGCCGAATTTAATCTTTCGCGAAAGAAATGGTCGAAAGATTCGCGAGTGCAGAATATGCGCACGTGAGCGGTTGAATGCCAATCGAGCCAAAGCACGGGCCAGGGTTGAAGAGAAGGCCAAAGTGAAGGCGGTTAGGGCGAAGGCCGCCATGAAAGCGAGTCGAAATGGATCAACCCCAAGCGGCAAAGATAAAGTCTCTCTCAAGAAGAGAGCCGCCACCGGTAAAGTTTCAAAGCGATGAGGACGAACAGTTCTGGTCTTCGATCATTTTGGCTGTTTCCGCTCAAAAGGATCCGTCTTATCACGGTGCGATTATGTTTGCTGACCGCGCGTTGTTCGAGCGCCAGCGGCGGCGCCAGAAGGGCAAAATCTGAAGTGAAAACGGTCTACCACCAACCGCCAGGCGATCCGCGGCCCAAGCGCGGCGACCTTCTCCAGTCGAACATCGGCAACAAACACGAGAGGACCTGGTTGGTGCTCGCGGTTCATATCCTGCCAACTCGGTGGTGTCATGAGATGGGAATCACCGCGCAGCGAAGCCGGGTTTGGGCGGAGCGGTGGTGGGCGCTCGAGCCCGAGATGCGCATGACACTCTTCCGTAGCGCTGAGAGGGCCGGTGGGCAAATGGTTCATCCGTTTCAGCGTTTTCCAGCGAAGCGCAAGCCGACATTCGAACGGCTGATGAGATTGGAAAAATAAAATCAGGCCCGGGCTTGAAATTCCCAATGGGATGGTGCTAGGCTGTACAAGCATCGAAAGACAGAGTTTCAGGTTTGAGGCTCACTGGATGGCTTACATGTACGGCGTTGGTCGCTGGTTCGAATCCAGCCTGTCCCGCAAGGGAAAGTAGCTCAGTTGGTAGAGCATCGCCCATTGAAAAGCAACACAGCCGACCGATCTAGCCTCAATTCAAGTTTTCCCTTTGCTACTGGGTGGCGTACATGCGAGGTAGCTCATTTGGAAGAGCAACTGACAGTCAAATCAGTAGGTAATCGGTTCGAACCCGATTCTCACAATCAATGAATTGCCGAACGATCTGCAAAGGGAAATTCAAATCGAGGCGATGTTTATTCGCGGGTCGGCTATGATCCAGTAGCGCTGCTGGGGAGCTTGAAAACGAATCAGGAGTGAGTATTACCCGTAGGCGCTCCTTCCGAGTTCATCGGACACATGGTACAGCGGGCGCAAGCCTATCTGCTCAGTAACCGCAATGCCACAATGAACAAGCGGTGACGCTCCGGAGAGACGGGGATCAAGTTTTGGGCGACTGGCGGAATGGCAAACGCAGCGAACAAACGGTTCTGGGAAACCAGAGCCGATTGCAGACGGATCTGGCCGCGAAAGCTGCCCACTCGGTTGCATACATGCAGGACCAGCCGAAAGGCTGATTCATCCAGGTTCGACTCCTGGGTCGCCCATTCAAAGCTTGGGGCTTACTGTACGGCTTACATGACTCTTGCGAAGGATCAGTGAACAGCCGGACGATCTAGCCTCAGAAAATTTGCCCGATACTGGATTGGTTACATGATTTTCCACCCTAAAAGTGGAAGCCCCGCCACAAAAACCTTTATCGGGGCTTCCGGCTAGGGCCGAAAAGGTCGAATGACCATTAGGCTCGATGCTAGAAATCAAAACACCAGGCCGATCTTCGGGCAAAAACTGAAAGGAGTCATTGTGGCAAGCAATGACCGGTTCTACGAACTCCAGCTGCATCACCGCCCGGCACTCCATGGTGATGTCGGATCTCTCCTCAAAATCGAAGGTCTCGTGGTCGGCGGCGAAGGCGCGCAGGCCGTGCTCATGCTGCCTGGCGCACCGCTTTGGGGCAACGGTGTTGCGGCCGGTCCGAACGTCCTTGTGTACGGTCTGACCGCTGAAGAGTGGACCGACTGGCTGCAGCGCTCCGACGATCCAGAGATTCTCGTGATGCCGGCGAAGGCCTTCCACCGCAAAGTGCGCTATGAGATTAGCGGCTTCATCCAGCAGAAGGTGTGGCTGGCTGATGGCTCGAAGTGCATGTATTGCGATGTAAAGATGGGCAAGGCGCCTCTCACGATCGATCACTTCCGGCCACTCGAGTTAGGTGGCTTCAACGACACGAGCAATTACCTGACGGCCTGCCGAAAATGTAACAAAGAAAAAGGCGCGATGGACCCGGAAGAATGGTGCAGGATCAAGCATCTGAGTTATTCCATGCTGCTGCATCATCTCGAAACTCGCAAGCTCCCATAAGTTCCAGAGGCAGGCTCGAAGGAGGCAATGATTACTCAGACTCTTTCGGGAGTCAGAGCCGGAGGCCTCTGGCTGTTTTCACGTTTCAAAGTTAAAACCGAAGGTGGTCAGAAAATGGAATCCCAATTCACAAAGAATAAGATTTTGTCGGAGTTGGCCAAGTCACCACATGGCAATCTCCAGGAGTACATGCCAGTCGGCCAACAGGCCGCGCAGCTGGAACCGGAGTTCATGGCGCACCTCATTAGTTGGAACATGGTGAAGGGTGATGTGCGTGACTCTAAGGTCGCTCTGCCAGTCGTATCGCTGACGGTGCCACAATTCACAGCGGTTCCCGAATTCATCGAGAATAGTCTTGCGCACTTCGCTGCGCTCGGCCCGCGCGAGCTCGTTCGAGCTTATCGCTTTGCGCTGGCGGTGCGGCCGAAGGGATTCGTGAATCGTCTGGGCAATATCATCGAGACCTACCTGCGCAATCTCGAAGCTGACCGTGGCCGCTGGGACCGCACCGCGCTGCAGCACCGCCGTCCGCTGCGATCGCTCTATACGCTCGCTCATGTGAAGGCCGGCAGCGATTACGTTTCGAGGGTATTGCACCATGGGAAGAATCGCGACAAGAATGAAGCATCGCGTCCTGGGCTTCCGGCCGGTTCGATTTTCGAGGTGGTCGCAGGCCTTAAGCAGATGTCTTCTGCCGATGCAGCCAGCGCGATCATCACGAGCAGGATCCCATTCCTGATCGCAATGGGCGCGCTTGAAGAAAAGGCCAAGGATACCGACCTGTTGCATGCACTGATCACGCAGATGTCGCCTTCGGAACTGGTGACGAACACAAAGCTGCTCGAGCGGTGTGGTGTCAAGACCAACCCGGCGCTACGTGGTGCCTTCGAGGAGGGATTGAAGCGCGCATCGAAGAGCACTGCGAATATGCTCAAGACCACGCGAGCGGCCGAAGTTGTCGAGGACGAAGGCCTTAAGGAAAAGTTGGTCAGCCTCCAGGAGCGCCAGATCGAGAAGCTGGGCGGCATCGATGGGGACTGGCTCGTACTCGGCGACAGCAGCCCTAGCATGTCGCAGTGTATCGAGGTGGCGCGGACTATGGCCGCCACTCTAGCGAAGTTCGTCAAGGGGAAGGTGAGCCTGATCTTCTTTGACTCCTCGCCGCGTTACTTCGATGTAACAGGCAAGGACTATGGGCAGATCCTTGCGGACACCCGCCATGTACTCATCGGTGGCGGAACGTCGATTGGGTGCGGTGTCCAATATGCGATGGACAAGAAGCTTCCGGTGGATGGAATCGCGGTGGTGTCGGATGGCCAGGAGAATACGCCACCGTTCTTTGTTGATCGCTATCAGAGTCTTTGTAAGATGCTCGATAAGGAACCTCCAGTGTACTTCTACCGGTTCCAGGGTTCGGTGAGGGCCCTTCATGATCGCGATCTCGCCTTGACGATGCGCAATGCCGGAATCGAAATGCAGGAATTCGACATGCGGTCACAAACGGCCGACATGTATAGCCTGCCCAACATCGTGCAGACGATGCGCGTTTCGCGTTACAGTTTGATCGATGAGGTGCTCGGTTCCAGGCTTCTGACGTTGGATGATGTTCTCAAAAATCTGAGAAAGGAGGTACCAGTCAATGCTGCTTGAAGCAATCAGAAACTTCAACAAGAACGGTGCCAGCCTCGACGAACTCGTCGAACTGTCTGCGCTCGCGCGGCTTGTTAAGACCGAATTCGGTGAACTGGAAGCACCGGTCCCGAAGTGGTTTGAAGATAAGGTCGTTGCGATCCGCACCCAGGTTTCCACGTTGGTCGAAGCTGACAAGGCTCATCGCATTCAGAAGATCCACGCTGAGCTTCGCGGCCTCCGCACTGCGGAGGAGCGGCGTGCCGATCTGCGCAAGGAGCTCGAAGCTCTTGGCGGTGCGATCACCACGGAAGACAAAAACGAACCGGCTGCGGTGTAATCATAAGGTTGTGCGTGTGGCTCCTGCCGGGATAGCCCGCATGCACAAAGCCGGCGATCTGTCTTGCCGCGGATCGCCGGCGCCAAGCGAAAAAGTGGGGAGGTGGTCGATGAACAGGATTCCTGTACCGAAACCCAACTCGGTTGAAGCAAAGTTGAAAAAGATAATCAGCGACCAGCTGATGGTGGATGAGGAGCAACTAACACCCGGTGCGGAGTTTACGCAGGACCTTGGTGCCGATTCTCTCGACTTTGTCGAACTCGTAATGTCGATCGAGGAGTCTTTCGATATTGATCTTCGCGAAGATGAAGAAACAATCGAAGAGCTAAAGACGGTGGGGAAGCTGGTCGAATTCATCGACAAGAAGATTGCGGGATCAAATGTCCCCGTCAATGTTGCGCCCAGTTCCTAGGTTCCTGGTCCGTCTTTGTGAGGATGGTTTGGATGCGGCATCCAGCGCACATGCCACGACAGCCGCATCGCGTCGTGGCTGAAAAGGTGAAAGTATGACGTCTCTCCAATTAGAAATGGCCGAAGTGATTCACCTCCTCGCGTGCGTGATTGACCGAGACATTACGCGCGAAGGAGGTTGGATATTGGGCAGTGACCGCGAGGCTTTTGAACAGAGGCATGCCCAGCTGAAAGTGAAACTCGAGGCATTGCGTGATGCGCCATGGCCATCGTTCACAGGCTTCGACGTGCTTGAGGGGCGAAAGATTTCCGACCACGACGGGTCCCCTGTAAAAATTGGTAACGAACAAGGCAAGCGAAATCCCTTCAGAGGTGTTTGGTGACAGTTCGCAATGACGCATGGAACTCTTACACGATGCAAGCCGCGCATCCCAAATGGAACGAAGATCGATATAGGTCCTGCGATGCAGCTGCATCCGCAACGGGTTCAGCGCATTGATGTGTCCATCGAGATTCCACTATCTGCGATGCCGGCCAAGGTATCTGAATGGAACTCATTCGTTGCCGATCAACTGACAAGCGCAGGAGAGGTGATTCGCAACCAAGTGCGGCCGCGCTTGCTGAGGAATGGCTCATGATCGACTTTCCAAATGTCGGCGATATCCTGATTTACAGAGGAGGACCAGACCCGTTCGAGGTCCAGGTGCTGCGGATCTATAACAATCTGGGTTACTGCGATTCTGTCAAGGTCAAGCGGTTGCGTGATGGAGTCGTGTCGTGCTGTCACCACAGGAATCTGGAAAGGCTGGAACCGGTGGAAGATGGTGAGATCCACAACCGCTCTGTTTTGGTACCCATTGAAATGGGATTATAAAGGGAATTCGCGGATCGAGGGATGCTGCCCACTCGAGGAGCGAAGATGGGCAGGAACGCGAGAGCGGCTTGCGAGCTCCTTGCTCTCCGGGCGATTGCAACTCCTTGCTCTAGCCTTGTGACGATCCGCGATGAGAAGAAGGGCACGGCACGCCAGTGGATCGACGTGCCCTTCATTCTCCGCACGGGTGGGCCATGTAAAGTGATGCTAACTTGTTCTTGCCAGATGTGACTATCGTCACATGATGTTACATCCTGGAATTCCCCGGTAAATGTCGGTTTATAAATCTGTGGAAATTTAATGGATATCTATATTCAAACTATTGATGTTAAATACACTTAATTCCATTGCCAGATACCGCTTCCATCTCCGGTAAATCCCGGTAGAGGCTGGTAACCAGTTTCCTTCTTGAGAACCTGTCGCGCGAACAGTGCATTGACAAAGGGAACAAAACCGCTATTCTTTCATGCAGTTGTCGTCCTTCCCTAAATAGCGCACTCGCGGAGCGATTCCACCGCGCCAGAACTGGAGAGACCCATTGCCAAAAATAGCTTCTGCTGTCCTGCGTAACGCCGCGGGCGAGTTCATGATGCGTCTATCTGAAGCCGACGTGGAAGTCTACGAAGTGCTTGCAGAACAAGGGCTTGTTAAACGGTCGGCGGTGCCGCGCAAAGGCCAGACCATACTGATTTTCAAACTCATGGGCGATCAATACAGCGCCCTACCTAAACTACATCCAGATCCTTCCAATTCGCCGGACTCAGCGTGTTCTCTGACGCGCAACGATTCTTTGGGCCTGGCAGGAATGAACTTCCCAGACTCCCAGACATCTCGTTTCCAGATTGAACGTTGGTCCGGTTACGGACTACTCGTTCGACGGCCAGCGCACGCGTAGTGTGCGGTGAGACCGCTCGCGCGTCTTCACAAAAAACAAATAACAATGAAAACAACAACTTAGATTCCTTCCTGATGTAACAATCACCTCTCAAAACCTCAGCGGATTTAGCGATAAGCAATTGAAAATTTAGCCCCATAACACCTCTTCTCTCCCCATTTCTTCTTTTCAAACTCGCTTCCCCGCTCAACTTAAACCCCAATATTCAAATGCGGAAAGGAACGAGTTGCTACGTGAATGGGTCGCCGACCAACACCAAACATCGATCCCAAGCAAGTTGAAGCCGCTGCCTCGATCGGTCTGACCCTCGAGGAAATTGGCCAACTGCTGGATTGCTCGGCAGACACGCTGCACCGAAAATACAAAAAGCAGGTTGAGCGCGGCTGGTCGACAATGAAGTCCAGCATCAAGCGAGCTCAGTACGATGTGGGTGTGAACAAGAAGAACCCGACGATGCTGATCTGGTTGGGGAAGCAGCACCTGGGGCAGAGTGATGAGGGTGGGCGGAAGCAGACGGGCCTGGGAGACCAGCTCGAGGGATTCTTCAAGGCATTGATGGCCGGGCCGGCCGCGGAGCCGCCGAAGGACGAAGAGGCGCCAGCAGCGGAATCTGGCGAGGCACAAACGGATGTAACAACCAGTGAGCCGGCCGATGGTACCGGTGGCTCGGGAGGTTCGGAATGAGTTGGAGCGTAAGTTGTAACGGGATGAAGTCGGACGAAGCGGCCACGCAGATCGAGCGGCAGTTCGAATCGATGAGCACGCTCCTGGAGCCGGAAGAGACGATCAAGCAAAAGGCACGCGCACTGATCGCCGACTCTCTCGCAGGCAACAGCCCGGTTCGCGAGGTGACTGTTAGCGCCTTTGGATCAATGAACACCTGGACTGGTGAGGGAGGCGAGCAGCGATTCTCCAACACGGTGAACATCAACATAAGCTAAAATCGTGAGCAAGCCGGACCCAGCACTCAGACAAACGAGTGAGGCATCCGGCCTCGGGACACCTCTGATAGGTACGTTACAACGCAACAGGCAGAATGAAAGGCGCTCTTTTCTGGAGCGCCTTTTGTTCGTGATGATGTAACATCTTTGGCATGGGCGGCGATCGTGCTCTGAACATTCGCAATGTCTCACCAGCTTTGATGGAGAAGCTGAAGTCCAACGCCACGAAGAAGGGCCTGACGTTGCGGGACTATTGCATCGGGGTTCTTTCAAAAGCGCGAGTAACGAAGATCGCGCGCAGGTTAAAGCCGGCCACCGGCCGGAAGCCATCCCTCGAGGCTGGGCGCAGCAGTATCGCGTTGGGGACTACCAGCCCATCCCGCACAAAAGCAGTACGCCGGGCCGGGAGTCGTGGTGGATCCCGGCCCATGAAGCCAAAAATCGACCGCGCTGCTGCTGGCCACGAGCGGCGAGTGCAGTCGATCGAGCGCACGGGGCAGCAGACTCGAATCGGACCTAACCTCCACCGATCGCCGAAGGTTGCCCCGCTCGTTCCGCCGCCGATCCCGAAGAAGGCTAAACCAGTGAACGCCTGTCCTCGGTGTCGCAGTAAACTGAAGCGGTGGGGCCCGACAATGATGCGCTGCACGGTGTGTGAGCAGAACTATCCGATCGAGCAGCTGGAAAGAATGGCAGGATGAAGCCTGGACCGTATCCGGGATTAAGAAAGCAATTCCGACCCGGCAGCAATCCGAGCTCAACCTGCAAGCGCAGTGAACACAAGAAGTGCAGCGGGCACCTCAGAGCAAGGCATGGAGTTCCTGGACCGTTCTGCACATGCAGCTGTCATAGCAAGAAAGCAGAAGTCGCCGAAGGATGCAGGCAATGATAATCAGCGATGAAAAGGGTACGCGAACTGATTTGTCTCCATGGAGAAAATACCAAACTCATGATAGGCGTGAGTGAGGAAGCGGCCAAAGCATTCAACGATACGGTCGTTGCACTTGGTGAACTGGTCGAATTTCGTGGATCTGACAAAGAGCTTTTAGCTCTGGATCGCAAATGACCGGCCACCCGATGACGTGGGAGGAGTACCTGGAGATCAACTTCGTGGTTCCAGTTACTCTCTGCTGTATCGTAGGCTTCGTTGCATTCATGGCGCTGGTGGTTAAACTTGCTCGCGCTTGCCTCGGGAACTTTTGGCCCGAAAGCGACAATGAAGATGAAAAGCCAATGGCCGACAGCGCCGGCAAAACATTGGGACTCTGATCGGAGCGCGCCGGGATGGAATGCGAACATCTTAATTTGACGAAGGTCGTGAACAATGAGGACCCGAACACTTACCAGTGCGACCAGTGCCAGGACCTCATCCATGTAACACTCGCTCCGGTGGCCTTGCCTAAGCCAGTGTTCCCCAAGGCCGCCGAGGAAATGCATGCATGGCACAGGATCACTTGGAATTGCGGTAGGCAATAGTTCTTGGCGTGGCGCGAAACTTCAGACGGTTCAGGCGACATCGAAGTTCTCGCCTACAACAACGCGTATGGCTACGATCCTCGTCAATCAACATACGTGGAGCGCGCGCCATCGCTTGAAGCGATAGGTGGGACTGTCCAATGAAAGAACTACGTCGGATCGTTGCACTCATGTTTCTGTGCATGCTTGTGGCCACAGTCATAGCGCAGTCGGCGAAGGTGATTCAATTGACGCCAGCCGAGGCGGCCGAAGCCAAACGTCTCTATGAGCAGCAGATCGAGATAGCTGAGCAGATCAGGAAATTCAACGACACCATCAGGACGAGGCATCTTGCGGCTACCGAAACGACAGGCTCAGCCTCAGCCATCATGATCAATGGAAAGTTCATGCCACTTATCGATGGATGGGATGGAGGCCGATTCCAATACTCCGAGGATTTCCGCTTCATCGTTCCTGTTGTCGACTCGAATCAAAAGCCTGCGATGTTCGGCTGTAGCATACCGTATATCAATCCGGCTTCAGGTACTTCGCTCGGACAACTACTAACGCAACCACGATAAATCATTTACATTTTCTGAATGTCGATCGGCGATATCCGGCTGGCTGGCTATGCGATCGCTTCGGTCGCGGCTGGATACATTGTCTGGCTAGTCGCAAAAGGGATATCCAACTGGATTAAAGAAGCTCGCGAGGATCGCGAATTCAAGCGGCGCATGCGCTGGCACAAAGGATTGTAGGCTGACCGTTGGCAACCGGGACGTCGATTGCTCCTGTACAAAAAGTTAAACAGTTCGGACGCAAGGCGCACGCGTTCATCATGCACCCGCCCGAGCTCGACAGAAAGTACAACATTCTTGTCGGGTCCGTCCGGTCCGCCAAGACCTGGGCCGTTACAGCGAAGGTGATTCTTCACCTCTGCCGATACAAGGTGGAGGGCCGGCGCGTCATTATCGGCAAGTCGAAGGGCAAGGTTCACAAGAACATTCTCATCGACCTGTTCGAAATCATCGGTAAAGACAAGTACTCCTACAATCAGTCAACCGGTGAGCTCTGGCTGTTTCTGGGTGAGAACGGCGCCGGAGTTCAATGGTTCGTGATTGGCGCCAACGATGAGGCGTCATACACGAACATTCTGGGAATGACGATTGGTGTTGCGATCGGGGATGAGGTGATCGAGTGGCCGCGGTCCTTCTTCTTTGTTCTGATGCAGCGGCTTTCGCCAAAAGGATCGCGGTTCTACGGAACCACAAACCCGGGCCCGCCGACGCACTACCTGAAGACCGAAGTCATCGATGGCAAAAGCTTCAAGCCGGACCTAACGCACATCGAGTTCACGCTGGACGACAATCCGAACCTGGACCCGAATTCAAAGCGAACGATCAAAGCTTCGCAAAGCGGCGTCTTCTTTCTGCGTTACATTCTCGGCCGATGGGTCGCAGCCGAAGGCGCAATCTATGGCAGTGCCTGGTCATCCGATCTGATTTACCACCCTGAAGAGATCGGGCCAGGGCTCTATGGATTTGGCGGTTATGTCGACCACATCGTCTTCATGGACTATGGCACGGCCAACCCGTGCACGGCGCTCGAGGCAATTGACGACGGCAAGACGCTTTGGATCGATCGTCAGTATTGGTGGGACTCCGCGAAGGAGATGCGTCAAAAGACAGACTCGCAGTACAAAGACGACATCGTTTGCTGGCTTAGTCCAGACGGCTACAAGAACACAGCCGGCATTGTGAGTGTATCGCGCGTGCAACGGCGCAGCCAGCCGCGCATCGTTCTCGATCCTTCGGCCGCCAGCTTTCGCAATGAGTTGTCAGCTGCAAATCTCTGGGTAGTGGATGCCAACAACGATGTGCTCGATGGGATCCGCAAGACCTCGAGCGTGCTTACTCAAAGACGGATTCGGATCAGTGCCGAATGCGAAGAGCTGATTCGCGAACTGCCGTCGTATATGTGGGATCCGGACGCGATTAAGCGCGGCGAAGAGGCACCGATAAAAACGAACGACCATGGGTGCGATGCGCTGCGGTACGGGGTTGAAGAAGTGTTTTCGGATTATCGACTCTTGGCGGCGTGAAACGAATGATCGATTAACTGGAATCATGACCATAGTTTGTGGCGATATCGCGCATTTGGCGCATGCTTTATTCAAACCGGATTCAAAATTTCAATCGGGAGAAAGAACCAAATGAAACTGCTACGCTTTGCAGCACTCGCTTCAATTCTGTGTATGCTTCCAACTTTAGTTTTGGCGCAGGATGAGGTTCCTGGGCAGCAACTTCCAATCACACTCAACGTTGGACAGGGTGGTTTCAACTGCGGCCGTGACAGCAGCCCGCTCTACTGCTATGGGATCCCGGTCGCGATCAATGGGCAGCCCAGCGGAACATTCTGGATCGACACATACCTGACTGGCTATAACGCCGGTACCGGATTCATCGTCTGGAACAATGTCGCTGACCTGGACGAAGCGCATGTAACCGGAGACTCCGAGACCTATGCGACTTTTACAGGCACCAATAATGGGCGACCGGTAAGCATCAGTGCGCCGGCGACGGTGGTGACGACGTTCTCCGGAGACACGAACGATGGCGATGGCGGGAGCTATTCCGGCTCCATGTCGCTGAACTTCACATACTACTATTCGTCAGGCGGAGGTGGCCGCGGCGGCGCAGCGGCCGGGTGGCGCCTCATCTGCACTGGCGGAACGATCTCAATAAAATACAACAACTAAAACGAGGAATCGAATCGAATGCGTCGAGCGTTAATACTGATCCTGTTGGTGTGTTGGAATTCGTGGATTGATGGCGTAGGCCAGCAGGCCATCAATCCGCACACACAGGTAAAGTGGGTCAAGGTGAGTGGTAGCGGTGCGCCGACGATACCTTGCACATCAGTAAATTATGGTGAGCCATATGCGGATACTACGAACAATCTGAGCTATTTCTGTTCGAGTTCTGGATGGACTTCGAATGGAGGTACAGCATCTAATCCTGCCGGGCCAGCGTTTGCCGTGAACTTCGCCAACAATGCGGTGACTTCGTTCCAGGGCGATCCCAGCATCACGATCAACCCATCGACTCATCAACTTAACCTGGGGAGCGACCTCCCTACGGTCCATCAAGCCTGTAGTGCCAACGCATGCAAGGCCACCCAGCTGGTCACCGCCTATGGAGCGGTTGGCGACGCGCTTCAGCGGAGCGCGTCGGGTTACTTCACGTGCTCTATGACCGTGGGGGGAACTACGCTCACATGCACCAACACGAACTTCAGCGGCTTAACAGACATCGGGAAATTCGCAACAATCGGTGCTCCAACCGCGCAGCCATTCGCGAATATAGCATTTACTCCGCTTTCAGGATGGACCACGAACAACACGGCGCAAATAGTGTCGGTCACAGATGCTACTCACGTCGTCCTGAACAAAACCGCCCTCAACTCTTTCACTGGCAATCTCTGGTACGGCACGGATAACTCCCCAGCATTCGCTGCATGTGCGCAGGCAACGTTTGTTTCTCCGGCGACCGGTGGCATATGCATAAAGCCACCGGGGCAGTATTTGATGGCGACGGCTCCTTATTACGTTCTCACTGGTGCCTCTGATGATGGCGGCTATGGCCAGGCAGGAGGAGGGACCGGAGGAACACTATCAACTACACTAGGTACAAATGGCGTAATTTCGTCTTGCGCTGTGACATCTTCCGGCTCTGGTTACACCATCAATTCAACGATGCGCACCATTGTCACCGGGGGATGCAACGGCAGCGCTCAGTGCGGAAATCAGGCTTACATTACAGCCACGAGCGACAGCGGTGGTCATATTGCGTCGTGCTCCGTGGTCTTTGGCGGATACAACTACTCATCTCCGCCAACTGCGACCATAGTAACTGTCGGAGGAGACGGCGCGACCGCTACCACGACGACATCAGGCGGGGCGATTACAACGCCAAGCGTCGGTGCTGGCGGCTCGGGATACGTGCCAAGCTCTGGGTCAGCCATTAATTTTTATGCGGTTAAAGGCAGCAGCACTTGCAATACCATCGGGTTTATCGGCACCGGCTGGGTGCCGATCGTCGCCAAAGGAACAGCGGCATCGAACGCTGCCGGGCAAATCACATCGATGACGATCGGCACCAACGCTACGGGTTGCGGAGTAACGGCACCTACCATTGTCTTCGGTGACCACGGAGCCTGCAACAGTAACACAGCCGGTAGTCCGGTATGGGTGCAGTGCAGCAACATGACTCCGCTCGCACCGACTCAATTCCCCGTCAATGTTTACCTTGGATCGGAAGTTAGCTTTGTTGGTGAATCCTCTACATTGGGAAACGCCACTTCCGACATTGGCACTTGGGATGGCCAGACCTTTGATAACTTGCAACCGTGGATTTACGGTGGCTATGTGGTGGGTCTAGATCTTCAGTATTTCACGGCTAGTAACGCCATTCTTGACATCGGAGTAATCAACAATGCGAATTATTCCCACATCGGAGGCATTACATTTAATGGTGGACTGGGGATGTGGACCCAGTCTACGGATATAGGATTTACTGCTTCTGATCTTGTATTCAATAGCCTTGGTAGCTGGATCAACGGCGGGCAGTGGTGCCATCGCATCGATCAACCCCTGGGATGCGGCGGATTCTTTGATGCGACTAGTGCTCGCAACATCATTCCACGTTTACCGGCGTATGGAGGACCCGGAAGCGGTTCACAGAAGTTGGATGATTGGTTTGACAAGTATTTTTGGTGTTCCGGCTGCTCCGGGAATAGCCCAGATTTTCTTGAGATAGCTAAGTTCCCTGCAACTATAAGCCAGCGGCAAACAGGGCATCCCATGAATATCCCGCAGGGCGCCAACACTCACACTTACCCCGGAGTCAGCTCTTTGGGTCTGGGAATCTTTGCTCGTGATTCCGGCGAGACCGGAGGCGGGACCATAGATACGATACTAGCTAAAGGGATCAGTAGAAACATATTCTGCTGTGTTGCAGGATCTTTAACAATGCACACGCTATCAGCGGAGGGTGCGACACCGATTACTGGGACCAACGATCCTTATAGAAATGCGACGCAGTTAGAAGGCGCTGTGAAAAGTAGCGATATATTTTGTGGTCCGCGTGTACCCACTCTGGATATCATCGGCTGGAGCGGTGGGACCGTGAATAGAATAATTTGGTCGATCTTTAATCAAGGCGACCCTGTATGCACCCGATATCATGATGCCCTGCAGGACAACGCTTCAAATTCACAGCCTCAGGAAAATCCAGCCTTTACGGCGCAGATACCCTTTCCGCAAGGGCTATCGCTACCGGGTTCTAGTACTGATCCGCATATCGACCTATACCATACATCAGCTCAGCTTCTAAATGGCCGCATTAATGCACAAGCTAATGGGGTAGAGATCCAGTGTGGTAACGGCTCGGTATCCGACTGCCTTGATATTCTTAGCAATGGGATAACACCGCGCCAGCCATTCACAACTGTGCCGCTTTCATCGTCTCGTGTGGGAACATTTACCTGCACCAGCGGTGGAACGATCGGAGTTACAAATGGTAACTTCTCAGCGACGTCTACCGTATGGTTCGGCATAAAGACGGTCGGCGGAACGCCTGGCGCGCTGGCGCAGACCACACCTAATCCCGGCGTGGGATTTTCTGTGATATGCGCGACGGGAGACACGAGCACCTATAATTACGGGATTCCGAACTGAGGGGAGCGAGCAAGATGATTAAGAAAATGGTGACCATCTGGTATCCACCGTTCTGCGGCCAGAACTGGATCCGGCGAAGGAGAGCGCGGCAACTGTGAGCGCCAAGCCGCGCGTGCTCCTGGTGACATGCGAGTGCCCGGCAAGATCGATCATTCGCATAATGGATTTGAGCCACGTTGGAGTGATAGACATTCGTCACCAACAGGCTAAATTCCAAAACAACTTTTACGATATCGAGATCGTCGAGACGCATATGGACGCTGAGCAATGGCTGCGATGGAAGCAGTCTCTCGATGGGCGGCCGACGCCGAATATCCGGATCCACTCCTGCCTCGAGGATGAGGTGGGAATGAAGATCTGCCTCGCCGAGATCGAAAACTATCGAAAGCGAAGCGGACAATGAAATACCTACTTACGTAAGGAGAAAACAAAATGTCACCAATCACATTCAGAAGTTCGCGAATCGTCTACTATGGTCCGCATAGCTGCGAGAATTGCGGCGCAACCATCTGCAAAATGGGGAACGAATGGGGAGGCACAGCATTCAGCTATCCCGAGGGGCCCATTTATCCAAATACCGAATGGCATCCGCACGTTTGTGATCCAGAACTCGTGGAGCGGCATTCGGAATTTAAGTCGTCAATTGGCGACAAGGCTCCTGATAGTCCAGCAAGGAAGCTGCCGAACTTCATGGGCATAGAAGGAAACGTCTCACCGCCGCAAGGCAAGCGCCTGATTCACGAATCGCCGGTGGGAAGAATTCCAGGGAAGAGGCGGTAATGGATGAAGTTTCCGAAGCGAGGCTCGCGGATCTCTACCCGGGCCTCGCGGACAAGGTTCGTCAGATGGCCTCGATGCTTGCTGCCGAGGACATCTACATTCGTGTGACTGCTGGCCTTCGCACGGTGGCCGAACAGGATGAGCTCTACGCGAAGGGCCGGACCGCACCAGGGTCCATCGTCACAAATGTACGTGGCGGATTTTCTTGGCACAATTTCGGCCTCGCCGTGGATTTAGTACCAGGTGTGATCGGATTAGATCCATGGCAGCCAGACTGGAAAGCAGTAGAAAGTAACGGTGGAAAGAGTCTAACCAGTTCCTACATTCGGATGGTTACTGTAGCTTCTTCGCTTGGATTGCAATGCGGTGCCCTATGGGAACACTTCAAGGATTATGATCATTTTCAGATGAATGGTCAGTTCCCGGTGGCGGAGCCTAACGATGAAGTCCGGCAGCTTGCAAGCGGAGGAATTGAAAAGATCTGGGACCAAATCCAGAACGCGTAAATGCGCGGCCTGCGATGTCAATTTCGAGGTACCGCAGAAATGTCCAAGAAAAACATATTGCAGCAAAAATTGCCTGAAAAGATCATGGAATCGAAAGAAAATAGGCTACCAAGAGCATTCTGCCAAGAATTGCGAGATTTGCGGCAATGTATTCGTACCTTCCACTTTCCATCCTGAAGCTCGGACTTGCTCGACAAGATGCAGCAAAAAATTGAGCTATCGTAAAGAGGCCGCTATCGCAATCGCCCGCGCCGTAAGGTGGGCGAGGGACAATAAGGAAAAATGCAAGGTTTATGTCAGGCGATCGATGGCGAAAAAGCCTGATCTTTACAAGGCAATCAACAGAAGCCGTGGACACAAAAGGAGGGCTGCTTCACGGAGAGGGGATTTAACTCCCTGCCAGTGGATTGCGATTATCGCTGAACAGCGTAGTTGCTGTTGGTGGTGCGGAATTGAGTGTGAATTGACCATGGACCATGTTGTGCCTCTTTCCAAGGAAGGACAGCATACAAGGGCGAACGTCGTCGGCGCGTGTAAACCGTGCAATTCTCGCAAGGGAAACCGGTATTGGGAGATTGAACGAGGCGTTCTTTATCGGAGGATGGAGTGAGTTATTCCTGGCAGATTACTAATCTGGAACGTGATGGACTGTGGACGCCAGAGTGGGACCCGACAATCAACCCGAAGCAGCCGACCGGCTTTGCGGTAGAGAAAACTGCAAGCGGCCTGGTGATCGTTTGCGATGGTCAGCCCGATTCAGGCGCATTGGGGAAATGCACGAGCCAGTGGCTCAACCCTTCGGCGAGTGTCGAGTTCGGCTGTACGGTAAAGTTCGGCGACGACATCCAGTATGCGCAGGTCATCGAGATGGACAGCAAGTTCACCGACGCATCTGGATTCACCTACGATGGAAGTTTTCAGTTCAATGTTGCCAACGGGTGGATGACGCAGATCAACAATCCTTGGGTCAACACAGGCGTACCGATTCCGCTGGAGATTGACATCGAGAACGGTGTAGCAATTCGGTATGGATTCGATTATGTGAACAAAAACATCAGGTTCGCCAGCGCGAATGGCAAGCCTATCGCGATGCCGGCGATCCCGGCACAGAATCACGGATGGGCTCCGAACACAATTGTGACGCAGCTGCAGCTGTGCATTGCATCGGTTGCCGGCGCCTATAGTGTGGAGTTCAGCGGGATCGGCTACAAGAGCTTGCCCTAGATCGGGGAAAATGTCGTAACATTCAGCGAATCGCCATTGTTCGGATTACATATGTTGTCCAGGCGATTGGAAATATCGCCGAGGTGTTCTGCTATCTCGCCAAGACGGATGGCAATCTCGCCCTGGATCATGATGTTGGTGATTTGCATGGTACCGGCCGCAACGATCGGGTTGGCTGCCTTGCAGATCTCGGCGCAGCGGCTGATTATCTCTTGGATCTCTTCGGCTTTCATTTCAGTCCTTTTTGAGCTCGGCTTCGATCTTGTCCAATTCGTCGAGCCAGCGGCTAATCGTTAATGAATCGGCTGATCGTGGCGGCAGGCAAAGAGACGATCCGGTTGGGCTATGGCTAATTTGAAGAACAAAGCCTTCCATGCGGTATTTCAACCGGGCGAGTAACCTCAAAGCTTCGCTGTTGTGAACTGGCGTACGCATCAGGCATCAAACTCCGGCTATCGGAACTCAAGGGTCCAGTGCTTCGGAAGAGACTGCGCGATGTGCTGGCGGATCACGTCGCGCAGGTTCGCAGGACATTCGACGATGAGCACGAAAGGTCGATTACAAAACAGGAAATCAGCGCCGAAGGTGGCATGCAGGACATCGAGGTTGCAGCCGCTAACCACCGAAAAGACTTCACGAACCATATCGTCTCCGGTCATGCGGCCTTTCGGATTCTTTGTGGCGTCTGCTTCCACTGGTCGTGAAGGACTGGGCACAGGACTGAATGCAAACCGCGGAGCGCGGCCTCTCGGCAAATCCGTTGGCATTCAGCCTGTTTCTCTTCCTTCGTTGAGTTCTCATGGCGAATGAGGGCCATGAACAAGGCATTCGTTGATGGCTTCATTGGTTTAGACCTCCTTTTCAACAGTATGCGCCGGATTAGAAACCGTCGACCATCTTCCTTTGCGGGAACGGTCTCGGAAATGGTGCCGCTGGGTGATGATGGATAGTCGATGGCGGCAACGGACGCGTATCCATCGAAACCTTTTTGTGAACCGGGCAGGTCCAACTGAAAAGAGAACCGCCAAGCATATTGTTGTTATCGCGTTGGCGACGAAGCATTGCATCGCAGCAACAAACTTCGATATCGGTAGTCATTCCGTAAGCATCCTTCCTGTGGCCGTTTCGAGGGACGCGATTCGATCGCGAGCCTGGTCGTAGGTGAGATTATTCCGCATCACAAGCATGGCCACGGCCACATTCTTGCGGATGCCAGCCTTCGACAGAATCTCAAAGGCAGATCGAGCTCGGCGGATTGCTTCAGCGTTGGTAAAGAGGGATTGCATTGCTTTCCTTTCAGTGGTAAGCGAATGATTGGAATTATATCCCATTGGGACGGATTTGAGGAATGGATAGAGTAGCGGGGCGTAGAAGCAACGAAGACACGTTTCCCAGGCCTGACCCAACCACGCTTACAACCGAGATGGGCCAGCGACTCGAGACGCAGTTCAAAGGAGAACTCGCGGCGCTCAAAGAATTGCTGAAAGCGGAGATGAACGGCCTGCGAGAGCTTCACGGCGAGAAGTTTATAGGCGTACAGACGCAATTCCGTGACAGCGACAAGGCTGTGCAGGCGGCATTGCAGGCGGCCAAGGAAGCGGTTGGGGAGCAGAACAAGTCTTCCGACCTCGCCATTGCCAAGAGTGAGACGGCAACCAGCAAGCAGATTGACCAGTTGGGAGCGCTTTTGAGCACCAGGGCCTCAGGCTTCGATGTGCAGATAGGAGATTTGAAATCGCGCATAGCCTTGATCGAGGGCCAAGGTTCAGGTAAAGAAAAAAGCGGCGCTAATGTTTTTCAGATTATTTTTGCAATCATCGCGATCTTGTCGCTGATCATCACAGCCGTAGCTCTGATGAAAAAATGAAGAAGCCGACTAAGAAGCCGCAGACCGAACCACCGCAACCGAAGCTGCCGCCGAAGCTGCCGCCAAATTACAAGCCATTGACGGAAAAAGAGCAGCGAGAGCTAGACGAAATGCTGCGCAAGTTCAAAGAATCGCATGGCACAACGATCGAATGAGTGACTTTACGGTTACGCGACGGATCGAACTCGAGTATCAGCGGCTGATCCGCAGACTCATGTTGTCGAGCATCCCCCAACGCAAGCCGGATGTAAGCTTCGAGCAGTGGATTGCAGAACTGGCGGCGGTGAGCGAGCGGCGAGACGTTGCTGATGCCGCAGCCTATGTCGCCGGCGAGATGGGCCGGTGGGTCAACGTGCTGAACGCGAGAACCTGGCGTGAAGCGGCGACGCGGGCGCAACGGAGCTCAATGTTACATCGGCTCCTGCAGCGGGAAATGGCCGGGCCGGTCGGGATTGCACTTCGCAGGATAGTTGATGAGAATGCGGCCTATATCTCGAGTATTCCGCGAAAGGTCGCTCAGCAGTTGACGGGCGAGATCGCGGAGGCGCAGCAGGCAGGGGCCCGGCCGGAAGCGATCGCCAAGATGATGCGACACCGGTTTCCGCAACTCACGCGAACCAGGATTAATCTGATCGCGCGGACCGAAACGATGAAGGCAAGCGCGGCTCTCACGCAGGCGCGCGCCGAGCATCTCGGGCTACCGTGCTACGAATGGTTGACGTCGGAAGATACGAGGGTGAGGCCGAGTCATAAAAATATGGAAGGTGTGATCGTGTTCTATGATGACCCGCCATCGCCAGAGGCTTTAATTGGAGAGAAAAGCACATTGGGACGTGGGCACGGAGGAACTTTTCCAAATTGTCGTTGTCCTCAATCTCCGCTGCTCACACTCGATGATGTGAAATGGCCACACCGCGTTCATCGGAACGGCCGGATCATGAGCATGACTCGAATCGCTTTCAGGAACCTGAGCGGGATGAAGGAGCGCACAGCGGCATGACGCCGAAACACATCACTCTCGCGACGGTGGCCACGGCTCTAACGATTGTCGGATCGATCTTTGGCGGTCTGGCGAAGATAAATAAATATGCCGATGACCGGCAGACACAGGCGCTCAGGCAGATTCTCGAGCACGAGAGGCATGATGAAGAGATCGACCAGCGTCTGGGGCGCCTCGAGTTGGCCGTGCGTGCATCGGTAATGAACGACTCGCAGAGGCAGCGTGATCTTGTTGAACAGGTGCTCTCGATGCGGTCTCAATTGCAGCAGGTATCGCAGACTCAGGACTCCTATGTAATTCCGAAAGTGCAGAGGCTTGAGAACGCACAATATCCAGCTGACGCGCCAGCCGTGACAAGGCCGCAATGAGCGACCGAGCGAAGACAAGGATGGAACATTTGTACGAACGCAGACCTAATGTGCGCCGTGCCAACGACATCCAGAAGATCTTTCGCGCGATGGACGCGATCGGCAAAGATGTATCTCCCGAGATCTTGAATAAACTCAAGGCGATGGAGACGTCGAGCCGCAAGGTTGGTAACACTGCCGAGGCCAATGCCTTTCTCGAGAAGGTCCATCAGTACGAGCCTTCCTACCAGGCCGGGTCTCACAATTACGAAACGCTAGGCCCGAATGCTGCACGGCAACGCGGCCAGCATCAGCAGCAAGGATCCCAGCATTCGCCGCGACCGGCTGCGCGATCCGCGTGGGAAGACTTTATGCGCCAAGCGCACGAACGGTCTCGGCAGCGGGCCGGAAAACGGGAGCAGGAGCAACAACAGAAGCGCGAAGCTCGAAAGCAGCCATCGTCTTCAAGCAGCGAACGGCCGAAGACTGCGGAGAAGCCAGCAGCTGGAAGCGGTGGTGGACGCAGCGCGGCGGCCAAGAAAGCCTGGGAGACGATGCGTGCGAAGCGTGCCGCGGCCAAGGCTACGGATAGCGATTCCGTTTATCGGCAACGGATGCACATCGCGCTCGATCGAGTAATCGATGCAGTACGAACCACAACCTAACCAACGCCGCAAGGCAGAAGGGAAAAGCACATGAAACTCAAGTTTTCGGTTATTACTTCGATCCTGGCTCTGCTTGCGGCAGCTGTCATTCCGTCAATCGCCCAGACCACCTATACATCTCAGTCCGGGGTGAGCCTGTTTACGGCAGTATCCGCCACGGCCACGCAGACCAGCCCTGCATCGCGGTTGCCGAACTTTTCTGGCGTGGGCACGCTGACGATTGTTGAATCTGGAATCACCGGATCGCCGAGCGGCTGCACCGTCACGCTAGCTTATCAGTCAAACAATGTGAATACGGCAGGATCAACTGTAGCGACCGTGAGCTTTACGCCGTCGACCGGTGTACAGAGCTTTCAGGTGTTTCCCGGGGTCAGCACGGGCGATCAGTATGTGGCCACCTATGCTTGCTCGAGCACCTACCCGACTGCCGGATTGTTGAACATAACGTTCAGTCCATCGGCGTCAATGATTCTGGCCAATATTGGTGATCCATGCGAGAATCCATCGGTAACAAAGTCCAGTGTGTCAGTCGCGATCAGCACGGCTACGACCACACAGCTAGTGGCACTGAGCGCCGGCAAAGTAGTCTATGCCTGCGGATTTACTGCCAGCGTTGGTGCTACAACGACCGCCCAATTCGAATATGGAACTGGCACCACCTGCGGGACAGGGACAACGGTATTGACAGGCGCATTCGCACCGGCGACGGGCGCAGTGCTGGGACTGAGCGGCGAGGGAAGCAGGTTCGCGACTCCAGCTGGAAATGCACTCTGCGTGCTGTCGACCGGAACAGGCGGCATCAACGGCGTTCTAACTTTTGTTCAACAGTAAGCTCCCAAAGAGGAGTTGCATCACTTAGGCCAGGGCGCGTACCCAATGCGCGCCCTTCTTTTTGGGGTAAATACAAAGGCGGTGATCGCCGTGCGAAAACTCACGAAGGTCCTCGTCGATCAGGATCGATGTGTGATGAAAGTCAACGGATTCGAGATCGATCTCGCAGTTCTTTTGGCCATTGTGAATCCAGACAGCCGTGTACTCTGGGCTTTCATTCGAAATGGAAAACGAATTCAAGCGCTGCCTTACGACGAAAGCAAAGTGATCTGGCTGGACAAGCCTGAATGAACGGAGTCGAGCATAAATGCCTGAATTGCAGCAGCGCCGTAGGATCAGGGCTGGGACCAATCCGGATATGGAGCGGCAGGCGCAGCTCCAGAGGATGGGTTTCGGACAAGGATTCGATGCGCAGGCATTCGACTATTTTTCAAATGTGCCGGCTCGCATGGGATACGGCACACCAAATCTTGCCGAGGCAGCGACGTATGAACTCGATAGGCTGAGCTTCAACTACTGGCTCCTGATAACTCTCTATCGGAACCACTGGATTTCTCGGCGCATCGTTGATACGCCAGCGCAGGATATGGTGAGGGCCTGGCCGAAGCTGACGAGCGATATCCCTCCCGAAGATCTGACAAAGATCGATCGCAAGATTCGCCGCACGCAGACCAAATCGACGCTTCTCCGTGCGCTGAAGTGGGCGAGGCTTTTCGGGGGCGGCGGCGCACTCATGGTGATCGATGGTCAAGAGGATAATCTCGAGGAGCCGCTGGATCCTGACACGATCGGCGTCGGCGATTACAAAGGCCTGATCCCGTTCGATCGCTGGACAGGCATTCAGCCGCACGGCGATATCTGCACGGACATCAATCGGCCGACCGACTTCAACAAGCCGGAGATGTACCGGGTCACTGCGCCGGATGCCGAGAGTTTTCTAGTGCACTCGTCGCGAATACTGCGCTTCAGCGGGCCAGAGGTGCCGACGCCGGAGTATGAGGCGCAGACTTACTGGGGCATATCGGTGATCGAGCCGGCCTATGAAGAGATTCGCAAGCGCGACAACATGAGTTGGAACATACTATCGCTCACGTTCCGCGCCTGCATTCTTGGTATGAAGTTTCCGGAACTGGCAAAGGTTCTTTCTGGCGTCGGCATGAACCAGCAAGCCGCGATACAGTTTCAGCAGCGCATGACAACCCTGAACCACTTGCTGTCAAACCAGAGCCTGGTGCCGCTTCCGGCCGATGGCGGGATCGAGGCCGTGAACTATACCTTCACCGGCCTCAGCGATGTTTATCAGCAGTTTCAGTTGGACATCTCAGGTGCGACACAAATCCCGGTCACGCGTCTTTGGGGGCGCACGATCAGCGGACTTGGGCAATCGAACGATGCCGATGAGCGAATCTACGAGGAGAAGATCGCCACCGACCAGGACGTTGAACTGCGGCCACAGCTCGAGAAACTGTACCCGGTGCTTTGCATGTCGGAGCTCGGTGAGATCCCCGACGATCTGGACCTCAACTTCCCATCCGTCCGCGTATTGGATGAAAAGGAAAAGTCGGAGCTTGCCAAGGCCACTCTTGATACGGTGGCGGTCGCCATCAACCTCGGCATCATGTCGCCGCGGGCTGGCGCCGAAGAGGTGAAGCAGGCCTCCGACGCAACTGGCTTCGGAACGAATCTTACCGATGAGCGGATCGCGGCTCTGTCCGATGACGTCATGAGCATGGGCGAGCAGGGCGGCGGCGAGGGTGGTCTTGAATCGCTTACAGGCGAGGGTGGAGAAGAAGAGGGACAAGGGAGCAAGGGCGAGAGCGGCAAAGAGCCGGGCGGCGATCCTGAAGGGGAGCAGGACGACAAGCGCCTTGCGACGATGCAGAAGCTGTTCGGGCCGCAGCGCGCCGAGAAGCGAGCGCTATCTGCGGTGGCTAGGGCGACCGATGATTCAAAAGCTTCAAAGAAGGCCTGGGAGCGTCGGCGGAAGGGCATGGGACCGCGTGAGGAGCCCGGTGGTGGCGAAGGGTCCAGCGATCCCGATAAAGAAAGCACTGGCGGTTCGGGGGGCGAGGAATCGACAAAGACCGCGCACCTTCAGTCCTACTCCAGTCGCGAGGACTGGCCGGAGCATGCCAAGTCGCTGAAGATCCCGCCAGCGTGGAAGGATGTTCGAATCTCGCCGATGCCAAAGGCCGACCTGTTGGCAACCGGTCTCGATTCGAAAGGTCGCAAGCAATATGTCTACTCGCCTACGTTCAAGAACAGCCAGGCGGACCTGAAGTTCCAGCGCGTCCAGGCACTGCAAAAGAACATGAGCCTGATCGACAAGCAGCTGGACGGCTTCCGCAAGAGTAAGGACGCCAAGGTACGGGATCATGCCGACTGCATGTACCTGGTGCGCAAGACTGGGATCCGGCCCGGCAGCGATTCGGACACGGGAGGCGCGGTAAAGGCCTATGGTGCGTCGACCTTGCAGGGGCATCATGTATGGCAGCTTGGCAACAGCGTGCGACTGCGCTTCGTTGGGAAGAAGGGCGTGACTATATCGTTGCCGGTCGAGGACGCACAGCTTGGATCGATGCTGAAAGAGCTGCGTGCCAAGGCCGGTGAGAAAGGCAATCTCTTTCCGTCCGTGAGCGATGCGAGCCTGCGCGACTTCACGAAGGACAACCTCGATCACGGCGGCTTCAAGACAAAGGACTTTCGCACCGCGCTGGCGGCCGAGACCGCGAACGGCCTTGTCGAGAAAGTGAAAGCCCCGACCAATCCGAAGGAGTACAAGAAAGCGGTAATGGAGGTTGCGAAGGCTGTTTCCGAGAAACTCGGCAACACACCAATCGTCGCGTTGCAGTCCTATATTCCTCCGCAGATCTTCTCGGGATGGAAATCTGCGAGCGAGGGCAGCGCCGAGCCGGCGAGGGCCGGAGATACCAAACTCAATTTCTTCAAAGAGGCCTTCGATAAGGCATTTGGTGTGGAATTGCCCGAAGTGCACTATGGATCGGCGCAGCGGACCGATGACGACTGGCGCCAATACGAAGGCGACTTCGACGACGTCGATGATGATGCAGAGCTCGAGCGCACGCCGCGGTCGGTGATCGACATGCTTGGCTTCGATCCGCTTGAAATGGACGAGCCAGGGCGCGCCGCCGACGCCGATGACCCGGGCGTGATGGAGTTCAACATTCATGGTCTTACGTGTGTGGTCGAGACACCCAAGGGCCATATTCGATCGGGCAAAGGATGGTCGGTCCGGATGCCGGCACACTATGGATATATCGAAGGGTTCACCGGAGCCGATGGTGATTCGCTCGATTGTTACATCGGGCCGGACCCTGAGAGCGATTGGGTTTATATCGTTGACCAGCGCCATCTGCATACTTCTAAGGGATTCGATGAGCACAAGGTGTTCCTGGGATTCGATACGCTTGGCGAGGTGAAACGAGCCTATCCTAAAGCTCATCACCGTGCCGATGAAGTGATGATGGACATCTCGCCGATGCAAATCGATGACTTCAAGTACTGGCTCGCGACGGCAAACCTCAACAGACCAGCCGGAGCGGTGAAAGCGTGATCCCACAGACGCAAAGCCGCACCGGGAAAAATGGCCGCTGTTTTCAGGCATGTCTGGCATCGATCCTCGAAATAAAAGAAGCCGATGTCCCTGAATTCGCTACCGACGATTTGTTTCTAAGTCAAACTCAGGATTTTTTAAAGCAATTCAACCTCTATTACATTCAGGTTGACATCGATTCGCCTGGGTTGAAACAGGCATTCAAGAATGGGCCCGTGTATCACACGATCGAGGGCAAGAGCCCACGCGGGCACTTGCATGCGGTAGTCGGATTGAACGGACAGATGGCCTGGGATCCGCACCCGCAGGATGGAACCGGACGCGGCCTGGTGCGCGTCGATTGCTTCGGAATCCTATGCGCGCGGTGACCGAAACGATCGAAGTAATGGGAACGATCGAGGATACCAACATCCTCGAATTCTGTGTCAGCATCGCCCACGGCATAGCGCATGACCTGAAGATCGAAATGGGAAATGTCGGAGGTTCCTATCTTCCCGTAAAAGACAATTCGCTGATCCTCATGCGCAATGAGGATGGTGAGCCGATATCGATGATCATTTGGCAGGAGTGGTGTGATGGTGCATTCATCGGCCTTGCATGGACCGACCTCCGCCACCGGCGCCGCGGTCTATATGGGAAATTGATCGAGCGGCTTGAACAGGAATGTCGGGCACGCGGCCTGAAGCACATTTCGGCAGCTGTGCATGGACACAACGAAGTATCAATGAAGGCGCACATGGAGCTGCTAGGTGCACCGTGGATCGTGAACTTCCGGAAAGGACTTGAGTAGATGCCAGCCACGCCGCAATCTGCATTCGCCCCAGACGCCTGTATCGGGATGGGCGCCGGTTCCACATCATCCAGAGTCGCATTGCCTGGAACGCTCGGCGGCGATACCGTCGTGCGCGTGGTGAATATTGGTCCGGACCCGGCCGCCGTCCAGTTGGGCGATGTCACTGTGGTTGCGGTAAATAACACGAGCCTCATGGTGAATGCCGGCGACACGCAATACCTGGTGCTTGGGGCCGCTACTTACATTGCGGCCATTTCAATCGGCAAGAAGGCAATCCTGAATATTTGCACAGGGAACTAATTGCGATGCCAATAGGAGCGTACTTCAAAGGCGAGGGCAACAAGGTGATGCGAGCAATGCGCAAAACCTACTCCGACCCCAAAAAGGCGAAATCCGTATTTTATGCGACCGCGAATGCGAGAGGCATGACCGCCGATGCGGATCCCGGTGAAACGCGGACCTATACAATCACGGCGCCAGCCGAGGTGCTCGAGCGCTTCGAAAGGTTCCTCGCTTTGGTGCAGTGGTGTGCTGGAGTGGGGCATTCGACAACCTGCGGATTCTCGATCGATGGCGATGGTGCGGATCGATTTGAAGTAGAAGAGAATCTCCCCGAATTCGAAGAAGACGATGTGATCACGCGCGGCAGTCCGAGCGGTGAAGGGAGCTATGAGATGGTGAGGGCGAACGACTGCATGGACCACCGCGCACGGATGCACTCTGCGCTCGATCGGGTGATGGACCGCAAACGGCGAATGAAGGACGACTTCGAAGGCGAAGGCGGTTTCGAGCATTCTGAGCATCGCTCGCGTCCGCTACAGCCATACGATGACGTGCGTAGCAAGGACGCGCCAGCCGAGATGTACGACCCAGCGCAATCAAAGACCGGACGTGCCGCGATCCGCGCTCGCCTGCATGCCACGCTCGATCGCTGTATCGATGCGGTGCGTGGGCGCAAGGCTGGCGACGCGAAAAGCGAATGCGCACGATGCGGAAAGGAAACCTCGCGGATGATATCGACCCCTCAGGGCCGAGTCTGCGAAACGTGCGCAGTCAAGATGGGCGTGAAACGTGATCCACGGGAAAGAGATACTCGGTAAATGAAAACAGGAATCGGGTACTTCGGAAGCCGGCTCAGCGACAACATCACGCAGATGCCTAACGGATCTATTGTCTGCCACGATGTAACAATAGCTAGAACTGGATTTCAGGATTACAAAGTATCGGAGCTTCCCGAGGAGCGAGCCAACGATCTCGGCATAGACACTTCAAATCCTAATGCGATGGTGCGTCTATATCGGTCGCCGGAGGAGGTATTTCATCCGGACACAATCCATAGCTTCGAAGCCGCCACTGTCACCGACAATCACCCGCCAAACATGGAATTCGTGACGCCAGAAAACTTCAATGATCTGGCGCGTGGCCATGTGCAAAACGTTCGCAAAGGTAAAGACGTTTTGGATGATGGCGAGTGGCCGCTCATCGGAGATCTGGTTGTTACCGCGGAGCCCCTGATATCCGAGATTCTCAAGAATCGCAAACGCGAAGTATCGTGCGGCTACGACTACAGCATTGATCGCGATGGCGATGTCGTTCTCCAAGTCTCCATGGTCGGCAATCATGTGGCCGTGGTTACAAAGGGTAGGGCGGGCCCCGAAGCACGCATTATGGATGCCGCTCCAGAAGTGGCCACGGTTGAGGAACAGGCTGCGGTTGAGCCTGAGCCACAAACCCCAGCCAGTAACTCAACCTCAACGTCAACAAAGAACGATCCACCACAGGAGAAAAAGCTGATGAAACTCACGCTTAAGAGTATCTTTGGCCACGGGCTGCAGCATGCGGCCAAAGATGAGAGTGTGGATCCTGAATCGTTGGCCGATGCCGCTCTGGAGCTGAGCAAAGTCACCAGAACCGGAACCGCGCGAGCCAACGATGAGGGAGCGCAGATGGACATTCCACCCGAGCCGAAAATTGTGCAGGCCGCTGATCGAAAGAGCGATGACCGTCGCGCTGACGATAGCCACCGCAGCGACGACAGGAAAGCGGACGATAGTCGCCGTTCCGATGACCGCCGCGCAGATGATCGTAAGGCTGGCGATGGTGAACCTGACGAAGAGCGTGAAAGGCTGCATTCGGCACTTGACAAGATGATGGACGCCAAGTCTCGCCGGTCCGAAGATGCCGATATCGCCGAGCTCCGCAAATTGATGGACAACTACCTTCAGGAAGAACAGCACGAGCCGATGCACGAAGGTGAGGGAGGCGGAGAAAGCGGCGATGCCGACAATCCTGACCTGATTCCCGAAGAGGGCGCAGAGGGCGACGACGCCGATCCTGACGATGAGGATGAGTACGACGAAGAGGATGAGCCTGAAGTCGTCCACGCTGGCGATCGCAAGCGCGCCGATGACGTCGAGGGCTATTCGGAAGGTGGAAACTTCCATCCGATTCGCGGCTCTGAAGGCTATAAGCGAACCAAGGGTGGTGATCCACGCAAGAAGCGCGCGCGGGATACGGCAGAGTTCGCGAGGGCAGCCGACGCCGCGGCCCGAGAAGCATTGCGCGCCATCAAGCCGCTGATCGCGCGTAGCGGTGATTCGGCGCTCATCAAGGCGTTCAACGCGCAGATGCGCCGCGTGAGTGGGAATTCATTCTCAACAAGCGGCAATGGATATGCGCGCTTCGCGGGTGCGAGCCGTGCGAGGGCAGCCGATGCCGGTGGTGGAGCGACTGGCGGCGACGACATCACGAAGCTCCAGGAGTTTTACAACAATCGCCACGGTAAAAAGATCACAGCGGAGGTGAAGTAAAGCCATGGGGACTTCCTTTGGACAGGTAATTCCGGTTACCGGGCCGAATATCGGCTTTGACGGTTCCGTTTCGAGGCTGGACGAGCGCGTTATTACCGCCCGGCAAGTGCTGCCCACCGGATTGAGCAACGTGGCTTTTGCTGCACCTTGCGTGATCATCCCAAACAGTTCTGGTGGCGGCGACACGATGGACTCCATTGCGGATTTCATCGCAACATCCTTCGCAAATGCTGGCTTGGTGGCCGCTCAGTTCGGCGGCTTCGCGGTCCGCGAAGTGAAGACACAGGTGACCTACCCAGCTGGCGTAACTCCTGGCATCCAGCAGGTCGGCTACTATGTGCCCGGTGAGATGGGTGAAATCCTCGAGCGTGGCAGCATGACGGTGCCATTGGCAGCCGGCGTGCCGCTATCGCAAGGGCAGGTTTATACTCGCCTCGCGCTGAACTCGGCCGTTCCAGGCGGCACGGTCGGAGACATCGAAGCGGCTCCGCCTTCTTCGGACACCATATCCACCACCGGAACCGCCAGCTCCGGATCGACCGCGCTCACTGTGGCTTCCGGAACTGGCCTCAAGGCCGGTCAGTCGGTCTCCGGCGCCGGAATCGCTCCAGGCACATCGATCGCCGCGGTTACAGGCACGGCGGTCACACTTTCTCTTGCCACCACTGCCGCGCTGTCAGCAACTCCGGTAGTCTTCTCCAACGTAGTGGCGCTTCCAAATTGCGTGTTCCGCACCGGCTTTGTCGATGCGAATAACAAGGTGGAAATTACGCTCAAGATCCGCAACGCAGCCTAACCCACGACCCGAATTCGAAACCCGAATTCAATTAGGGAGACAAGAAGACCATGAATACATTCGCTTCTCGTCAGCGCGATCGGGAATTGATTAGACGCGCTCGTGGCTTCGATGGAACTCCAAGAGGGCGTGGCAGGGCGTTCGACGCGGCCGGCGCATCTGGATTTGCGTTCCTTCAAAGCCAATTGGAACTCATCGATACTGACGTTGTCCGGCCTCTCCAGGCAACGACTCATGCTCGGGATATTTCCGTGGATGTAGGCGGAGGGTTCCCGCAGTATCTCGCAGCTTTCGCAACCAACTACGGTACCACTGGAACCCAGTTCTTTGGGTTGCAGGGAACCAACAACACGGATATCCCCGAGGCGCAGGCTGATATCCAGAAGTCGCTCTGGAAGACCTACCCGTGGGCGATGGCCATGACCATCACCTACATCGACCTCGAGCGACTGGCGACGGCAAAGCGTAGCGGCATGCCTCCTCCTATCTCCCTTCAGGAGATGTATGAGGAGTCTGTCGACATCAACTGGGTGAAGGCTCTCGATTATGTCACCTATAAGGGATTCCTCGGCGACCCGGGACTCATCAACAACCCGAACGTCGTTGAATTCGTGGTGCCAGCTGGCGCTGGCGGATCGACCACATGGGTGAAGAAATCGCCGACCGAGATCCTGTTTGACGTCAACAATGCGCTCAACCAGGTCGTACAGAACTCCGGATATGACATCACCGAGGCGATGCCGGATTCTCTCCTGCTTCCGTATAGCCAGTTCGCCACTCTCAGCGAACCGATGGCGATCGGTGGATCGGCCGTGGCGCTCTCGACAATCGCGTACATCGAGCGTGAGTGTGTGGCGGCCAAGAACGGCATCAACTTCAAAATCAACTCCCTTCCCAACCCGTGGATTTCTGGAACGGGCGCGGGCGGTCTTGATCGCGCGGTCTTCTACAAGAATTCGAAGAAGTCGCTCTACCTCAAGATTCCGCAGCCGAAGAAGACATCCATCACAGTCCCGACGATGCAGGCTGGCGGCGCCTACCAGACCGGCTTCGTTGGTTGCATCTCACAGGTGATCTTCAAGCGCAACCAAACGATGATATACGCGGATGGTATTTGAAAATTCTTTTGCATTCAACAACTTACGCGATATGATCTAAGGTGTGAAAATCGTATCTCGTAAACAGGCTGTAGAGGCAGGGCTGAAGCGGTATTTCACTGGCAAGCCCTGCCCATATGGCCATATTTCAGAACGTCAGGTTTCAAATAATAGCTGTAATGAATGCCTCCGGATCGCAGCTGGAAAGTACAAAAAGAGAAAACCAGAGGTCGCGAGGAGGCACTGCAAAACTTATTACGATTCACTGAGCGCAGAAGAAAAGATACAAATTCTAGCGCGGCAACGCAGAAATTATGCCAAGAATCCGCTGCCGAACAAACGATCCATTCGTAAGTGGTACGACAAGAATCGCAGTAAAGTGGCAGCAATGTCGTCCCAGCAATATCAGCGCAATAAAGGTGTATGGGCCGAACGCAGCCGACAGTGGTACCGGGATCACCCGGAAGTTATGAACGCTAAGAATGCCAGGCGTCGAAGTGCGAAGCTCAATGCGACTCCGCCGTGGCTTTCGAAAGAGCTCGAACAAAAGATTGCCGGGTTTTATCGCGAGGCCCGGAGCAGGACGCAAGCAACCGGCATTGAACATCATGTCGACCACATCGTCCCGCTGAAGAGCGATGTGGTGTGCGGCCTGCATGTTCCCTGGAACCTACAGATATTGACGGGGTCGGAGAACAGCCGGAAGTGCAATAAGCTGACAATCTAACCCGCCCCGTTGAAGGGAGAAAGGATCGTTCTTCAAATGAAGATGATCTATGTAACGCGCTCGAAGATTTTCATGGCATCCGAAGTCGTCGAGGAACACGAGCTTGCAACTGGCGAGAAGGTATCGGTAGAGAAGGAGCTTCGTTTCTACGCCGCGGCCGAAAATCCCCCCAGAGTCATTGAGGTGCCTGACTGGATCACCAACACGCTAACTTACAAGGTTGGCATCCGTGATAAAAGCATCGTCGACATGACGCCGGCAATACCTGTTGCGGCAGCATCTCTGGCCGCTGGCGATGACGACAAAGGCAAAAAGCCTCAGGGACCGAAGCCGCCAGAGGGTCTAACACAAGGCCAGGGTAACAAGGCTCCGGATGGTGGCAAGCCTGCGGATCCAGGACAGGGAAAGCCGCCTGCCGATCAGGGCACAAAGTAGAAAAAGGGAACGAATCGAGGAATAATTGCGATGGGAACTATGCGATGGCCCGACTTCAACCAATTCGTCAATGAGTGTTGGGGATGGAGTTGGGAAGTGGGCGGGACGCCAGGGTTCCCAGTCGCAATAAACTTCGTATTCGGACAGAATCCGCCTTACTACCTCGATGACTTTCTGAGCATATATCCGAACTTTTTCGGAGCTCCTACGCTGGTTCCAGGAGCCGGGACCACGAACGGATCGCAGACGGTCACCGTGCCGAGCACATCAGGCCTATCCATCAATCAGTTTTTGCAGGCTGCTGGGCTGCCGAAGGGCACAGTGATCACGGCAATCGGCAATAACCAGATAACCGTTTCAAATCAGGCCACAGCCACGCAGTCGAACATTCCGCTGACGGTCTACGAGACGCCGCCGATACCAACGACAGTGATCCAGATCTACATCAACCTCGCGGTTGCTTCGCTGGTGCAGGCACGATGGCAGGATGCCTGGTTTATCGCGATCTCATGGTTTGTGGCGCACTATTGCACGCTGTTCGCGAAGTCAGCCTCAAAAGTAACGACGATCCTTCAGGCCGCGCTGCATGGTGAGGTACCGGTTCCGACAGGAGGCCTGCCGGCAACAGTCTTCATGCTGAGTATGATTCCACCTGGAGGAATCATTGACCTGTTTTGGAATGGCGCATTCCAGACGCCCGGTGTCGGCGCAGACTATGTGCTAAACGGCGCCACCATAACGATGGCGACCACTGTTCAAACAGGCGACAAGTTACGCGCTACCTGGACAACGCAGATCGCAGTGCAGAGCACTGGATATCCGAATGCCGCGCAGCTCGCCGCACAGGGCATCGCCAATGGTATTCAGGTTTCGAAGAGCGTCGGTGATGTCAGTGAGAGCTTCACGCCTCTTGTCGCATTAGAGGACTGGGGCCAGTTCAATTTGACTATCTATGGCCAGCAGTTGGCGGACATGGCGCGAGTGATCGGATCGGGGCCCGCGCTCATATGGTGATTCCGGAACGTTTCGATGTCGATCTCGGAGATGGTCACTGGATTCGATGGACTGAGTTCCAGGGTCAGCGATGCGGCGGCATCATTCACCACACGAGATCAACGAGTGAAACGGGATTATGCGCCGGAAGTTTCTGGACGGATAATCGCTATAACGAAGCCTGTGGAACTATGCACCATGTGTGGCAGTTGAGCGGAACACCAGAAGCGCCGACGCTGGTGCCGTCGTTCCTTTGTCACTGCGCAGACCATGGGTTTGTTCAGAACGGAAAATGGGTGAGAGTTTGAAAGGAAACCACGATGGATCCAAGGTTGAAAGAGCACCTCGAAGACATCTTCGAATTGTTGGGCGAGGTGATTGGATGTCTTCAGGAACTGCACACTCAGGGAACGCAAGGCGCAGCAATTCAAGATAAGCTGAACAACCTGAAGACCCACTATCAACAGGCAGCGCGACTGGATTGAATCATGATGGGACCCAAGATCACGGTTGCGCGCAAAAGCAATCAAAAGTCCTTCTATAAAGCCGTCGTGAACATGCAGAAGATGGCGGCCTATGTTGGCGTGCCGGCCGATAAGAGTTCCCGGCAGTCTTCGCTGCTGGCAATCGCCGGAGCCACCGCGGGAAGCTCCGCAAAAGCTAAGTCGAAGCGGGAACGGGCGATCAGTCAGTCAAAAAGAGGCGTCAACAATGCTGAATTGCTGTTCCTCCATTCGAAGGGATCGCCGATCAGAAGATTGCCAGCGCGTCCGATTGTGGAACCCGCTGTGATGGCCGATGGAAATCGTCAGGCGATCGCTCACGAGCTTGCCGAGACTGGAAAGCTAGCATTGGCCGGAGACCAGGCGGGAGCGGAAAGGCGGCTGCAACGTGCAGCCCTGGCCGGGCAGAATGCTGCCAGGCGCTGGTTCGTTGACCCTCGGAACGGATGGCCAGCTAACAAGCCGGAGACCATCAAAAGGAAAGGATCGGACCGCCCGCTAATCGATATGGGAATCTTGAGATCTGCGATTGTGGGTATCGTGAGCAAGGATTAAACTTGGTTTCAGCGGCTCACTGGGATGCTGATACATCCCAGCGAGCCTGAACATCCGATCTGGATTGGAGATCGAGGATGCCTGAGCGAATTCTATCCGACAAGAGAACGCGTGCCGAAAAGTACCATGACTGGTACGTGCTTAATCGCGAGAAGAATCTCGAATATCAGCGCGCGTGGAGAAAAGAGAACAAAGCGCGCAAGTCAGAAAGTGACAAGGAATATCGCCGTAGGAACGCCGCGACGATTGCTGCACAAGCGAAAGATCGAGCAAAGAGAAACAGGGAATCGATTACTCGCCGCCAGAGTGCCTGGAACCAAGCCAACCGCGAGAGGCTATCTGAAAACGCCAAGCATCGCTACGAACGAGACCATCAGGCCCGGCTCGATAAGCAACGTCGATGGAGAAATGAGAATAGAGAGCAGCACAAGCTCAATGCGCGGATCAGGCGTGCACGTAAAGCTGGGTCGGATGAGCACCATACCGTTGCCGAGGTCGAGGCGTTGTGGGAGCGACAGAAGCATAAGTGCGCGGTTCCTGGATGTATCTACAAAATAGCTTCAAAGGGAAAGAACAAGTACCACATCGACCATGTAACGCCCTTATCCAAGGGCGGGTCAGACGGAATCTGGAACTTGCAGTTACTTTGTCGGCGTCACAACCTTGAAAAGTATGATCGTGATGAGACAGAGTGGGCACGAAGAATAGGGATGCTATTCGTGATGTGACTTGTGTTCGCAACGCGATCGTTGGCATCTCGAAAGGACTGAAATGACCACCAAATTGCGGAGCGTTGCGATCGTCGGTGATTCTTCTTTTGATGGTGTGACGATAGGCGGGACAACGCCGCCAGCGACGGGCAACATTTCGAATTTGCAGTGCGCTGAATTCACAGCCACCAGTAGCATGAATGGCCCGTCCGTGTCGCAAGGAGACAGTAGCACGGCCATCGTCAATACTTTCTGGGCCAAGTTCGGGCTCGCCTTTTCCTTTGGAGCGAACGGATATTTCCAGCTTCCGCAATGGCTTGGCGGATTCATGATCCAATGGGGAACTGCTTCTGGGCTTGGGAATAACACACCAACCACCGTAAACTTTTCGCCCGCTTTCCCGACCCAGTGTTTTGGTGTCGTCGCGAATGACAACAGCTCTTTTGCGACCTCCGGTAACCCTCGCACCATGGGAACGACGGTTGTGAGCAGAAGTCAATGCACGATCCTGGCGAACGGAGCGGGAGCGTCCGCATTCTTTATCGCGCTGGGGAATTAGAATGATCGACGTATCTGAAGTCGTAGCGGACGTAGACTTACAGGCGCCGCAGCCATTCACTATTCTTCGATCGATCCAGGCTGAATTTGTGGCTGGAGGTTTCACGGATCAGAAGATAGAGATTCCAGATGTGGGGCCAGTGCAGCCGGCGACGGATCTCGACGCGCAAATGGTTCCTGAAGCCGACCGCCTGTCGCAACTGTTTGCATTCTGGGCTACGCAACCGATATTCACGACACGTGGCAAAGCACCGGTGCTGACGACGCATGGAGAGGTTCCGGAAGGAACGCTACCCGGTAGTGTGTTTGTCCTTTCGTCGCTTCCTCCGAATGGAAATATCAATTTGTTTTACGACGGTCTTCTACAAGAGCCAGGAGTTGATTACACGATCAGCGGTCAGACGGTAACTTTGATGTTTACGGCCAAAGATCCCTTATATGTGACGTGGCCGGCGATTCAGCAAGTTGGAATCAATGCAGCTGACATCATTGTGTACCCACCGAAGGGCGAACAGTATCGCGTGCTGGCAGTAAAGCACTATCCGGGAAGTGGATACTTCAAAGCTATCGGCACGCGGATGAATGCGACATGACAACGACAGCTAAATACCCGAGTGGGCAGCAACTGATAAGTTCGGCGCTGACGCAAAATGCAATCGATAAATTGATGCAGTCGTTGACGTGCGGAATGCTGGGAATTGTTCCAGATAATCCATTCATGGTGCGACTAGATTGGCCTGAAGAGGGGCAGCCATTTCAGGACATCGAGGCCGACATCTGTTATTTGAAGTGCACGACTCATCACAATCCATATTCGCAGGTACGCGATAGACAGTTGACGCAGAGCACATCCGGATCTCCTCCTGTCAAGATCCTCACTGAGAACTGGTTGTACACCAGAGCCTGGGAGATCGCTTGGACGTTTTATGGGCCGAACTGCATCGATCGCGCGCGGATGGTAAATACTGCTGTTTTATTCGTCGACTACTTTAGCGATCAACTGGCGCTGCAGAATCTGTTTCCAGTACCCGACGCTCCGGAGCCGACCAGGATGAAAGAGGAGCGCAATGCCCAGTGGTGGGACCGTGCCGACTTCCACGTTGAGATGTATGAACAGATTGCCGAAACCATCAACGATGGCATCGTTACCAGCGTCGAGGTGAAGGTGTACGACAAGGACGGCGAACAAGCCGACGTAACCATTTCAAGCTAGGAGCAAACGAATCTATGAGCACTACGCCTCCTCTATCGCTTCAAGACATTGTCGATCTCACTGTTCAAGTGGCTCCCAGCGCGGCCTCGGCTAATTCGTTCAATCAGGGGCTCATTGTCGGGTCGAGCACGCACATCCCTTCCTATGGAGCCAACGCGCGGCTGCGCAAGTATGCCAGCACGACGGCGATGCAGAGCGATGGGTTTCTGAATACCGATCCGGAATTAATTTCCGCGCAACTATATTTCTCGCCGACGCCGGCTGCTGCCTTTGTATGGATCGGTCGTCAGGACCTGACCGCCATCCAATCGCTGATCCCGCATTCAGGAGCTGGTGGCACTGGATATGTCGTCGGCGACATCGTGAATATTGTCCAGGGTGGCGCCTCGCACGGACAGGCGACGGTGACGGCCGTTACAGGAGGAGCTGTCACAGCACTGGTGGCCAATATCATTGGCGGTCAAGGAACCGGCTATTCGGTTGCGGCCAGCCTGAGCACTACTGGCGGCACGGGAACCGGGCTGCAAGTTGACATCACTGCGATCGGTGAGAGCCTGCTGCAAGCCACGGAAGCATGCCGGATTGCGAGCAATGCATTTTACGGTGTCATGGTGTGCAACCCGGTCGATGCCGATAATCTCGCGCTCGCTGAATGGGCCGATCCACTTTGGATGAGTACCCGCTACTACGGGTGGTCGAACGATGCCGCGATCCCGGCAGGCACGGCGAACAATCTATTCCTCCAAATCCAGACCCTCGCGCTGCGCGTGCTGATGACTTACGCGACGAATCAGGGAGGTTTGTTCCCAAACAACGTCTATGCTGCCGCCGCGGTCATGGGTGTAGAGATGGGACTCCAGACCGGTCTGGCAAACAGCTTCTTCACCAGCGCGCACAAGGTGTTGCCGGGAGTCGCGCCGGAGCAGTTGACCGAGACGCAATTCACGAACATCAAGTCTGCCGGTGGGAATGTGTACTGCAATTTCGCGCCGTTCAAACTTTACGAACCGGGCATCATGTCAAATGGAGCTCCGTCCTATCTCTGGCTCTATCTGGCAATCCTCGTCAACAACATGCAGATCAACGAGATGAATGTGTTGCAAAGCACGCCGGCTGTTCCGCAAACCAATGCCGGTGAGCATCTTCTCATTCAGGCTGCGCAGCAGGCCTGTGCGCTGTTGGCGACGATTGGGTTCTTGTCGGGAGGTACCTGGGAGGGTCTGTCCTTCAATATTCCTGGAGTGCAGGTCACGAACGGGCAAGCCATTCCGCTTGGATATCTGGTTCTTGCGCAGCCTTATTCGCAGCAACTGGATTCCGATCGCGCGGCCGGAAGAGCGATGCCACTCTACGTTTTCATCATCACCTCAGGGGCGACCTTGAGCCTGGTGATTGGTGTCTACACCCAGCTGTAACTTTTGAGAGGACACAATGGGAATCAGCACAACCTATTCGTTCAAAGACCTGGTCGGCGTTCTCGTAAACACCGTTGCCGGAACGACAATTCCGCTCACTGGCGGAAACATCGGCAATGGTTCGATCACGATAACGATGGCGACTGAACGCACCTCTCATGACGTGGGTTCAGATGGAACGGTGATGCCGTCCTACATCGCCGGGCGCAACGGAGCAGTGTCAATAGAGATACAGCAAACATCGTTGCTGCATCACGAGATGCTGGCGCTCTATAATCTGCTCGAGACTGCGGCCAATGCCGATGACATTTCTGGATGGGCTGCGACCATCATCTCTTTCCGCACCCTCCTCGATGGGTCAACCCACATTCTCGCTGGGGTCAGTTTCACGAAGGTTCCTGATAAGCCCTACCAGGCGCAGGGCCAACGCGTAACGTGGTCCCTCATGGCCGCCGACGTCGACAACAGCTAAACCCGAGGATTCAATGATCGAACAATCGAAAGTCGTGCCGCTAAATGGCCACAATTTCCAGATCAACAGGCTGCCCGCTGACGTGGGCAGCTTTATTCTTATGCGTTTGATGGGCGAGGCCGCGAAGGCCGCGCAGAACGCGCCTCAGATATCGGAGGAGCCGAAGGAACCGAAAAAGGAGATTACGCCAGAAGACCGTATCCGGGCTTTGTGCTTCGTCGTCTTTTCCGGAACGATGACTTTCGATCTCTTCCAGTTCATTCAGCGGCACTGCATGATGGTGACCCGGAAGATGGAGAATGAGTTGCCAATGCCGTTCATGAGCGATGATGGGCGGTGGGCAGATAGGCAGATCGCCGCAAATCATTCGTTGATCGTAAAGTTGATGATCGAGGTGTGTGTATTCAACTTCGCGAGTTTTTTTTCCGAGACCGGAACTGGGGAACCGATTCCTTAGGATTCGATCCAGTTCCGTTTCCTACGATTGATCCTTTCCTGTGGCGGCCGGTCGGCGCCGGCCTGTGGAGACAACATGAAATGCACGATGGAACCTACACCGTTGCCGATCTGATCGACGCTCACGAGTTCCTAGATGTACGCGAAGAAAACCAGAAACGCAAAGCCGAGTGGGAAGAGGCAATGAGGAAACGTTAGTGGCGCTTCGCGTTAGCTGGCATATCTAAGGCTTGAGCAATGGTGTAGCCTGCAGCAAGGCGAGCATGAATTGTTTGCGGTTTGATTCCAATCTCTTTAGACCAGTCTTTTATGGTCATCGTTTTACCGTTGTGAGTGATCTGAAAGGCGTTGCGGTTCTGAACCGAACGCGGTCGGCGATTCTCGGCTTGCTCTTTGGCGTTGGCCCAGCGGCAGTTGCCGGGCTCGTAGTTGCCATCCTTGTTAGGATAGCGATCAATGCTCTTGCCTGGAGGGCACTCTCCCATGTCAGCGAGGAAGTTTTCAAAGCTGTCTATCCATCGTTGACAGACTATGATTCCCCGGCCTCCATAGTCTTTGTAATATTGCGCGTTCGGGTTGCTACATCGGGCCCTCATGCCGTTCCATATATGGTGCGTCCGAGTGCCGCCATTCGCAGCGTGACCATGTGTTGTATTTGCGCGAATTCGATCCGCAATTGTTTCTCGCATTCGGCAACCGCAACTTACAACACGCCCACTTCTGAGAACATCGGGTGAGACAATCTTCGTGTTGCCACAGTCGCACTGACAGAGCCAGCGAAGAATGAGATTTGTTCGGTCTTGAGACAGAACCGTAAGACGACCGAATCGACGGCCAGAAAGATCGATTAACCGCATGAGAGGACGATAGCACAACCCAGACCGATATGCCATTCATCGATGAGTATTTGGTTCGTTTAGGATTCGGCGTGGACAACGCCTCTTACCACCGCTTTGCCGCGATTCTTCGCGATGCCGAACGGATGGTTGAGCAGCGCTCTGGATCGATGGCCGGATCATTTCTGGGAGTGCAAACGGCAATCGTTGGAGGCTTCGCCTCAATCGGAGCTGCTGCCTTGGGAATGGTCGACAAGGTGGCCATGGCCGATCAAGATTTTCGGCTGTTTGCTCTTCACATGTATATGGGAAAGGACGCTGCGCGCTCGCTGAAGATAGCGATGGACGCATTAGGGCAGCCGCTCGAGAACCTCACATGGGATGCGGAGCTGCGCGACCGTACGAGGCGGTTGATCGAGGACCAGCGCCGGATGGCTCCTGGCGGCGACTTCGATTTGCAGATGCGCAAGGTGAGGGACATCCGTTTCGAATTCACGCGCATGGAAGTTGAATTGCAATATCTAGCCATGCACACAGTGTTGGACTTCCTGCATGCGCTTGGTACGGGACCGGACGAACTGCTTGAGAAGCTGCGAAAGTTCAACGACTGGGTGATAAGCGACATGCCGGCGATAGCGCACCGGATCGTCACCGAGTTCATGCCGATTTGGAAAGACATCAAGGACATCGCCTATGCGACTGGCGATGCGCTAAGGCAGTTCGCCATCCTATTTACGAATGTAGTTGGCTTGCTCAGTGGCGACGAATCGATCGAGGGGACGAGCCTAAGCCTGGACAAGATGCTGACTGCTGTACATCACGTCGCACAAGGATTCGCGACCTGGGCGGAATCAATTGCAAATGTCGAGAAGCTCCTCGGCCATCTTTTGAATGCTCTCGACCTTGCGATGAGTGGCAAATTCAAAGAGGCCGGCGCTGAACTGTCTTCCGCCTGGCACGATGTAACAGCGCAGTCGATTGGGATGATCGCCGGTGGAATAGTTGGTGGGGTATTCGGCGGTCCCGGTGGAGCGTTAGTAGGGTCCGCGGGCGGAATGTCGATCGCGTCTAACCTTCAAAAAATCGGAGGGCCTAACAATGTCGCGCGCGGATTCGGCGCAATGGTCGCAGGCGTCGGTGGATCGGGCGGTCCTGGCGGCGATATGGTGGAACAGGTCGCCAGACTTGCCGGCATCAGCCCGCAGCTCCTGCGCGGCGTCATGATGGCGGAATCGAGTGGCAATCAGAATGTTCCTGATCAGTGGGCGAAGGGCGTGCCGCACATGGGACTGATGCAGCTGAGCCCCGATATCGCCGCCAAGTACATGGTGAATCCGCGCGATCCAATGAGCAATCTGATGGGCGGAGCGCTTTACCTTCGCGATCTGCAATCTCAATTTGGAAGTGATGCCGGCGCCGTTGGTGCTTACAACATGGGGCCTGGCGGGATGGAAAAGGTCCTTTCCGGAAAAGCTACGCTGCCAAATGAAACGCGCAACGAGATCGCGCGGGTGATGTCTTCGATGGGTAAATCCGGTCCGCTGCAAATTGGCAGCGTGACGATAAACATCGGCAAAACCAATGCCCAGCCAGAGGATATTCACTCTGCTGTGAAGGACGCCATCAAGGACGCCGCAGATTCCAAGGTACAGCGTAATCTATCCGAGTTTCAGAGCCTGAGCTACAGCTACTGAGGGAGCTATGGGAACGATCATCAATACGGTGCTTGGGCTGCCAGCAACTTTCGATGCTCTCGAGAACCTGCGCCTGGGACCGTATCGGCCGCCGCAATGGAACAAGCCGCCGATGGTCACGATCACCGTTCCCAATCAGCAGAGCAACACCCAATCGAGCAATGATGCTGATGGCGGATTCATTCTCCGGTCAAACAACATAGGGCAAACCACCTATGTGTTCGATACGGTTCTGTCGCTTGAACACGATCAGCGGCTCGAGAAGACGCAACATCCAATTCAGAACGGAGCCAACATATCGAGTCACGCGTACTTGATGCCGGCCCGTTTGGTGCTCTATGTGGGAATGTCCGATTGCATGGCTGCGTTCTCGAGTGGATCGAATCCCACTAAACCGCCTTACATCACGCCATTCTCCGGCAACCCGTCGAAGAGTGTGTCAGCATACCAGCAGATGATCGCTCTGCAGGCGTCTCGTCAGCCACTGACAATAGGAACGAGGCTGCGGACCTACCGGAACATGATTGTGACCAGCGTATCGCCGCGTGAGGACAGCCGGACGATCGCCGGGCTGAAAATGAGAGTCGAGTTCGAACAGATATTCACGGCTTCGATTTCTACTACCTCGGCCAGCGCGAGGCCACAAGATACCGGAGCCACCGGGCTTGGTGGCGTTAACACTCAGGCGCCAAATTCGGCGACCACCTCGCAATTCAACGTGTCGAATACCTTGCAGCCGCCTTCGCTTTTGGATACCCCGTCGACAGTGCAGGTACCCGGCGCCGGAACCTGGTCAAGCATCAATGTGAACAGCCTGCAAAAGATCCTGCCATGAGCAACCAGATAATCCCGTTGACCTCGGCTCCAAATCAATCGTTCTCGGTGCAATTGATTGTTGACGGGAATGCGCTGACGTTGAATCTGGATCTGAGTTTTTCGGAAATGGCTGGCTATTGGCAGATGGCGATATTCGACGCGATCACCAACCTTTTGATCGCCTCCGTACCTCTGGTCACGGGTTGGTATCCTGCAGCAAATATGCTCAGCCAGTATGGTTATTTGAAAATCGGAAGCGCCTACCTGCTGAACACAGCTAATGCGGAAACTGACTATCCTGGACCCGACAATTTGCCACAGTTTTCGTTGCTTTGGGGAGACACCGCACCGTGAGTTCGTCGACGATCAACCTGTGGGGGCAGGCGTGGGAATTAGAAATAAAATATGTTGCCTCCAACGGCGATGCGCAAATCTATACGATCACTCGAGATAAATGGGAGCCTGAATCTCTGCGCATGACATTCGACGTGTGGCAGAGGACGGTGAGGAGTCCCTACTGGTCGGCTGACATCACGATATTTAATCTCAATGACGATTCGATCCAAAATATCCTCTTCAACGCGACGTGGGCGACGCTGAAGGCCGGTTTCCAGACGGGCCCAAACTTCTACTCGATAATCTGGGATGGCCCTGTGTTCCAGGTCCTTTATGACCGTGACCGCGTGGTCGATCAGAGGGTGGTGCTACGCTGCATCGCGAATCCACTGTTGAACGCGGAGATCGTAAGTTTTGGAATGGGACCATATTCTAGTCAGTTGCAATTTGTAAATCGCATGGCCAAACAGGTGAACCTTCCGCAGTTCACTCAATCTGCCGGAGGAAACCTCGGACCTAAAGCTGAAGACGCACTCACTTCGACGCAATATCCGCGAGGACGCGGAGCATTCGGAAGTGTGGCCAAATACCTTCAACAGATAGCCGACGAGCATTTCATGAACACTTTCATGGATGGATCGAAGGCCTACATTTCTGAGATGACCAAGACGGACTACACTCCGGACTTGATCTATTCGCCGCCGCCCGTTGATGGGAGCCCAGTGCCGAACGGAGTAACAGCAAGCATTATCGGGACACCTCGGCAGACGCCGACTGGAGTCATCTTCACGGTGCTGCTCGATCCGCGGTTGAAGGTGCAGCTTCCGCCGCTGGTGGTGCAGTTGACGCAAACAGTGATATCGCAACTGCCGGTGTTTCCTAATCCCAACTCAGGTATGTTCACTCCGTTCTCAAACAACCTGAGTTTTCTGGTCGGACAGGTGCGGCATGTTGGCGACACTCGAGGAAACGACTGGCAGACAGAAGTGACAGGCTGGTCTACGACCTATGCCGATTCGCTTCTCAATGGAATTTTTGCAGCTAAATCGGGGGGATGATGGCCGCCGGCCTCACACCATTTCAACTCAATTACTCAGAGGCAGAACAGTTCCGCCAGATCGTGCGACAGCACGGCGCGGAGCTACGTGTGTCAATCCCTGCATTCCTTGCCGAAGACCTAGCCGCTGATCAGACGGTCACTGTTCAGATCGCAATTCAAGAGCGAGTCCGCACCCCGGCCGGAGCTCAGTGGTGGGATCTTCCGCCGATCCAGAAAGTGCCGATCGTCATTCCTCGAGGTGGTGGATTCAGTGTCACCCTGCCGCTGAAGAAGGGAGATGAAGGCCTCCTGGTGTTTTGTGATGCGTGCTTTGATTTCTGGTGGCTGAATGGAAAGAACGATGCTCCACGAGCGCAGAACCTCGATCCTGGCCAATCGTTGCCGAGTGGATCGCAAATCCAGTGTGGGGTTGTTCGCCACGACTTCTGGGACTGCGGATTCATCCCTGGAATGTTCAGCCAGCCCAACAAACTGTCGAACTATTCAACGACCTCGTTGCAGATACGAAGTGATGATGGCAACACGATAATCGACGTCGCTGAGACAGCAGTGACAGTGACTGCCGCGCACGTAAATGTCGAGAGCTCCGGAGGCACGCCGCTGGCTTTGATGAACGATACGTTTTACCAGTGGTACGTAGCTAATATCCAGCCCTTTCTTGTTTCCAAGGGATACGCTGGGCCCGGAATTCCGACAGGATCAGAAACCTCCGTTTTGAAAGGGCAATGAGCCGATGGCGAGCCCCACGATTTCTTATATTGCTCTCGATTTGAGCTATGATCCGATATTCGATTCGCAGTCCTCACTTGTCGACACCTATGCTGTAGCGCAAGCGATCCTCACAAGATTGAATCTGTTCTATGGCGAATGGTGGGAAAACCTGACGTTGGGTTTGCCAGTTTTTCAATCGATGCTCGGGCAGTTGGAAACACAGCGATCGCTGCAGGCGATGCAGCTGTTGGTGCAGCAACAGATAGAAAGCCTGGCTCCGCTTGTGACAGCGATTGTCGATCTGAATGCGTCGTTCAATGGAGGAGCTTTCACTTTCACATGCACTGTGCAGACAGTATTCGGACAGGTGACAGTATCAAATGTTCCCGGCATCAATGCTTCGTTGGGATAAGGAGATCATAGAACAATGAGCGCGCCGCCCTATGCACCTCCTTCAATCGGTCCCGCTGGGCTGACAATTCCTACGTACCAGTCGATTTTCCAGGATCTACTCAGTTCTTTCTTGAACATCTATGGGCAAAATCAGTATGTCGCTCCGGATTCGGCAATCTATCAATTGCTGTCAATTTTCGCGCTGAAGATTTCGGATGTGAACCTGGCCGTCCAATTTGCTTACAACCAGAGCTCGCCGCAGACGGCTGTTGGTGCCGGCCTCGACCGCGTAGTGAAGATGAACGGTTTGGCGAGGATGGCGTACACATTTTCGACTGCGGTTCTGACGGTGGGCGGCGTCGCTGGCACAACCATCACAAATGGATTCGCGCAGGACACGAACGGAAATCTGTGGGCCCTTCCGTCGCCGACTGTGATCCCGGGCGGCGGGACTATCAACGTGACCGCGACCTGCACGACTCCAGGATCCGTTCCTGCTTCGGCTGGGCAAATTGCGATCATATCGTCGACTGTTCTTGGGTGGACTTCAGTGACCAATGCGGCGGCGGCTAGGGCTGGTAACCCGGTTGAAACCGATTCTGAATTGCGTGGACGTCAGGCTATTTCGGTTGCCCTGCCCGCGCTGACGCCGCTTGCGTCGACGGTAGCTGCTGTTCTGGCAGTGCCGGGAGTAGTCAGGGTAGCTCCTCCTCTGCCGACTCCCGGAGGTCCTGGATCGTCGATCGAGAATCCCACAGGAGCGACGGACTCGTGGGGGAATCCGGCTCATTCTATTTCGATCGTCGCCGATGGCGGGGCCGATGCAGCCGTTGGTTTGGCAATCTACTTGAAGAAGACGATAGGATGCCTGACGCATGGAACAACGAGCGTATCTGTAACGGACCCGGTGACAGGGAACATCGAGACCATGAGCTTCTATCGGCCGACGTATACGCCTATCTTCGTGTATGCAGTGGTGACTGGATATACGAGTAATCTTCCGACTGCCACTTTGACTGCGATCCAGGCTGCGATTGTGGCCTATTTGAACAGTTTGCAAATCGGAGAACTGGTATCTGTCGGAGCTCTGATTTACGCGATCATGGCGCTGAATGCGCAGCAGACCGCGCCGAGATTCGGCGTGCAATTCTTGTTTGTAAGCACGGTGCAATTTACGGTCGGAGGACTATCGGCCACGAATGGATCCAACTTGGCTGTATTTGGGCCACTGGAATTTGGACCGTCACCATCGATAGGACAGACGTTTTACGGTTCTCAGCCACCGTCTAACGGTGGCAACGGCATTTCACCGTTCCCACCAGGTACGACGATAATTGGCATTTCAGGAAGCACACTCACAATGTCGAATGTCGCCAATCAGAACACCGGCGTAAATGATGCCGTGTTCTTCACGGGGACGACACCGCCGATAAACGACGTTGCAATGCCTCATTTCTATTCCGCCGCACAGGGTCTAACTGCGGATGTGGTGGTGGTGCAATTTTGAGCTCAATTCCAAATCCACACTATGGAACAAGCGGATATGGGCTGGGGCGATATGGCAATCAGCCGATCGAGAATCTTCCCCTCGGTTACTACATCGCGCTTCTCACATCTCAATACCGCAGATCGCCAAAGCTGAATGCATTGCTCTATGCGATCCTCGTTAAGTTGGACGATGTCAGTCGCGTGCTTGTCAAATTGGATACGGCGATCGACATCGACGATGCTGTCGGGGCGCAACTCGATCAGCTCGGTGCGATCGCCGGAGCCTCGAGAACAGTTCCATTTCAGCCGAGTGGGGGCGTTAGCCCGGTGCTGAATGATGCGACGTACCGGATTTACATAAAGTCCAAGATCGCTCAGAACCAATGGGATGGAACAATCGATAGCCTGTATGGAATATGGCAGACGCTATTCCCTGGCGGTCAGATCATCATTGCTGACCAGCAGGACATGACCGCGATCATCATTTTGAGCGGAAGTTTCACATCAATAATCCAAGACATGATTAACAACGACATGATCGTTCCACGTCCAGAGGGTGTTCTCTACACCTACCTGTATCCAGTGCTGCCGATATTTGGTGCTGACCTCGACAACGCTTTCATCGCTGGCGCCGATCTGGGCCACGCAGCATAGGTGAGGAAAGAAAATGCCGACAACAAATTTTGTGGAGTTCAACCCGACTCAATCGAATCAGCAGAGCGATGCTACTTACGATTCGAATGCGTTGACAACGGGAGGAATACAGACAAACAACATCCTTCCATCAGCGTGGCTCAATAAAATATATAGGCAGGCGAACGCGTTTGTAACGGCATTCGCATTGATGCTGAAGAACAAGGGATACAGCACTTCAGATGTGAACGTGGGTACGCTCGCGAGCGTTTTGAACAACATCCTTACGCAAGCCGACCTTCGCACTCCCATGCAGAACATCGCGTTCACTCCATCCATATCTTTCAGTGCGACCGTGGCCGATGGATTTCATGTGCCATCGATGACTGGAAATATAACGGCGATCGGGATCTTTGGCTTTTCTTTTGGACAGGAGATCACACTGGCGTTCACGCAGGACGGTACGGGTGGAAGGACTGTAGCCTTCCCATCGTATGTGTTGAGTCCCGGAACGGTAGATCCAACTCCAAATGCCACGAGTATGCAAAAGTTCAAGGCTCTGGCCGACCTTAAACTTCATCCCCTCGGGCCCATGACGGTGAGCTAAAGATGCCAACACAGACTCCCAATATCGGGTTGCAGATCCCCGACTTCAATCAGGCTAACTGGCAGGTTCCGCTGAATTTCGATCTGGGACTGTTGGACCTGATTTTCGGAGGCAGCATTACAGTGCCTGCGTTGAGCGTAACGCTGCTTACCGCTGGAAATGCCTCGTCCTTGATAAATGCAGCGCTCATAGCGGGGACTGTGTCAGAGCAACCGACTGCGACGGTGCCTGGAACTACGTATACGCTATCTCAATCCAATGCTTTGATGTTCATACTTTCCGTAAATGGAATCGTTCAGAGACCGGGAATAGACTTCACGATATCTGGACAGACTATAACGTTCTCACCATCGGTGGCGACCGATGCAGCCGTCTTTGCTGTTTACCTGCATTCCTAGGAGATTTGGAAAATGAAAAGAATTGTCAGCGTGTTGTGTCTGATTGCGTTTGCAGTGATGCTCCATGGACAAACGAAGATCGACCCAACGGTGCAGATAAACTGGCCGAGGAGTACCGGCGCCGGCGCTCCGAGCGGTGGGAGTTGCACGGCTCTGAATTATGGCGCGCCTTACACTGACATCACGAACAACAAGCCATATACGTGCACTCCCGGTGGATGGGTATTGGATGGCAATGCCGGAACGATAACTGGCGTCACCGCTGGGGCATGCCTAACTGGAGGCGGGTCCAGCGGTGCGATCTTACTCAGTGCTGGATCTGCTATTAATCCGCAGACCGGGACTTACCAAGTCGTCGCCGCTGATTTTTCCCAGTGTAAGACGATAACGGTAGGATCAGGGACTTTCACGATCACGCTGGTGGCGAGTGGATCGCAGCCGGCTGCAAAGCAGCAGATAAACATCATAAATTACGGGTCCGGGGTGGTCACCGTTGCGCCGAGTGGGCAAAATATCAATGGCGCATCCGGTTCGCTCACGCTTCCAGCAGGATCGGCTACGCTTCCAACTTCGATGACGGTGTTGTCTGATGGAACAAATTATTTCGCGGCAATAGCCTCTATTGCTTCGGGGATCACCAATAATTCCCTCACTCCCGCCACGCACTACGTGATGCCGACGAACGACCTGTATATCGCGTCTCTCACCACGGCGAGTTGTAATACCGTTTCGAATCTGAGCAACGCTTCTGGCGGGGGCCTGGTCGCAACGACCAACGGCGTGCAGGGGACATGCGACATCAATCTCCCGCAGGTGATCAACCCGGCTCAGCCTTGGCGCGTAGCTTTCCTCACGCAAGTGAATGGCGACACCACGAACAACGCCACTGTCATCGTGAGCGATTCCGGGAACGACTTCCACAAGGGGATCAAGTACAACATCAACGGGGCGCTGATCGGCGGCGGGTGGCAGTTCAGCGGGTCGCAATACAACCAATACGGGTTTGGCGGCGGGATCACCAACCCCATGAGCTACTGGTTTACCATCCAGAGCGACGGGCAGTATGTGTGGACCTCCGGATTCCCGGTAGCGGCCAACGTTTTAGGTTTCGGCCCTACGTTTGGCAGCGGGCCTGCATTTCAGGCCGCATTCGACAACCTCGTATACACCTTTGAGGAGCCAGCCACGTTCACCAACGGCGGGGTTCCGCTGTTCACTAATCTCTCAAAGGTTAGGATCCAGGTCACCTCGGCAACCAACAAGGTAATCGGCGTATACGCTTCGGTCGGAGCGTTGCACGGACCGACTGACGGCTTATTCCTCCCGCCTATGTCGCTCGCGCCCAAGATCCTGAACGACACGCCTGGGCCGAGCGCACAGTCTCAAGAAGCGGCAATCGCCGTGCCGGGAACCTACGGATCGAGCAACAAGACATGCCTGTTCAATATCTGGCACGCGAACGCGACGCCGGCCGCGCTCGGATATGTGAATGCCAACACGATCTACTCTGCAGTCTTGGCCGATAATTGCTTGCTGGCTGTCATGACCGGAGATGGGTCGGGGGCGAATAATTACTCAGGGCCGACCTCAAGCAACTGGAACAACCCTGCGGGAATGGTCTATAGAGATAACCAGATTGGAACGATCAGGAGATTGCTGCCCGCGACGTGGCAACTGTACCACTTTGGCATGTCCATGGGATGCCTCAACGCTTTGGGCTATGAAATGGCCAATAAGGGATCTGCGGGGATTATGTGCATTTCTGGCGCTGTTAACCTCACCGGCGCATGGACGGACGGCGCAGGTTATCAGGCTGGCCTGACGACGGTCATCAACGCGGCCTACGGGCCTTCCTATGTGAACATCTTCCCCGGCACAGGCCAGACGCCAGCATCGAGCCCGACCACGTGGCAACCCATCAATGGCTACTTCAATGCGCCCGCGCTAGGCTATTACGACCCGCTCTACATCTGGCCGGGAGCCTACGCCGCTGGAACCGCCTACACGCCGAACAAGGTAGTGCAAGCCGCATATGCTGGACCCGCATCGGCCTTCGCGCCATATGACCCGACGCTGAACACAGCCGTATTTACCGCGTCCAAGGTCCCCATTTCGATGTACGTTGGCAGCTCCGACACCGTTATCCCGCCTACGGATACGACCAACTTCTGCACGGCGGTAGGGCCGACCTGCACCGCTACCACGATTGCCGGTGGCACGCACCTTGGGTCCACGGTCTTTCCGTCTCCTGCGGCCGTGACAGCGTTCATCGACACCTACCGCAGCAGCAATCCATCCGGCAACGGGCTGACTGGCGCCCCTACTCTTCCAGCGACGCAAGCGCTTACGCCTGCGGTCGTCACTCCCCAAGTCACAGCCACCAAAGTCACGCCGAACTACATCGTGGCGGGCGGGTCGCAGAACGTCTCGGGGTGCTCTCTGACGGCGGCGGTCGGAGGATCATCCGGTGGATCGTTCGCCAGCGGAACGACGGGTACCTGCACTGTGACCATCACACCGGGTCTTACCGCCCCGAATGGTTGGCGGTGCTCGGCAACCGACCTTACTACCGCAGCCGACGCGAACAACATGGTGCAGACCACCACGAGCACGACGGCCTGCGCGATCGCTGGCACTACGGTGAGCGGCGACATAATCACGTGGCAAGCGGTTGCATTTTGAGCAATTGAGATGTTAACGGTCATTGCCTTCGCCCTGCTGTATATTCCTGCAATCTATCAAATGAGAGAGAGGTACAAACCATGTCGCTAACCGGTAATTGGTATGCCCCAATTTTTTGCAGGGAAGAAACACCAACAGGTGTCGACGGGGTTCAGCAATCATTCTCTATCTCTAAAGGACCGATTCCAGGAAGTGTTGTCGTATACCTAAATGGTGTATTTCAGACTCCTGGCATCGACTATAACCGGACTGGAAGAACGATTGTCTTCATCGTCGCTCCTCCAAATGGGAGCGCGCTTTTCGTACGATACCTGGCCTGATGGAAGAGGGTCCAGGAAACCAGAAGAATCGAAAGAGGAGGAAGAAATGATTTTCGCGTTGCTGCTGTTGTTCTTTGCCGTGACAATCCCGCCCGCAGCCAAAGTGCTGGCGGTTGTCGGAGCCGTTTACGTGATTCTTCAGGGACTGAAGAAGGTTCCTGGACTTTCCAACATCTTGTCTGGATGGGTTGCGGTGGCGGTGAATATAATCTTCAGCGCCTGCGGGTTGTTGGTTACAATTCCGGCCGATCAGCTTTACACGGCGAACACCCTGATCACATTGATTACGGTCAGTCTATCGGCGGCCGGTATCCATGGCACTGTTAGCACGATGTCTAAATCTGGCGGGAGTCCGGCACCGGGAGCAAAATAATCAGGCGCCACCGCCGAATCCGAAGTAGAATCATCCCGAAGGAGATTGGAACAATGAAACTGTACCTCATGCTTCTCGCACGGCGAGCCTATCCGTATCGGCGCGCCATTCAAATGTCCGGCCTGCTCTTGCTGCTCTTCGCGGGGTGCATGATGGCTACCGGGTGTGCCGGCCTTCCTGGTTGGCTTAACGCGATCGAGGCAACGATTCCGTTGGTCTCGGCAACCCTTGGAACTATCCTCACTGCTATCGCGGCTGCGCTCGGAGGCGATCCCGCATTGGCAGCGGCAGCTCAGTTGATTGCCGAAATTGCTACCAAGGGCATGGCCGCCATCAAAGACATCCAGGCGATGGTGGCCGAGTACCAGGCAAATCCGAGTACGACATTGCTTGGAAAAATCGAAGAGGCGATCAAGGCTGCCACCGATACCATGCAGCAGCTGCTCGGTGATATTGGCGTTCCCGCTCCCTTGGCTGGCATTATCCAGAATCTCGCACAGGTTGTGCTATCGCAGCTCGAGGCCTGGGCGAATGTGCTGCCCGCTTTGACTTCTCTCGAGACGAACGGCGCCGGCGAGGCGCGTGCAATGCTGGCGGCGATCCCGACCGAACAGCATCCGCTCGATGCGAAGCACTATGCCGCAAAGATCAACGAAATTATCAGCGCACCGACCGGGGACGAAAAGGCCGATGCGATCCTCGCAGGTATTCCGCGGCTCGAAGCTGCCTGATGGTATAGTTGGCTTCACAGGTTGTAGGTGCAGATTCTCCCGGGTGCCTTCGCGGTGCTCGGGAGTTTTTTTGTGTCTGCAACCGAATAATTCCATTCTTGGGCTTATACTCTCCTCAAGCATCATTTCCGAAAGGTTCCGGGGACAAACAATGAATCGTCATCCAGACGTCCACCTGCCTTGGCAGCAATGGTCAAACGACGCTCTATTGCATGTTGCTGTGGCGTATACCAACCCATTCCGCTGGAGGACGCGCCGCGAAACTATGAACAAACTGCGCGATCACCTGGCTCACCAGGCGAATGTGCAGTTGTATGTCGGCGAATTGGCTTTTGGTGATCGCCCCTGGGAAGTGACCTCGCCGGACAATCCGCTTGATCTGCAGCTGCGCACTACGCATGAAGGCTTTTTCAAGGAAAATATCCAGTCCGTTATTGTCCAACGGTTGTTTCCGCCAAACTGGAAATACGGGATGACGTGCGATGCGGATTTTCACATCGTGACGGTCGGGTGGGCTCTCGAAACGATCCATCAGCTTCAGCATTACGATTGGCTGCAGCCATTCTCAAGCTACCTTGATGTGACTGGTGGGGTATATGGACAGGCGAACGCGCCTTACAGGGTGAATAGCTCCTTTTTGTTCAATTACATAAACAACGGATACCGGGTCTCGAAAGAGTACCACAACGGAATCGTCGGTCCGGATGGCAAGTTCAACAAGCACCACCATCATCACCATCATCACCATCACTACGAGGAAGCGATGTTGCCAGGCGAGCCTTCGCACATCGAAGGAGAGTTTCTACGGGGTGTCGGCGCAACCGGAGGCGCATATGCTTTTCGGCGTTCTGCTTATGAAGCTGTCGGCGGCATGCTCGACCGCTGCATCCTTGGACATGGAGATTGGTACATGGCCTACCAGCTTGTCGGCCAGGAGCCGCCTGATATTCACTCGCAGAAATATGCTCCGGCCTATAAAGACTATGTTCTGGCGTGGGGCGAAAAGGCAAAGCGGATCAAGCGGAACGTGGGATATGTCGACGCGATGGCCATGCACATGTTTCACGGATCGAAGACTCGTCGTGGCTACAGCTCCCGCGACGTAATCCTAGCCAAGAATAAGTTCGATCCTTATCGCGATCTGCATCCTGACTATCAGGGCATCTGGCAGTTCGATCCCGAGAAATGGGAGTTGCGCGACGATCTACGTCGGTACTTTATTTCCCGCGGAGAGGACGACCCCAATATCGTAGCGCCGCATGAGAAGCTAATGATATGAATACGGCGGGAGAAACGAGAAAATGGCGAGCTGAGCGAGAAACGCCCGAGCAGCGCGATCACAGATTAGCGGTTTCCAAACAATGGAAGGCCGCTAATCGCGCTGCCGTAAAGGCCTACCGCGCCTCATACTATTTAAAAGAAAAGGGATTGATTGATAAGGCGACATATAACAAAGAGGGTTTTGGGGTTAAGAGACCGCACTGCATAAAGTGCAGTAAGGAAACCAAAAATAGAGTTACAAAGATTTGCTGGAACTGCACATATTCGACTCGTCATCGGATTCGCATAGCATGCTGCGTGTGTAAAGTTAAAATGACGTCCAAACCTAATGCCATCTGCGCGTCATGCGCATATGTTCGAGCAGCGAAAGATCGAAAGAATAGATCACGCGAACGGGGAAAGGAAAAGACAGCGACTCGAAATCGGAGGAATTACCATACAGACGAAAGATTTAGAATGTTAACGATTCTTCGTACCAGATTGCATCAGGCTTTAATGCATAGATCAATCCATAGTCTTGCGATCAAGAGGATTGCCGGTTGCACGACGGCTGATTTGGTAGCTCATCTAGAAAGTCAGTTTAAGCCAGGAATGTCATGGTCTAATTACGGGCAGTGGCATGTCGACCACAAGAAACCATGCGCGTTTTTCGACATACTTGACGCTCAGCAGCAGAGGCAGTGCTTTCACTACAGTAACCTTCAACCGCTGTGGGCGCTCGACAACATGCGAAAAGGCGCGACTAATCACCAGGACAGAGGAGAACAAGGACAATGTTTGTGAATGGCACGCTAGCAAAGTTGGGGAAAAAGCCGGTGGTTCTCGATCGCCGGCAAGACTCCACCATCCTTCAATTTGGCAAGTACAGGCTGCGCCCTCTTGGTAAGCCGATACCCAACCTGCCAACGTCGCCACCGGCAGAGGTTTCGTGGATCACGAAATTAGCTGAAGCACAGGCGCTGCCAATGTATTTGAACGATCAACTGGGCTGCTGTGTTGAGGCCGCGGCAGGTCATATGATCCAGCAATGGAGTTTCTATGCTGGCAAGCCAGTCCTGCCAGCCGACGCCGACATCCTGAAGGCCTATGAGGACGTAGGCGGATACGTTCCTGGAGATCCGAACACCGACAACGGCACGGACATGCTGCAGTTCCTCAACTACTGGCAGTCGACCGGAGTCGGAGGACATAAAATCCTTGCGTACATGGCGGTGGACTGGACCAATGCCGATGAAGTGCAAGATGCGATCGACATCTTCGGCAACCTGTATACCGGTGTGGCCCTTCCGGTCAGTTGCCAGGGCGCCAACGATTGGACGGTTCCAGATGGCGGGATCTATGGAAGCGCCGGGCAACCAGGGGGCTGGGGAGGGCATTGTATCCCGTTCGTGGCAAGCAGCCCGATAACGAAAACCTGCCTCACCTGGGGAAGTGTCTTGAAGGCGAGCCACAACTTCTTCGCCGATTACGTTGATGAAGCTTTCGTGGTTCTTTCTCAGGACTGGATCGAGGCCAATGGGCTGTCTCCATCGCTCCTTGATCTCGCGCAGCTGGAAGCGGACCTTGGGCAGTTCAAAGTTCACCTCAACGTGACTGCGATCGCGAAGTAAACGCAAAGAGGATATACTCCTCAAAAGCAGGCAGTGTACAAGAAAAGAGCCCGGTTCAGCGAAAATGCTGGCCGGGCTCTTTCGAGTTTTTAGGGTTCGCATGCAGAAGCGCCGCTGATGTGCTTCCACTTGTTCCGGTGAATGAAATACGCAGTTCCTTTAGAACTCAAAATGTGACAAGTCCTGTAAAGCCAAATATATCCGAAGCTTGATTCTGGTTCTGGTTCAGGCATGCCAGAAACGATCGCGCCAAAAATATCCCAAGCAACGAAAACGCAAAACCACGGATCATGAATAGGAATTTCCATAGTGGGGGCCCCTTTAGATATTGTGAAGTCTTGCTTTATTGTGACATCAAATCCGCGCGACGGTGTGTCCACGGTCACCGCATTTGGTTACCAATGATGTAGAGTCGACTGGCTCTTTTGCGCCAAGCTTCCTCTGGCGAGGCTTGGGTGTTCCAGGGACGGCAGAGCGAAGTCGTTTCTCGATCAAAGGAATGTTCTTAGGGTCTAAGTCGATGAGAATGCAGTTGCGTCCCAGCTTCGTGGCGGCCAGGCCAGTGGTTCCTGATCCGCCAAAAGGATCGAGGACGACGCAAGGGATCACAGTTCCACCGAAGAGAGGGCAGCAGTCCGATTCCCATCCGATAGTGCGAGTTGCAATGATCGGACGTTCTGTTGTTCTTCCGTCTCTTCCATCGCGATGGGACGATCCGTGCGATCTTTCCTCGATATCCCAGCCGTTGGCAGTCTTCTGAGTTAAGCCGGTGTCGAATGCCTCGATGAGCCGCGCGAACGGCCGTCCGCAGACAGCGCAGCACCCATGTTCGCTAGTGCCGGCGCGAATGCAGATGTCGGGAAGAGTGACAGGAAAGGTCGAGTAATGTGCCTCTCGATAGGGCGATGTGGCGAAGGTCCAGACGCTCCGCTTATTGCGGTGTGTAACGAGCTCATTCACGGCAGCAGAAAATGATGGGTTTTGTTTGCTGCTTCGGCCGATGATGCGATTGCGGTCTCTCTGATTGTTATCTGGATCCAGCTTCGAAAGTCGGCCCCAGCCAACTCCGGTGTCTTTCTTTGCGTGCCGCGGATCGCGGTCGACGCGCATGCGTGAGTTCTGGCCATGTTTGGTGGCCTTTGGGTTCACGCCGCCGCCGCGCGTGTGAGCCGTGCCGCTAGCCTTCTCTTTAATGGCTTCGATGTCGAAGAAGTACTCCTCCGACTTTGAGAGCAGAAAGATATATTCGTGGGACTTGGTGCAGCGGTCGCGAACGCTCTCAGGCATCGGATTTTTCTTTGAGTTATGAGTGAGCACGCCAGACGCGAGCGCGAAGACATGCGGTTCATCCTCTACCTCGAGGTCGTAGACTTCTCGACACCGCGCCTTCCGAACTTCGATTACTTCGTTGCGATCCTTTTCGTTGTGATGGCCGCTTCGCTCGAATCGAATTTCTCCTCTGAACGTGGGACGCTTCTTCCCTTTGTAGAGGACTGAGGATGGATTGAGAGTGATGGTGTAGCCGAGTCGAGCGCAGGCAGTGCGGAGATCCCGTTCCAGGTTGTAATTCCTCGTGAATCCGAGACGCCACCTCTCTTCGCTATAGGCACCATCGCCCGACAAATATCCATTCAACATCGAACTGACAAAAGAATCGGAGTGCCTCCATACGACAGGAGCAAAGCCCTTGTCCCGCGCCGTGCGCCCGGTGACTAACTCCCGAATGATGGCAACCAAGACTTTACCGTAGAGGCGAATGTTCATTGTGTTGCCCTTGATCGAATGAGTGCATGCGCCGCCATATTTAGCCGCGATCGAGCCGAGACGTATCCACCGCGAAATCTCCCTAGCGTGTCCTGCTATCTGGATCGTGTCTCCGGACATTGAACCCTCGGCCACGTAGAGACCTGCAAGCCATGCAGCATCCTCATCGATCACACTGGTTTTGGGATTATTGGGTTGTGGCAGTCGACACGAGGTTAGACAGTCGCCTGCTCGGATTTCTTGTGCCTCCAAAAGCCCGCGCGTAGTCGGGAATCTGTGAGTCGGAGTGCAGGAGATGCGTTCGCCTGAACGGAGGACTATTTCCAACTCCGTACCGCGACGCTTCGACTTGGAAGTTCCGAGTAAGCGAGTCCACTTCTGGCCGTTCCACAGCTGGACCGTGCTCGGCTTGAGCCGAGCTAGATCACGGACCATTATGGGCATATCGCCATTTTGCGTGCGAGCGTAGACGTATGTCCCTCCTGAAAGACACCATATGATGTCTTGGCGGAGGTACCAGCCATCGTCCTGCAAGGCTAGCGCGAGGCGCCAGGGCATGCCGATGAGGTCCTTGGCTTTTAGGCCGGCCACGCGTACCTTGGGTCCGCTTCCTGACCGGAAGCTGTACTGGCCGTTTGGCAGGACGCTTGGGGCCCGTTCGTTCTGACCGTTGTAAGTATCGCCCATGTTAACAAAAAGGACTCCGTCGCTGCGCAGCACACGGCGGATCTCGCGGAACACGTCGACCAGTTTGCGAAGGTATTCCGCGATAGTCGGCTCGAGTCCGATCTGTCCGTCTATGTCGTAGTCCCTCAAACCAAAATAGGGAGGAGACGTAACGACGCAGTGAACGGACTCGGGCGGCAGCGTGCGCAGCTTCTCGATAGCGTCACCGATGATAACGTCGCAGCTCATCTATCTGGCTCCGCAGAATCGAGAAATGTTCCTGCGCCTGAGAGATCGGGGCAGCCGCGCTTCCAACTAAAGTCGCGCTGTCCGATGGCCAGGCTCACATGGCTAGCTGTGATCGCTATACGGATCTCGCATGGATTGGGCAGAGTAAGGGACGGAAGGATAGCATCATCGGTTAAATAGTGCTCTTCCGTAAGCAACGGGATGGATGCCGCCTCTTCGTTCCATTGAATAGGACGTCGCTCTGGTGCGTAGATTGGCGGAGGCGCCAACATTGTTAGAGTTTGCGCGTTTTGAAACAGTTTTCGATTTTCTTCTAGCAACCCGATCACAGCCAGAAGCCACGCATCCTCTTCGCGCAGGCCATTATCGAGAGCTACCTGAATCGATCTATAAACAATCGGTTCTTCGCGGTATGCATGAAGGAACATGGTCTTGTTTGATCTGAGAAGAGTGGCGGCGCGCTGTACTTGTGCAGGATCCTGGAGTTGAACCGCGCGCCTGAAATCAGACCAGCTAACCGGGATGCACACCTCGTCTTTGTTGTCGTCGTTCCTTTCGGTTCCGCAGTTATCGCAGTAGCAGATCCACTCCGTCGAGGTTTCTTCGACCGGGCTGCCGCCTAATTGCTGGCCTTTCCATTTGTGCTTCATGGCTTCAATCCTTTCTGGTGCATACCAATGAGGTGGCATCTCCAGCACGACCAGCGTGTGTTGGCTTCAGTGAATTCGCCTCCGGCGCCGCGTGATTTGAGATGGGCGAGGTGGCCGCGTTCGTATAGACCACCGTCGAATGGCAGTATGACGTCGCCGAGGCAAATGCCCTTGAATCTCAACTCGCAGCGGCCTCCGGAACGAGCGTAGACGCGCCGGCGAACCGAGCCCTTATGTTCGGGCGTCGGCTCGCCTCGGCGTGGTTTGGAGCGCCGATGGCGCAGCGGAGTGAACCTCTTGAGTGGGGAGCGCTTCATTGGGAACCTCTGTGTTTCGCGATTCTGTCCAGAGCCTCCAGAGCGCATTGGTCTGGAGTCTTGCCTTCGATGGCCGCGTGCAGGCGCCGGAGCGCCCGCTGCAATTGAGGGCTTTCTAGCGGGTTGTCAAGAGTGAACCATAACGAGTGGTCTTCAGCCTGCTCGTCGACGATGGCCTGGAGAGCGGCGAGTTTGGCTTCGGCGGCGGAAGTGCGCTCGATTAGACGGACGCCATCCTCAGTTAAACCCTTCAATACTGGAGACATTCTTGGGCGAAGTGTAACATCATCCAGCCAAGACATAAGCGTCGAATACCTCGCCTGCAAATCGCTGACAATCGGCTTGTCACTCATCGCATATCCTTCTTAAGTTTCTCCAAAGCCAGCACTACAATCTGCCACATGCGACGCACTGATGGACTGGCCATGGTCTCCTTTTTGAGTTCGAGTTTGTAGGCGGCTATCAGGTCCGCCACTTCCTGCTCCGTTACATCAGAGATCATCGAATCGCACTCCACATGTCGTATTGAGTTTGGGTGTTGAGGTCCTCCGCCGTGATCGGATCGGAAAGACGGGTGTACTCCGCATCCCAGTGAAGATCAATTGTTCCCACCGGGCCATTCCTTTGTTTTGCGATGATCCACTCGGCCTGATTCTTGAGCTTTTCTTCCTTCGGTTCGTAGTATCCTTCGCGGTGAATGAACGACACCATGTCAGCGTGCTCTTCGATGTTGCCACTGTCGCGCAGATCGGCGAGGACCGGCCGTTTGTCTTCACGCTTAGTAAGAGCACGGGAGAGCTGGCAGAGGAGCACTATGGGGATATCGAGTTCCTGAGCCAGCCACTTCATCATCAAGCAGTCGAGCCCAACTTCGGCCGTCTGGTTATGGCCGCCTCTCCGGTCATCGTGCTGGAACAGGCCAAGGTAGTCGATCATCAGAATGTCCAGGCCGAGTTTCTTCTTCATCGACCGCGCCTTGACAACGATGCCTTTGGCGGTGTCGCGCGAGTCATCGATGTAGATGGTCGACGCACGCGCGATCTCTTCGTAGGCTTCGCCGAAGTCGGTCATCATGCGTGGGTGATTGATCATTTCTCCGCTACGGTGGTCCTGGGATGGGACGCGTGCCCGAGAGCAGATCATTCTGCGAAGCAGAGCCTCTTTCGACATTTCGAGCGACTTGATGCCCACAATTGACTCGCAGGTCAGGCCCACGTGTTCCGCGATCGCCCCCATGAGTGACGTCTTTCCCATAGAGGGTCTGGCGGCGATGATGATGAGTTCCTTGCGCTGTAGTCCGCATGTCATTTCATCGAAGCGCCGAAAGCCAGTTTCCACGCCGGTCTGTCTAGCGTTCTTCTCGACCATCTTTTCCGGCGTGGGAAATTCGATGTGAAGAAAATCGCCGGCACGCTCAAATGTTGCGGAGATGGCATTCGTGAGTTGGTTTTCGATCTTAGTGGAGAGAGCACTCAACACGTCCAGTGCCGGGTCGCTCTGGTCCTCGGCTTGCGCGATGGCGGCTGAACAAATGGACATCAGTCGCCGCAACTGCGCCTTATCCTTGATTATTTTTAGATAGTCAGAAATCACGGGACGACGTGGGAGATTTTCGGTGAGTGAAGCGAGGAAAGCAACACCCCCTATAGATTCCACTTCTTTGTGTTGTGAGAGTTTATTTGAAAGTGTGACAATATCGATTGCAATCTTCTCTTGGTTAAGCTCATACATCCGTCGCAAGATACGCTGATGGGAATTAACATATAGATCTTCTGGATCTAGCTTGTCCTGGACTTCGATAATGCATGTATCGTCCAGGAGAATAGCACCAAGCACTGCGCGCTCAGAATCGATCGCTGCTGGAAGTGAATATTCGTAGTCGCTCACTCCACACCAACCCATGCTTTGTTGAGTTTTATCCGACTCACCATCGTTTGGGTAACCCCAAACCGCTCAGCCAGAGAATATTGCTTTTCACCGAGCCGCAATGCGCGTCTGATTTCTGCAACCGCCTGTTCATCTAGTTTGGCTGAGAGTCCGCGTCTCGTATTAACCGCAGGAGTGACCGGCTCTATATGATCTGGATTTACGCAAGAATGGACGCGGCAGAGATGGTCCGGGATCATTCCTTCAGGGATGGGACCAAATCGCCTTTCGTAATAAACAGCATGAGCGCGGCCAGACCTAGACCCGCTTTCCCTTGGTGGGACTGTTATGAATCCATAGCCTTCGTCGTCCTTGGAAAGTTGCCAAATCCAGCATGGCGTCTTGTAACCACGATCTTCAATGACATATTCGACGGATGAGAGGCGCCGCGAATGACCATAGATGTATGGCAATGGATCGCCAACCTTGATTGCTCTATTGCGGTCTGATGAGGTTGAGACTCGTGTTATCTGTCCACATCCGCAAAGACAGAGAATCCCTACTTTATGAGCTAGATTGTTCTTTCGATCCGTGTATCGTTCCGCCGCCTTATCTTTCTCGCATTCAATGCAATATGTCGAGAGCCTACCATTCTTGCGGACGTAGAAAGGTGCGCGCAATGACGATTGCCCGCAATGCGGACACAATCGTTCTGGCACGGCTGTGTAGTCATTTGCCATCGTTCCTTACCTGATATTTATCGCATTGCTCCGCCATCCATTGATCGAGAAGAGAACGCTTTAGCTTCCAGCGGTTGCCCATCCTGAAGGCCGGGAGGATACGCTCTTTGAGATACTTGTAGAGCGTATCCGCACTGATCCCGAGATACTCGGCAGCTTCCCGGATGTCCATCACTTCTTTGGTTGGCATTGAGACCCTTACTGAACTGCAGCTGGCGATGGCTTGGATTTATTGCCCTTGGCGACTTCTGCCTGGTGATGCTTCTCGAGATCCTTCGGCCCGCTCTTAGCAGGCTCTGGCTTGCCGTTGGCCTTCGCAGCTCCGTTAGCTGGAACGACAGCAAGAGAGGTCTGCTTCGACGTGGTCAATGGCAGCTCCCTCTGAGCCGGAACTGACTCGATGAAGAATGTCTTGTGAAGGTGCTTGAAAGCCCACTCGTTGAGAACCGCGTCGGCCGGCATGTAGATGATGAACTCGAGCGCCACCTCACGCTTGTCCTTTTCACCGGCTCCCACCAGTTTGAAGTCGAGAAACGTGCAGGCCGTGATCGTTTTGCTGGCACGCGAACTGTCCGGGGTAGCGAAAATATCGACTGTCATCTCTTCACAGGTGACGGCTTCCTTGGCCAGGTTGGTGGTGCTGTCTTCCTTCTCCATGAGGCCGAAGAGCGGCACGAATCGGTCGGCCAAATGCTTGACGTTCTTATTTGACAATATAATCTCGACGCTGAGCTTGATGCGCTTCTCGTCGCCCTTTGAGACCAGAGCCTGGTAGTTAATGAGCCGGCATTCTTTGCGGTGACCGTTGAAGAAGTCGGGCAGCTTTTTCAATTGTTTTGCCATCGGAATCCTTTCTTAGAATGGGCGCTTATCATCGCTGCCCAGGTTCATGCGTTGCTGGATCGCGAGCGGCTTCGGCGTTTTCCCCTTGCCGCCCTCCTTCTTCTTGTGATCAAACCAGCGCATCCGGTTGGCAACGGCGCCGGCACGGATGCGCTGCTCGAGATAGGTGCGATGAGAAGGATGCAGTGTGCCCAGGAAAGTGAGTAGCTTTGTGAACTGCTCAGGATTCTGCGAGCCTTTAAGTTCATTGCATCCTTTGCATATCCCGTTAAGGTTGTCGAGACCCATCGATCCGCCGCTGTCGATCGGGATCGGGTGATCGAATTGCATGGAACGAAAATCCATCGGGGCTTCACACCAAGGGCACTTGTGAACGTCGGCGTGATAGCGGTTCCAGACCCAATCGAAGAATTCCTGAAATTCGTAGGGGAGTACCTGATTTGAAGGAATGTCGAGTTGGACACCAGCTGCCTTGTTGAGTTTGTCGCGGTGGCGCTTTACCTGACTGTCGTACACAGTGCGGCAGCGCGTACGAACATCGTCGGAGGAGAACATCGGGGAACACACCTTGGCTGCGGAAAAGTCGCCGAATCCAACTTCAAAGATTGGGGCAATATTATTCCATGCACCTTGTCGCGTCAAGCATTCAGTCTGCGAAAACGAAATTCACTGCACTTCCCGCGAAGGCCACTCGTAACCGGGGAACCATCTTCCGCCGATCCTGCCTCGCCACTGCATTGCTTCTGGAGCTGACCAGGAGCGCGGTTCCCGGAGGTCAGGCCTGATCATGAAAGCGTAGTTGGCCGCGATTCGGGCAGATGTAAAGCAGCCCCAGTCGTCACCGCGATTGGCGCTGCAAAAAGACAAATCGATTGATGCCACCACTGTTCGGTCGATGATATTTGTTACCCATTGTCGCTGCGCAAATTTGTCTGCCAGAGTCCACTCGGGATAGCGCGCGCAATCGAGAGCCATAATCTCTTCAACCATCTCGGCGGTAGTCTTCTGATCGCTCATCTCAGTACCCAATCTGGAGCCTTGCGCTTGAACGGCCGCGGTAGCTGCCAGGCTCCCTGGATGCGGCATCGAGGATGGAACCGGTGTATCAGTCTGGCGTGCAGGACCTGAAGATGTATGTCACCGTTCGTACAGATATCGTGCCACGCGTAGTCGAAGTCGCCGCCAAGTTTCACTTTCAGCGCGTCTCCCTCGATAAGTGTGACGCGATCATTTGCATGGAACTCCGGACCAACCACACGAAGGATGTCTGGATCAATCTCAACCACGGTGATGTTTTCAACGCTAGGAGATGCCAGCAAACCGCGAACAACGCAGCCGAGGCCGAGCCCACTGACTAGGACTTTGCCCTTGGCGCATAGCCAGATTGGAAGATGGCGCCGGAGCTCGCGAAGGGAATCTTCCATCACCACTTCGCCGAACTCAGTGTGCATCGTGCCATCGGTGAAGCGGTAGAGAAGCGTCATCGACTCGAATCCTATCCAACGCTTGAAAACCGGAAGTACATTTGCGCAGTTCTGTCGCCTGATCGTCCAGAGGCGGAAGGACTGAGGCTCCAGAGATTCAGGAACGCGCGCGGCTTTGATGTAGTCGTGTGGCGTCATGAATGGATGCCTCTGCAATCTTCGCCGCAGCTGCGGCACACGCCCTCTTCGTTTAGCCGTTCGTGTTTGCAGCGAAACGGACAGTCATTACGCTTGTGCTTGGCCAGAGCTTCGGAAGCATCACCGTTCGTATAACCGCGATATGCGCACTCGAGGCAGAAAACAAAAGAGCGGGGTCTCATTTATTTGTCTACTTTCCAGCCGTGCTCTTCCCAATAGGGATGGATGTGGGCCAAGTTGCCGCCGATCCTTGGCGGAGGCAATTTTGCTTCGAGCGCTTTAAATCCTCTTCGCGCCTCATGTGGGTCGTTAGGGATCAGGCCGGCGGCTTCTCGAATCTCGGCTTCGGTGGCCGTGGTGTAAAATTCTCCTGCGTCGAGACTCGATCCTTCCAGTTCTTCAATGAGACGTACCTCGCGGTTTATCTTCCAGTCCTGGATATCGATCTGCATCATTTCGTATCCTCCGGTTTGTTGAGCAGCATTGAGGTCCTGAACCCGCAGGTCTCTCGCTCGATCACAGAGTCTGACAGTTTCAATGGCTTCCACCAGATCTTCAGTTGTGGGTGCCACCAATAGCCGCGGGCCTTGGCGAGTTCTCGCTGATCGTAGCTCACGAGAGCCTGGACATATACCATCGGCTCGCGCGCTCTGGCTATCATCTTCTCAAGGTCGTAGTCACTCGCAATTCGAAGCATGGTCAGAACGTCGAATACCGCTCTGTGCCTCCATGGATTCACGAATGAGTGGTCCGCCGCGAGATATTGAAGGTTGCGCGTCGTGATTCGCTCATCGTAGACGATGTCGACCGCCGTATTTACCCAGATAATGTCTCGCGTTGGGATCGCAGTCCTTGCGCATGAGTGATCGTAAAATACCTTATCAAAGTCTGAAGTAGCCGAATGGGCCATGGCGCAGTTAGCCCAGCCGAGAAACTCGTCGAACCTGCGCATGACGTCGGTCTCATTGTGACCATAGCGCGACAGCATCTCGTTAGTAATTCCGGTGATTTTTGTGATCTCCTCGGAGATTGGATTTGGTGGAAGGATCAAGGCAGAAAGCAGCTGCAATGGTGTCTTTGTTTCCCAATGCCACAACACTGCGCCGGCTTCAATAATCCGATCTTTCGCCGGATCTAAGCCACTAGTTTCAAAATCCAGACCGAGTATCAACATTTGCGGTCCTCACATACTTTCGGTGCTGATTGTGCTCGTTGGCGTTTTCCAGTGAATAATCTGGCCTTCGAACGGAAGCCGGCCGTCCCAAAAGCGCATCATTGTCGTAAAGTCATCAAATCCATCTGCGCGAGCAAGCGCTTCGCGCTCATCTTTGTCGAGTCGTATTCCCTCGATCGCGATGTATCGACGAAGACTCCGGTCTTCCAGGATTGTGATGCGCTGGACCTTAGTGCATATCACCGGATTCGGAAGGATGCGGAAGCATCTCTTTGTCCTGGCACCACAATAGAGGTACAGTTTGTCGCCGACTTTTATCGGTATCTTGCGATCACCGCGGATTGTGTGACGCTTCCGTGTCGCTCTAATGGGTTCGACGAACTGTGGTTTGAAGTTCAGAAGCGGCATGGCTACCTTCTATCCGTGAGCAGAAATGCTGCCCAGATCAAAACAAAGATGACCGCAAGTACGATTCTCTGATGAGTTGAGATTTTCCGCCAAGGAATGATGAGAGTAACTATGTCCGCAAACCCAATGGCGGAAAGAAGCATTACAAACAACCCAGCCAGTCCATGGAAGATTTTGGCGATCACTAGAGCCTCCTAAACGTGTAGGCGAAGACCCATGGATCCTTAGCCCACGCGTAGGCGCCGCCTTTGCGTTTGCCGTTGATCGCATCCCACATCTCTTGGTAGCTGATGATCGCCGATTTGTTGGGGATGACGTTGTATGGATGGGCATGGCCGGTGTGCGGACCTTCGAGGATTCGACGGTAGCATTTGAAGCCGCTCCGATCCCGTTCAACACCTTCGGCGATGCAGTCCGCCTCGCTGATGGCCTGAACGCGCTCCACGCGCACGTCGGTAATCTCGAGCGTAAGCCGCGAATGATATCGAGCCATAAACAGCGGCGAGAGCCACCGCTCTCCGCGATCAAGATCAATGATGCCGTCAGTGCGATAAGCGATTCCGCGCTTCCCGCCGCACTCAATTAGAGCAAAGGTCTCTTTTACCCAGGCATGAGAGCTGACCGGGTAATTGTTGACAATGCCATAGATGCCGTCTTTGAATCCGTTCACGAATATCGGTGGCCCGTTTTGCTGGCCGTAGACTTTGCCAATTGGGAATGCCAAAATGCCGGTGATCCGCGCAGTTGTTACATCTTCTTTGTCCCAGTCTGGCTGCGGTTCGATGGCGCGCCTAGTCTGCGTCTTGCGGCCGGCGAAGATGGCGGATACGGATTCGTCGGTCATCGTGATTGGCTGTTCGATCATTTGGGCGACCTGCGTAGGAGTTGCCGGCTTAGCAGAGCCAGGTTGTTCATCATTGACCGGTTGTGGAGGCATCCTATGCAGAGCGGAGGCGACCCGGGTTTGGCCCGGCATGTGTCGCACTCCATAAAGTCTGTGGCCCTGGGACGATTCAGAATGTCTTTGGCCACTTCGATGGCCCGCTGATATTCCGCATCCGAAGGAACTGGATCGTCCTCCTCTGGGAGACATTCGATGAAAGCGGTTATGACAATCTGATCGCCTTGGCCAGCAAACTTAGCCTGCCGATCTTTGCGAGATTGATCGGCCGCTTCGAATGTACGTCTCACCAAAATGCTTTGATTCCACGCCACCGGATTATCATCGCCGTCTACAAACCGGCCGCCTCCGGAATAGAAGAGGCCAGAGCGTGGAATGAACATGACAGCGAACATCTTTTGTCGCGTGTCCAGTGAAAGTGGAGCGGCTCTGCGTATCATAGTTTCGCAACGACTCCGTTCTCTACTACATAGAAGATTGCGCGTGCTTCTGGCTTCCGCGCCCACTCTGGGACATCGAATGTTTCATTGGAGGCAATGAGCCATACTTGATCGAGGTACCCCTCGACCAGCATCGTATAGAGGCAGGCGTTGACCTTGGCTCGCTCCTCGGGAAGAAACGTATCCATGCGGTCGCAGACTACCAGGCCGATCTGGGATTGCTTACTGACGGCGCACTGCATCGCGATCGAGAAAATCAGCTTCTCCGAGTCAGAGAGCTCCTCGACCGGGCTGGTGACCCCGAGAGAATTGGTAACGCTGAATTCGTACGGTTCGATGGTGAACGATCCTTTGTAGCCCCAGGCAGCCAGAACATGGTTTACCTGTTCGGTGAAGCTGCCGATGTGCTTGCCAAGAAGCTCGGCCTTCACGCCGTCCTTGCCGAAGTATTCAACCATACTGTCGAGATCCTTGGCCTTGGTGCGCAGGACCTCGAGTTCCTCTGTCTTCTGCTTGATCTCAATGGCTCGGCTCTCGGCAACGATGATCGGCCGGATGTCAGCTTCTAGCTTCTGGATACTGTCATCGAGCCCGGCAATCTGATTCGCAAAGTCTGAAGACAGCGTGAGGACCTGCTTAGTCTCCACATCCTTTTTGGCTTTAGTGCGCTGTTTGTTGAGTTCAGCAATTTTGCTCTGGATGGCCTTCTTGTCGCTGGCCGCTTCTTCATGCGCCCGAACTGTCGACTCGGCCTGTTCGATATTGCCGATCATAGCTTCTTCACCGACAAACTCGGAGTCTTTGCGCTTCAGATTGTTCAAGTCTCTCTGAAGCTCTGCGATGATCGAATCAAGCTTTGCGAGATCGATGGCCTGATCGCATACCGGGCAGGTTGTATTGCCGGCTTCACGTAGGTTTTGCAGCTTGACGAGCTGCGGATCGCATACGCCGATGGTTGCAGCATTCTGTGCCCGCTGTGCGCGAATAGCTTCTCGCTTCGGCTTTTGGGAAATGATGGTCCTGAGGCCTTGCAATCTATCGTCATCGATGATCTTGGTGTTGATTTCCTTGAGGCGCTTGTCTTCGTCGCCGATTTTGTCGTCAATACTTTTGAGACGCTGGTCGAGTTTGTTCGCTTCGAGGTTTGCATTGGCTACCTTGCTCTGTTCTGCATCGCGTTCCTGCGCGATGGTCCGCCGTTTCGAGCGCAGGCTCTCTAGTTCCTCCTGCAGTCTTTTCGAATCGGTGGACCGGGATTCGGATGCTGGAGTATCGCTGCTCACCAGTATGAGGTTCGGCAGCGGCAGCGGATCCGGGATGGAGAATTCCCTCACCCTCCGGTTGGCCGTCTCGCGTTCCTTGTACAGCTTCTTGTAGGCCGTATCGATCGCAAGCAATGGTTCGCCTGTGAAGTTAACCGCGCCCTTGCCAAGAAGACGTTCCACCTCGGCGATCTTGTCAGCCGGAAACTCATATTCAGCGGGAAGGACCAGCGACGATAGCAATGTCTTTTGTTTGGCTTCATCTAGACTCAGCAGAAAGTTGTCGGTGTTGAGGATAACGGATAGGGCGGGGCGGTGGAGCTCGAGCAGCCGTTCGAAAGGCAATGGATGCCAATCGGGATCGTCGATGCAGGTGGTCTTGCTCTCGCGGCCGGTGGCTGTCGTGTTGAGTGTTACACGCCGGCGAAGCTTGTGAACGTCACCCTGGATGTCGCCGGTAATCTCTGACTTGGGAGTGCCTCGGCGGATCTTCTTCACAAATCCGCGGCCGAGTGGATCGAGACCTTCGGTGCTATCTGTGAAGAGGACGGAGATGGCCTGGCGGATTCCTGATTTGCCAGAATGATTGAGGCCCAGGACGACAACGAGTTTATTGTCTCCGATGTCGAGAGTGGCCTCTGCGATATTCCGAAAATTGACAATCCTGAGATATGGCAAACGCATTTGGAAGGCCTTTCAAGTTTGGCTGGAAGGATTGGAAAAACAGAAGTGTATCACCAGCGCCTTTCTCGGGATTCAAGAGGGGCATCGATTGAGGCGGAGGTGGCAGCGGGATCGCGTTCAGCTTCTAGTTGCTGCAATATTGGCTGGGGCGCCAGAATCGTGCGGTAGTCGTGTATGGCCCGCTTCGACTTGTCGAAGGCAGCGTCAATGCGCTCCTGATCGCCATTGGTGATCCGGTATTTGTGATTGAAGGGACGAACGAGCATTAAAGGTTCTTTGGTGAACAACTCTTCGATCGCGACAAGGGCAGAGAGAAGATCGTCGGCTGCTCTTTTATATTTGCCTGTGTCTTTCCCTGCCTCCGCTCTAGTTTCCGAAAGGGCAGCCTGCAAATTGTTGTCAATGATATCGGCCAGTGCTCGCGGCTCGCCTTCGGTCTTACGCTTTAGTTGATCAATACACTTCGTCACCATTTCAAGGTGTTCCATCGAATACCAGCTTTCCGTCGCGAACCACTGCTTGCGACCTGTGTATAGGG